TTATTTATCCCAACCTTCATAAGTTTTATGTAAATCAATAACACCGTTACAATAATTAGTGCTATTATTATGATATGTAAAATACATTTCACCAGTTTCTTTATCATACATTTCATAACCATCATAATATGATTTAATAATACAAAATCTAGATTGACCTATATCTTTATATTCTTCTGACTTATCGCTAGTCGAAGAACATCCAGTTAAACCAAATACGGTTAATAAACATAATCCAATTGATAATAATTTCTTGTTCATATTATTTAACTCCAGTTGACCCAAAACCACCACTACCTCTTTCGGTTTCAGATAATTCATCACTTTCAATAAATTCCATTGGAATATATGGCATTAAAACCAATTGAGCAATTCTTTCATGTTTATCAATAGTTTGCATTTCGTTTGTGTCATTATGAATTGCGACAATATATTCACCTCTATAATCGCAATCGCATACTCCAACACAGTTAGATGGTCTCAATCCCCTTTTTGTCGCTAATCCACTTCTTGCAAAAATTGCTCCAAATGTATTTTCAGGTAATTCAAAAGATAATCCTGTTCCAACTTTCACTGTACTATGAGGTGCAATTTCGTATTCATCGCATGAATATAAATCATAGCCTGCTGCATATTTACTCCCTCTAGTTGGAATTTTTGCATCGTTATTTAATTTTTTAATTTTAATTTGTTCCATTTTTTATTTTCTCCATATATTTTTTAATTGTTAAAGCGCCATTAATTAAATATTTTCTAGTTCTTCTTTAACATTTTCTAACCATTCATCGCTGTCGACATATTCACAATATTCTTCTAATTCTCTTTGAATTCTTTCAGTTTCACCATCATCAAGATAACGTTGAACAGTATCTTTTAATGATTCATCATTGGTGGCTTCAGCAAAAATCATATATAAATCAGTGCAGACCGCACATTCTAATGAATCAATATAATCTCTTAATTTATCCCAACGTTCTGAATTGTTATCAACATAATTTTCAACATATAGTTCTCTGATTTCTTTATTAGTAACACCTTCATCATCTAAAAAATCATTAGCAATTTCTTCTAATTTGTTTTCAGCTTCTAATAAATTTTGTTCTAATATACTATATTCATCAGAACTTCTAATTTCGCTTTCTTCATAATCTCCGATTAATCTTTTAATTGTTCCTTTTAATGATTTCTTTAAGAAATTAATATTACTATTTTCAATATTGTAATCAAAATGTCTCGAGTTCCAATGTTTATTTAATTTTACTTCAAATGTAATAGTGTTGGTTGTTACAGTTATGTGAGTCATTTTTAATGTAAAAACAAAATCTCTATATACAAATACTGTCCATGATTTATTCCATAATTTAGGGTCTAAATAGTTTTTAATAATAAAATCATAATCAATCTCATATACTTTAATTGTTGGTAGCATTGCTGTTATTCTCCTTAGATAATCCCGTAATTAATTCACTTAATGGCAATGTTTCAATCCATTTGCAAAAATCACGCCATTCAAACATTTTATGTCCTTTTCTTGAACGATACATATTAGCTAATACTTCATAATTCATTTCGACATTGGCAGTTAAATGAAACCCCATTGGTAATAATTCAATAATTGCTCTCCAATATTTCTTTTCTTTTGTTTCATTAAATTGTTTAGCTAACCATTCTAATGTTTCTCTAACTTTGTTGAATGTTTCTAGAGCTTGTCCACCTACTTCATCAATACCCTCATGATCAAAATTATCTTGTTCAAAACCCATAACATGAATTTTGTGCATTTTACTACAGCTATTTCTAACTGTTCCAACTTTATATGTATCAAATTCTGCCCACCAAGTATGTCCTGCGGTAATTCTTGCATATACTGGCATCATTCTCATATATTTTCTATGATCAGTGCCCGCTCTTGATAAACGTTGCATTAAGTTTTTGTCATTAGAACCCAATTCTAATCCATAATATTTGTAGCATGATTCTCTTTCTATATCGCCACGTTTACAACTACCATCTCTGTCAATATGACCACATTTTTTGCAATCATATCCCTCATAACTATCGCTCTTTTCCCAGCTGTTCTTGGGGTTTCTCATTCCTTGAATAATAAATATCATTTGTTTTGGACTTGCCAAAACCACATTTTCAATTTTAATCATTTAACTCCTCCTTAAAATACAATATAAACAAGCATAAGATTTGTGATAAATAAGACTATAATTAATAGCCAAAGAATCACAATATCCTTATTGTTTTGTTTTATATTTTCTTGCATTTTCTTAATAATATTGAATTGAATCTTATCTATTCTTTTATGAATATAAGACACATCTTTGTTAAAATTACTTTCTATATTAACAATTTTTTCTTCTAGTACTTTGGCTTGTTGTTGCACTTCCTCCATGTCTCCTGGAATACCCCGTTCATTAAAATTCTTATTCATATCTTTCACTTTCTATTAATTGAATAAATTTATCTTCTTTACCTTTAATAATTGCAGTAATTGACTCTTTACCTGCTGTATCGTTTTTGATAAATTCATACTGATCATAGAGATTTAATAAATCTTTTAATGTATTTCTTTTTTCTTGAATAGTATTCATAATAGCCTCCTACATAATCTTCTTATGCGTTAATGATTCAATAATTGATTCAATTTTTAATTGAGCTTCTTTAACACCTGATTCATGACCTTTAATTACTTGTTCATAGCCTTGCTTTTCTTCTTGCAATTGATTAATTAAAGTTTTATATTCGGTAATTTTTGAATTAATATTGTCTACTTTTTCTAATAACTCTAATTTATAAGTATCAGATTCTTCTTCAATCTTTTGCTTATTTTCAACAGCTTCATTCAATAATTTTGTCATACGATTTACATATTCAATGTCATAATCTTCTCCTACACCAAATTCAATTGGATAACAAGTAATGATTTTATTATTTTTAGGATCAACCAATACAACCCATTGGTCTTTTTTATAAACTAATTGCTTGGAATATTGTTTAATTCTTCCTTTATAGATACATTCACCATATGTACAAAGCTTATTTAAAAATTCTCTAATTTCAGTGCTTCTTAAATTTGCATATTTAGTTTTATCTGTTTGATTTTTATATCCCCAAGCACGTTCTACAAATCTTTCAGCAGCGTGTTGACTAGGAATATAATGAGTTTGTTGAATTTCAACTTCTTCTAATTCTTCTTCCATTAATACATCTCCTTTACATATTATTAGATACCAGTAAAAGCCGAAAAATTATTTCTTGACTTTTACTTCTAAAATGTTGTTGATGATAACTTGTTTATGACCATAATTATCATCTTTAATTTCTAATGTACCATTGTCTCTATTTACATAATCTTCAATAGACATTTCAATTGTTTGATCATCGTCTAATTTTAATTTAATCTTGCTTAATTTATTAAAGTCAATGTAAGGAATCATATCATCTTCATGCACATCTAATAAATTTAGTAATTCTAAAGCATCATCATAATGAGAATCATTTTCAAATACTTTTCTAGCTACATCGAACACTTTCATTCCATTAATATCTTCATTATCATAAATTACTTTATCTACAATTGGTTTAGTCTCAATATCGAAAACTCCATATTCTTTATTAACTTGATTTACAACTTTATATAAAGTGTCTAAAACTTGTTTTGGTGATTTTTGTAATTCTAATGAACCCATAAAAATTCTATCAGCAATTAAAAATCCTTTATCACCATCGAAGTATTTAACTTTCTTTTCTAAAACTGAAATAGTTTTACCATCAAAGTCAACAATGAATCCATCATTAGGAGCTGATTTCATATTTGGTAAACAATTTTTAGAAACCAAACATTCTTCATAACTTTTATCAAATTGAATTTCTTTTTTAGGATTAAGTTTTAAAGCTACAACTGATTTGTTTTCGTCAATTTCACAATCACAAACAAACACGTAATATTCATCAAAATTATATTCAACATCATGTGATTCTTCGTAGAACATTCTAATGATTTCTAAAGCTCTATCCTCAAAATCCATTTCTTCAATTCGTGTTTTATTATAGACAGATGAAGTTTTTAAATTAACATTTTCTAACATCTTCTCAATCTTACATTCCACGTAATCTCTAATGGCATCTAAATCCATTTTCTTTGTTTCAACAATACCCTCATTGTCTCTAAAAGTAGGGATACGTCCAAAATAAACCTCATTAATTTTAATCATCTAATTCTCCTTTGTTTTTTATTATCCATAAAATATTTTCTTAAGCTTATCTTTACGGGACGGGAAAAATCAATATATGTCAAAATGTTATACGCTTGACATACTTCCTTCTCAATCAAACATCCTCTAGCGTATTGCCAACCTTTACAAAAATATGCAACATCAGCGGTTGACAATAATTCAAGCGATTTACCTAAATGATAAACACCTTTATGGATTGTACTTTTTGGTTCATCTTCTTCAAAATATGAATCAATAATTGCAATATTATCTGTTTTTAAATCCTTTTTTAACTTATTTAATACTTCTAAACGTTCATTTAGAATTTCTTCCTCTGATCTATTTGCTATTGGTTGACTAATAAATACTTTAATTGTTTTATCCATTTATCTAATTTCTCCTTTTGTGAAATCCAAAATCTCAACAATTTGTAAAATTTCAACAATTTCTTGAATTGGATATACGATATTGGTTGTAAATAGGCTTAATGTCATGACCAATTCCTTTAAATATTTATCCATGATTTTGAATGAACAATTTACTTCCCCAATTCGTCCATTTACAAACTTTACTTTTGTACCTTGTTTAATTCTTTTACCATTATAAGTAGCAAAGAATATATTCTTTTCACCAATATCATCTTCCACAGTGCAAATACATACGGTACTAACTTTTACTTGATTGAAAGTAATTTGCCCACTTTTATTAGTAAAAGCTCTGTAAAAATCGTTATTATCAAATTTACATCCCTTGTGAGGTATCACACCATTGTCTAGTGGTTTACATAATTCAAGTTCATCTTCCCAAACTGCATACCCATTATTTAATGTAATGATTTTATTGTTTGTAGCAATTGTAAGAATTGTATAGATTTCTCCTTCTTTTAAATATTCTCTATTCATGTTATAAAGTCGTTTGTATATAACTTTGTCTCCTGGTTTAAATATACAAGCCATTAATCACATCCTCCTTTTATTTCTTTTATTATTTGTGTGTAAATATTTATTTTAATACAAGTGTATATAATGTTTTCAACTTTTGATTTAGTTATTTCATTTACTTTGAAATTATCTTTATTTCTTTCTAAATGAAAATTAATAAGTTCATTAGCCTTTTTACATTTATATTCACTTGCCCAAATAATTTCGTTTTTATCATAATGATTGATTTTAAAATCCAATAATCTATCTCTTAAACCTTTATTTAATATAAGAACATCTTTATACAATGTATCGTTATAAGTCATTTTAAACGCCATCCAATAAAGTCGTTCTATATGATGAAATTATTTTCTTGCATAACCGTATTTTTTCGATTTCTTCTTTTTGATTTGGATAAGGATGAGTTAATACTTTTTGTTTTTCTAACATCATACCTTTTAATGCTTTAAAGAAACGAACTTGATCAATCTTATCAATTTCATCACTCATATCTTGTAATTCTTTTAGCAATTCTTTTTCATTATCACCATTTGTTAAAAAATACTTTGAGTGTAATAATTCTAAAAATGCTAAATTTTGTTTAAATAATAAATCTTTAAAAATTCTAATATCACGTACTGTTACATGAGAATTATCTTCCATTACATAAGTTGTAGAAATCATATCATCACCACGAATAATTTGACCCAATGTAGGACAGATGATAACTTCCACATCGACATCACTTTGATAATCTTCAGTAAATATCATCATATCGTAGTTCATCAAACCTTTTGCAATCATGAAAATAACGTATAATTCAGGATGATTATTTCTTAACCAATCCCATTTATTTTGCATATCAGCATAAATATAAGCATCAATTTCTTTAGGCGTTTTTAAATTATTTATAATTTTTTATTTCCTCAAAAAACCTATCTCGTAATTTTAAGAAATTAAAATCATCTTTGATTTTGTATTTACTTTTTCTACCACTTGTATCAGGTTCTAAATATTCTGTTCTTACTCTTTTTAAGAAACCGTAGAAATAATTTGCTTGAGCGTCTAATAGACTCCCCTCTTTATCTCTAACAACCCCATCTTTCTTAATTTTTGCTGAACCAAGTCTAATAATTGGAACTGTTAAATTTCTTAAATTCTTCCAGTATTTATAGTAGTAAAGTTTAAATTTGACCATAAATTTTTCACTATCTTCAACTACATATCCTTCGATATGTCTACCTTTATATAAATAATCTTCATCATTAATTTCTAAATACCAAGGATAGAATTCTTCCCATGAGTTAAATACATAAGCTTTTTCTTTAACAGTGAAACCAAAATTTTCAGCAGCAATACATAAATCTTCATATGAGACATGATTAAATTCTAATGTGTTATCAACAATATCTAAAAGGAATAAATATTTATCATCATAACTGATAATATGTGGATCATTTTCATTATCTACACATTCAATAAGAATTGTTTTATCATTTTCTTTTAGATAATTAAGGATATTTTGTTTTTGATCTTCAGTGATTCTTTCATTAAATAATTTAATAAATACATTGATTGTATCATCTTTATTAGCATAAGAATCAACAATAGCTTTTGTACTAAACATCAATCTATCTTCATCTTTGTTATATGAAATCATTCCTAAGAAACCATTCTCTTTAACATATGCTGTAACTGGAAATTTAAACTTGTGTTTTAAATTCATAATTCTTGTTTCTTCAGTCTCATTTACATTCATAAATTTTTGAAATCCACGAGCTTGAATCTTATTTTCATTTGTATTAATAAATAATCCTCTTGCTTTTACAGTTTGTTCATTCCAAATACCTTTTTCAAAAGCGTTTCTTGTAAAGTTAAATGATGAAATATTACCTTGCTGTCTTTCTCTAATATTAATGTTATTTCTTAATAAAGATACAGCTTGTTCAACTGATACGTCATCTAAACTTAATTTTGTTGATTCTTCATAATTTTCATCCTCTGCACAATCATCAATACTAAATACGTTATTTTTTAGTTCAAATGTTTCAAATCCATTTACATCAAGTGTAACAATTCTTAAACATCCACCTTTTTCAACCCCACCCTCAAGATTAAAGCACCTTTCATTAACTTGTACTGGTAGTTCTTCAATATTTCTATGACCACTAATTTGATAAACATTATTAGGTGTATTTTTAATAAATGATTCAGCGATTGCAGAGTAATCTTTATATTTGCCAACACCTCTGATGAATTGTTCAGTTGAAATAAAGATTGGATTTTGTTTTAATCCACTTACACCACCATGACAACAAAGAACTGTTTTATCATGATAAGTAAAATAACAAATTTGAGCTAATCTTCTACAAAATTGTCTTAAATCAGATTTCTTTAATTCACCTTCACCTACTGCTTTGTTTAAAGCTGGTAAAGTATGTGTAGCAAAATATCTTGTAAAATCTTCAATATTAGAAGCGAATGATCTTAATGAATATTCATGATTTCCTTCTAACAAAATAACATTTGGTTTTTGATAGATAGATAATAAGAATTTTAACACTTCAACATTTTCAATTCCTCTATCAATATAATCACCTAAAAAGATATAATATTCATCATTTTTTAAACCGTTTATGAAGTATTCTTGTAATACCGTATTGCATCCATGAATATCAGATAAAAAATGAATTTTTTTATATTCACTTAAATCAATAGGTCTATATAAGATTTGATCAAATTCATTTGGCTTCAATTTTTTAATTGCTCTAGGGATTGATTGAGTTTCAAATCTAGCATACATTTTATCAATTGCTGATTCTGGAACACGTTTAAATTCATCTCTTAAAGCATTTCTTCTTTTACATTCTTCAATAGGAACATCTGTCATATCAATAATATAAATTCTATATCTATATTTATCGGCAAGTTCTTTATATCTTGCCATTTCAGATGTTTTAGAATTTGTAGCATCAATAACTGTGAAGTCACCTCTACTCATTCTCTTTTCTAACATTTGAAATAATAAGCCCCATACTTCTCTTTCTTTTTCAACGTGGATAATTTCATTACCTTCATTGTTCAATACAGGAGCTTGTAATTGTAATCTAATTTCATCAGCACTTAAGCTATATTGTTTCAAATTATGTTCTTGAATATATGTTGATTTACCTGAAGCTGGTGAACCTCTAAATAATAATAAAACTCTCATTTAATACTCTCCTTTATTCATATATTTCTGGTAAAATATTTTTTATTTGTAATAGTAATAACACAACCATCAATGCTAATGTTATAATACCAACGAAGATTAATTTATAGATTGCTGTTTTCATAAACAATACAGACACTACACATAACAAAAGAAAATCTATAATAATTAATCTTCTCACTATTTTTTTAGTTAAATATTTCATAATATTTGATCCTCACTTAATTTGTTTTTATAAAATATCAATAAACATATATTTTTTCTTCACCATAATCACCACCTCCTTTGAATCCTTTGAATTATAATTCACCTTTTAATTCCAATTCTAATTTACGTGTATAACAATCAAGAATCTTACATTCAACTTTACTTTTACCTTGTTTTTTATATTCATCTTGTTGTTCATATTTTTGTAGCAAATCTTTCATTAATTCTTTTTTACTTCTTAAATTCGCTTTCATATAACTCCTTTAACATATTATTACATACTACGTAACAACATAAATAAATGTGTAGATTTCTACGCTTTCATTGTATAATATATATATTTACTAGTCAATAATAATATGTATAAAATTTAGATTTTATTAAAATTTTTAGGCATTTTTAAGTCCTAAAACTAGGTACTTTAGCAGTACCATAAAAACAAAAAGTAGAGAATAATCTCTACTTTTCACTGGTATCTAATAATATTTTATAACTTTCTAATTTTTTTATAATTTCATTACATTTATCAATTTCATGTTCAATTAAATCATTGTATACTTCTATACATTCATTATATGTACTTGCATATTCTCTTGCATAAACACCGACACTTTTACTAAATGCTAAATCTTTAGTTGTCCAATTCTCGCCATTACCTTTATATGTTTTTTTAAATGGAATAAATGTCTTCCCCCAATAATAATCATTGTTTATTTCTTTTAATGTTTTGCCAACATTGACTTTTTCATTTAAGTCTCTAATAATTTCATCTTCATATCTAGTTGGTACAACAATACCAAACATAGGTTCTTTGCGATACATAAAGGTTGTATCTCTATTTGAAGTTAATTTTTTTGAATTAGTTTCAAACCCACATCCCCAAACTGGGATATAACATGGCACTTCATTATAATCTGTAAATTTCATTTATTATTCCTTTCTTCAACTTATTTAAGCAATGATTTCTTCTATAATTGTTTGTCATAATTACTCCTTATATAAAATTACTTTATTTTCTCTTAAAGATTTTTGAACATCAATAATTCTTTGGTTTGTTGATCCTCTATAAGCCAATCGTAATTGTTTCTTTTCTTCAATAAATTTACCATCAACAAGAACGTGGATGTAATAAAATATAGAATGTAACAAAAATGTTGTTGGTATACGATTTTGTGTTTCCTCGCATAATTCTAAAAGATATTGCGACGAGTGCAGATATTCATATTCATAACCTGTATAAACCCAAATTGTTTTCCCAGGAAAATCAAGAAAAAATTGATGTATTAATCTATACGTATCAAGAAAATTTTTAGGATGAAATGGCTCTCCGCCAATCAAGCTTATACCATTAATGTAATCTTTGATTAACGGTTTAATTTTATTTTCATAATAATCTATAGTTAGTTCTTCACCAATATTAAAGTCCCATAATTCACTATTAAAACAATTTTTACAGTAGTGTTCACAACCACTAAAGAAAATAGAGACTCTTATGCCATCTCCGTTTTCTATCGTATAAGGTTTTACTTTTGCTATTTTACTCATTATTTTATAAATCCTTTAATTTTAAAATATGTTTCTTCCTCGACAATATTTTTATATCCCCAATCCCAAAATCTTAATAAAGTTGATGTATAAGTTTCAACAGAATCAACAGATAATAGATCGCCATCTCTCCAATGGTATCTATTGTATGTCAACATAGCTTTTAATACTTTTCTTCTATTGATGTATGTATTTAAATTTTTGAAATAAAAATAAAACATTATAAACATACAAATATATATAATTTCTATTACCATTGTTTATAATCTTCTTTCATACAATTCAACTACATTTTCGGCTAAACAAGCAGTTGTCAGTAAACCAACTCCACCAATATTTTTAGTGATATAACCAGCCTTATCTTTGCAAGCAGCAAAATCAACATCACCAGTTAGTTTACCAGTCTTAGGATTTACTGATAAACCAACATTAATTACAACTGCCCCTTCTTTAATATGATCATCGGTAATTAAGTGTGGTTTGCCAACACAAGAGACGATCACATCACACGGATTTGTAATACTATCTAAATCCTTCGTGTAACTATGACAAATTGTAACAGTTGCATTTTTGTCTAGCATCATTTGAATTAATGGTTTAGCACAAGTTTTACCACGACCAATTATACAAACTTCTTTTCCTTCAAGGTTATAATCAATCTCATTAAAGATTTTCATAACACCTTTAGCTGTTGCTGGTTTCACAAATGCATCTTTAAAGAAACCATCAACATCTCTTTCAGGACAGCAATAATAATCATTAATAACTTCCCATGTTACTTCAGTGTCTACATCTTTATTAATCGGTAATTGTACAACAACTGGATTATTAGTGTTTGCTACTTGTAATAATTTCTTATATTCAATATTTCTATTAAATGGAATTTCTTCAAATCTAATTCCTACCGCCTCACAAACCTTGCGCTTATTTCTAACATAAGCTTTTGATGGTTCATCGTCAGGATTTGTTAAAACAGTCAATTTAGGATTGATTCCTTTTTCTTTCAATTTATCCACTCTTTCTTTAACATCATCTTTAATTTTTTGAGATAATGTCTTGCAATCAATAATTTCTCTCATTATTTTTTCCTTTCTAAATTGGTAATTTTTGAACATTTAAAATAACAATATTTGTAAAAAATAAAATTCTTTTTAACTCTTCTTTAACATCATCAATATCATTTATTTTAATTTTCTTTTTGCTAGTAATGCTGACAGATGAAAAACCATACTCATCATCTCTTATGTAAAAAAATGATATTAAATAACCTTTTTCTCTTTTAAATAACATCTATTCCACCACGATTTTGATTTTATAACCAAGCTTTTCTTCAATTTGTTTTTTAGTCATCTCAACTGGTTTTCTTTCCCACAATAAAGGTCTATGATTAGTATCATATAATGCTGATGTACAAATATATGTATTAATATCATTTGATAAACCATAAATTCTATAAATATTTAGTTCTTTATTTATGGATTCATAATTATTAAAGAAAATATCATATTCACTTATTTTTTTAATTCTACCACTCAATGTGTTAATTAATAATTTTTCAAATTTATTTTGATCGTGTCTCACACATAAATATTTTTCACCATTTTGCAATTCTACTAAATAACCACTTTTAATATTATCTGGCGTGTTGATTTTATAACTTCTCATTTTTCTCCTCCTTATTTTTATGTATTTTATTTTCTTCTTCGTATTGTTCCCAAATTAAACAAAAGAAAATAAATCCAAGAACAATGAATAATACAATAATCATTGTTATGTGAACTAGTAAATTAATCATTAGTCGACAACTCCAAAAATATATTTCTTGATATTATTTTCTCCTGCTTCTTCGATAGCTTTTTGACATAACTCTTTAGTGTCAAAATAAATAGTATTTGAATATTGGCGAAATGTATCATTTAAAATACCAACCAACGACTCATCATGATCGTAAACTATATAAAAATTATAATCTTTGTTTTTAAATTCTCTTCTACCACATTTTAATAAAGTAGTTTCGACTTTACGTCTCATAACTTCAAATTCAGCATCTTCTTTGGTTAAGAAACAATTACCGATATTTCTTCTCCAATTATCAACTACAACATTTTTCCAAGTTTTATTATAAACATCGGCATAACTACTAATAGACCAATACCTATCACCATTTTTTAAATTCCATACTGTTTTAGGTGTCGGTGGAGTAAGAAACTCTTTTAATTTTTCTTCATCTACTTCATAACCTTTGTATTTTTCTGCGATTTCTTCTACTTTAATCATTAATATCACCTTTATTTATTACATTTTTGAGTCTTTCTTTTTCTCTTTTAGCTTTCTTTTCTTTCCATTCATGAACTTCAGTTTCATTTATGTAAAACATTTCTTTTAATTGGAATAACATGATCTCAACATCAGCTATTTCTTCGACTAAATTATCCTTACAATCATCTTTATTTGGATAACGCAAACACTTATTAATTGCTTGAACTAATTCAGCGCATTCTTCCATTGCTTGTCTTGACTGTGATTCTTTGCCATAAATTTCAATTGATTTTTTAAAAATCTTTTCTATTTTCTTTCGTTTCATTGTTTCACCTCTTTATATAATTTTAAGAAATAATTTAATTATAATTATTTTACTTTTTCATAATTTTCTTTGACGTATTTTTCATAATCAACTTCTTCATTTTCATCAACATCTACTTTAACATTTAACCATTCTTCATATCTATCACCACAATCATTATCGCCTTGGTAAAAATCACAAGTTATACAATCAGTACCTAAACACTCTACAAGTTTACCATTAACCAGTGCTGGCGATGGAGTATTAAATTTAGCCAATTCTTTTTTATAAAAATCTTTATTTTTCATATTCTTCATATTCCTTATAGATTTCAATTAATCTATTTAATTTTTCTTGCTCCTTTTGTTTCTTTTCATCTTCTTTTAATTTTTCAATTTCTCTTTTTTTATTTAATTGATCTTTGCTCCATTTATTAATGAAGTTAATAACTCCATGAGACATGGGAAACATATTATTCTGAACATCGATTTCCCATTCATAATTTATATTTCTTTTAAGTACTAAAAATTTTACCTCAATATCATCAATTTTTATTTTTAATTTTATGATTGGTAACATTATTTCAACAAATCTATTATAATGAATAATATGACTATCAATTGTTTCAATAACAATATTTTTATCTAAACTTATTCCTATTACTTTTGAATTATTACTATAAAGTGCATGTTTTTTAATATAATCAAAGCGGCATATATATTGCAACGTATTAGCAAGTGTTTGAATGTCTATATCCACTCTTGCTTTTCCAACATCTTTTTCTTCATTTTCAGTTTCACCATCAATCTTTTCAGTATATTCATTAACAGCTTGATTTAGTTCAGTTTGTTTATCTGAAAAATTTTCTTTTAATTTTAACAATAAACTCATTTTTCACCATCCTTTAAATATATTTTTTGAAGTTCTTCTTCATTTTCAACTCCAAAGTGATTGCATAAATTTCTAATAGTTAATTTCATACAATGATTCTCATAACGGTAATCATGTATATCATCGAGTAATTTTGATTTATCTTCTAATAGTTTCATATTTTCTTTAACTGTATTTTCATAGAAACTATCAGATACTTGCCAATTACGATAAAGTGTATGAATATAACCTATTAAGCTGTCTTTATTAAATGCTCTCAATGTTGTGTCATTCAACAATTTAAAAGCTTTAAAACTGTCAGAATTATCAAAATAATCATCAATTAAGACACGAAACATCATAACTGAATTCATATACTCTTGTTGTAATCGTGATCCGTTTACTTTTAAATCATTATAATCTCTAGGATCATCTTTAAATGGGTTATGTATTAATAAACTATTTAATGTTTTAAATGCTTTTTCGTATTCTTTTTTAGTTTGTTTCATTTAATGCCCTTTTGTATTCAATTGTTTCAATATTTGACTAATCTCATCACGATTACAATTATTTAAAATATCTTTGATTACTATAGGTTTCTTACAACCAACAAAATTAAATACATTGTCAAAGGCTTCTAGATCATACCAATCCGAATTAGAAAACCATGTGCTATAATAAAATTCAGGACAATCTTTGTATGCACATAGGTTATTATCTATATCTCTTACTAAATAATTGTAATCGTCAACATACAAATGTTCTAAAACAAGATATTCTAACAAGCTTAAATTATACCGCATCTTTCATCAATTCCTTCTTCTCAACTGCTTTCTCCCAATCTAATTTTTGCCCACAGTTTGAACAATAATTTGCATGTATAGGTACAACCTCTTTGCAAGTAGGACAATGATCAAATGAAATGTATTCTTTACCATAGATAAGTTCTTTGGGTGTTGCCTTGTTAACTAATTCTTGTAATACTTCTACATACTTTTTTGCTTCGCCTTTTTTAATAGTTCTACACTCTTCTTGTAAGAAATCTAATGCTTCTTGATATTTATTTTGTTTCATAGACTAATATTCCTTTTTCTTTAACTAATTCCCTAATGCAATAATGACACATACGATAAGTAATAAAACAGTTAAACCACCACCGATAAATGTAGGTAAGAACACTTTAATCCATGACCAATTAATAATACCTATTACTTTTAAGACAATAAAGCATACTTGTAACAATCCAAAAAATCCAATACCTCCGCCTGCTGAAGTTTCACCTTTATTATTCATTTTTTTCACATACATCTCCTTTTTTATTTTCACATTACAAATACCATCTTTTACCATGATATTTAATATAACGTCCTTTCTTTGTAAAATAACAATTTTTTACTTCGTATCTCATTGATTCGGCATAATATACTTTAACAAGTGTTCCATAATCTTTTACAACTTTACTGCCTTCTAAACCTTCAATTTCATATGGAGTAGGTTTTTCATATTTTTTTTACACACTCACAACAATATAAATGAGATTCATGTGATTCATAAATTAAATCAAATTCACCTAATTTTTTACCACAACCTTTGCAATAAAGAATTGCGTGTCTCCAGTTTTCGCAAGTATCAAACTTACGCCCCGCCTTTTTTAATCTATCTATGATAGCTTGATCTGTTTTTGAATTTTTAAATTCATCTATAAATTCTTTATTTGTCATTACAGCCACCCTTTTTCTTCCATTCTCTTTTTAACTGCGGCAATAAATTTATCAAAATCAAAGCCCTCATCTGGATAAAAAAATATTTCAATTTCGTTTCTAAATTTAAAATAATTTGATTTATTGCTATTAATAAAACGTACTTTATTAAATGAAGCGTATGTATTTAATTCTTCATTTTGTTCATCATCGTATAGTTCTTGGTCATCACCGTTTCCAGCCCATGCCTCTAATCCTATTTCTTTAAACATTTCATCAGAAGTTTTATTGTTAGATTGTTGATTAACAGAAGAATCAATCAATTTTTGTAATGTTTCAATATCTCCCATCATTTCTAATTCAGGGTAATCATGAATACTATAATCACTAACATTTTCTAATTGTTCAGGACTTAATTTTCTAGCTACATAATCTAAATCAATACTTTTTAATCTATCTAACGCACCTTGGTAATCAGGTTTATCTGACGGTTCGACCTCAATAAGATCAATCATTTCTTCAATATCATCATTTTTTTTAGATTTCATATTTCTTTACCAACCTTAATTTCTTTCTCAATTCATTTACTTCTTTTTTTAACTGTTTATTTTCAAATGAAAGAATTCTTGTGGGTTCAATGAGACTGTTAAGATATTCAGTTTCATAGTTATATACATCCCACAATGAAGTTTCTTTCATATGTTTAATTAATCTTGTGTAATCTTCAACTGATTGCTTTAATAAATCATAATTTTTATTGAATTCTTTAAATTCTTCTGAATCTTCGTCATATTCATAAGTTAGATTTAAAATCATATGCTCGGCAAAATAATCTAACGCCTCTTGATATTCATTCATTTTATTTCTCCTTTTGACTAAAATGTTTAGCAAAGTAATTAAGAATTGGATGCATCTTCTTATATGTATTTATTCCATTATAAGTACAATAAGCTTCAACCCATCGCTGCATAGCTACAAAATATACAAAGTCTTCCCATAATTCTTTGCCAACTTTATAATTTTGTTTTAGTTCTTTAAGTCTTTTCATAGTTTTCATTCCTAATCTAAATATTCAGTCCAATATGGTTCAATACAAAATGTTGCAAAAGTAGGACATTCGTGTTCAAAAGTATAATCATCAAAACCTGTCAACTTCCAACCTTTTGTTGGATTATCCCAATATCCAACATCATTTTCTTCTTTTAATTTGTTGTATATCTCTTTAACTTCATCTGATTCTAGCCAGTCATATATAATATCAATTAGAACATTCATAGTAGGTTTGATAAGAGAACCAGTTAAAGTTGTTTGCCATTTTGCAATATATTTTTCATCATATTTACTTTCGTCATCTTGAGCTTTAGGAATCCAACCAAAAAATAATCTTCCATCTATAGAAGAAATTCCTCTCATTTGTTCGATTTTATAATCAGCCAATTTTAAAACAAATTCAATTGCTGCTTCTAAATGCTCTTGACAATCACCAGTAACAATTAAAATTTGATTGCTTGCATACATAATATTTTCCTCCTTACTCCCATTTTGCATAAATATATTTTTTCTTATTAATCACCATATCTATTAATGCTGTTGTAAAATCATGATGAATTTGTTTAAAATGCTCTTCAAGTTTTTCAAATGTATTATCAAAACCATAATCATTTTTATGGTTCTCAATATAATTTTCAAGAAGCCCATCTTCATTCAATAACATATTTGTAAATTGAGCTAATCTCGCAACGTGTTTCTTCTTTAACTTCCATCCATCATGTCCCTTTTGCTCAACTTCTGAGAGAACTTCTCTAATTATATCCGCCATTGGAGACGAAATACTTTTGCAATTATTTCTAATACCACCGAAATTTAAACAATAACCCATTAATATTTTCCTCCTTCCATTTTCTTACTATGATATTAATTATATTGATAGCACTTTCTATTTCATCTATACATTCCATTGTTATTTATCATATTCATAATAAAACATGGCGAAAGGGTATATCCCCTTTATATTAATTATTTCAACTATGTCCTCTTTTTTTAATGCCTTTTTATTCACAAAATCACACAATGCAAAAGCACCCTTAAAGTATTCATACTTCAATTTCTTTAATTTCACTTCTTCCATTAATTTCTCCTTCAACTATCATTCCTTCAACCCACCAGCTTTTACCTGGATTTTTAAACTCATATTTCATTTTTCTCTCTCATTCTTCTTTACTAATTTCTCTTACTGTATATTTTGCTTCCATAGGACAAGGATCTTCGTAACATTGCTTACCAGTTAACTCACATTTAACTTCATAATATCCAATTTCAGGCTCTGCATAATTTACTTGGGCGTAAGTACAGCTATCGTAATATCCATATTCATCAGGTTTTTCTTCAGTATCAATAGGTGTAGATATTTCACCTTTAAGAAATGTGTTATTCTTCATTGCCTTTACCCGCTATAGTAGAAATGTTTGTTTCAATTCTTCTATATGTTTCGTTTTGTTGCAATAAGTTTAAAATTGAATCACTTAATAGAGTACGAGTGCTATCATTAAACATTTTCTTCATTTTTTCGTTGATATTGTAACGAGTATCTTCAACAAAGCTATTTAATTCCTTTTGTACTTTTGTATTCAAGCATAGCTTTTCATCAATATACTCTTGAAAAGTTTTAATTCTTGTATACTCACCATAACGATCTTTTGTGGTAAATTGATTGTTTGTGATGTATTCTTTAACTTTTTCGTCCGTTAATTCAGCAATTGTAACTTCTCTTGCTGGTTCATCGGAAAAATAGTCTCCACCAATTTGGACTTTATGATTGTAAAGCATGTTGTCAATTTGACCTGCAAGCATTATTGATACACGCTCTTCGATAATATCTTTATAATTTTCTTTAATACTGTTTTGTACGATTTTTATCACTATATCTTTAATTGATCCAGACAATACTTCTTTTAATGATTCTTCAGCGATTGATTGTAAACCTGTTAATTCAATTGTTGCTTCTAATTTACTCATTTTTCTTTTCTCCCTTTAGTACTTTATATATTTTATAGAAATATAATTTTATTTACTCTCTCTTTCTAAAATATATTCAATTACATCGTCATTAACCTTGTTTGCCATTACAACATGATAACCTTTATTTAAATAGACATTTAAATCTTCATTGGTAGTGCGATGTTCTCTTGGGTGTTTACCAAATGAATATGTTCTTACAACTACTTGTTGCGTTTGTATTTTGTTATCCTCTGTTGATCTTTCTTCTAATTGACTTGTATAACTTACTAGTTTATCCACATGTTTTTGAATATCATCTAATCTACTGCCAGTACGTTCTCCAAAATCCATTATTTCATTAATCAAATGAAGTCTATCAAGACGTTCTGCGGAATAAACTAGATTTTTATAATCTTCTATAATTTTATCTAAAATATCATTTAATGAACTTTGATATGCCATTTTGTCCATTATTTTCATTCAATTACCTCACAATTTTTAAGATGTCTTGAATATTAATAGGCTGGAATTCCCATTCAATAAACTTGAAAAATTTGTTAAAAAAAGAATTTAATTGATAACTTGCTTCTAAACTACTCCATCGTAATTCACTTATATATCTATAAGGTTTTTCTAAATGGAGACTTAAACTATTATTTGCTTTATTTCTAACAATATAGTTGTATTCCTTAACGAATTCTTTTAATAATTCATATTCTAAATGTGTTAATTTAATAGGCTCTTCATGATGTTCTTGATATAAAAATTTCGTCTTTTCCATCACACAACCATTTAAAAATCTACATTCTTTACAACGTATGCTATGACATTTTGTCGCTGTACCATCTTTTTTTATGGCGAACCTATCAACTCCATACCGTTTTATATCATCTTTGTAATATTCCCAATTTTTCATAATTTCACCTCTTCATCCTGCGGCATTTGAAATATCATATCTTCATTTACTCTTGTCTTGATAAAATTTTGTATCATACCAATAACTTTTAAAGCTTTTTTATAACTAGAATAAATAGCCAATGGTTGATTATCCGTAGTCAAAACATCAGAAATACCATTCTTCCCATCTTTTGTTTTAATATAAAATTCACTCGCAAAAACCAACCAATTACTACTTTGACTTCTAACCCATACACCCATATACAAATTCCTCTTTAACAATAACTTCTATTTAGATCAATTTTCTTTTCCCTAATAAAGTACTTATTCAAATAAGGTAAGTTATTAGATAAACATACATCAAAATAATGTCTATGTTTCATATCAAATTCATCAACAATCTCACTTTTTAGTCCAATAAAAAGTACCTCTTCTTTATCATCATTCGTATAAACTTCAAAAGTTTTCGTATATCCTCTTCCATAAGACATATAGCCATTATCTTTTAAAAATAATTCAAATCCAGTTTGTTGTTGTAAATAATTCAATATTCCACCTATTTTTACAAATTCGGTTTTCTTCGGTGGTCTTGCATATTCATCAAAGAAACTATCTAAAATTGTTTTGTTTCTTAATTGAATCTCTTTTTCAGTTAATTCTTCTTTCAATATTTTCACTTCTTTCTTTAAATTCATGGATTTTTAGTTTTTATAAAATCCATATAATTAGGCATAATAATAAAGACTAAAAATTACATAAAACCCTAGTTTTAATTTTTTACTTATAATTTCCTAAATTATCCCATGTAAAGAATAATTCATTAAATAATTCAATATCTTCTTCATCTCTAATGATTGGTTCAGGTCTTTTATATTGACCTTTCTTTAATCTGTAATAAATTTTTCCTTTATATGGAATTTCTACTTCAGCTAAAATTCCCCAATCATGTTTTTCTTTGATCATAAGAATTTGACCTTCTAAAGATTTATGACAATTTGTTGCTTGAATCTCTTGTCCAATATAAAATGCCACTATTCATCACCATCTTCAGTTTGTTCAATTTCTTTAAATAACTGCATTAATTCTTCTTCGGGAATTGAATCCATCATCATTTCAACAATTTGTTTTGTTTTGTAATACTTGTAAATCTTATTAACAATATAAGAAACAACAATTCCCCAAATAAATCCAATAATATAACCAGTTAAATCCACTTTTATTTCCTCCTTACATATTATTAGATGCTAGTTAAGTTTAAAAAAATAATTACCAATCCATATGTAACACATATATATCTTGTTTACGTATTTCATTATATCGTGTTGTAATATAACATTCATATCCAATTTCTTTTAAATTATTCAACACTGAATTTGGAATGTTTTCAAAAAAACGTAGTTCCATTGATCTATACCCCAAAGAAGCATATCTTTTAATTGCCTGGTTAATACTTTTACTATATTTTTTTAAAAATTCTATTCCATTATTATTTAATAATTCTCTAGCTTCTTTAGCTGTCATTATTTCTACAGAATTCATCATAATCCTCCTTTGTAACAAAATACTTCATATACCAAGCACCTTTATCATCATATGCAAACCTTCGCTCATATTTTTCTGCTGTATAAACAAATTCTAGCCATCTTGTTTCCCTTCTATCGTCTACTAAAGGCAATGTTATTGGAAATAATGCAAACCATTTTTTTATTCGATATTCCCCAAATTTTCCTCTTTTAAATCTCATAAAACAATTCCTTTCATCCAATCCATTTATTTATTGGAATTCGATACAAAAACATAATTACAATAAAAAATATAATCCAAAAAAATATTAACCAAGGAAAAACACATTCTATTTTATTTTTATTCAATGGCATTCCTATAAAACATAAAATATTTGCAGTAAATAAAACTACTGAATAAAAAGCTAATACAAACCCGTATATAGCAAATATAATTTTAATCCAATATGGTATTATCATAATAATCACCCTTTTAATGATAAAATTGTTCTTTTATTTTTTAATCTTTAATAACTATAATAATTTCAGAATCTTCCACATCTAAAGAATTTAAAGGTCGAAAATATTTCTTTAAATCTTCTTCATTTAAGAGTTCTTCGGACATAGGAAAAATATCACCATCATTATCTTTAAATTTACCATCTTTAACTTCATAAATTTTACCTTTTGTTAAACCTATGGTATCTTCGGTAGGAATAAATCTACAATTTAAAGGTGGAATATAATCATTCAATACTTCATATTCTTCAGGTTTTAAATAAATGCAATCTCCTTCATTACATTTAAATATTTTTTCACCCCAGTATTCAGTATCATGATCACATTTAACAATTTTTCCAGTTTTTAAAATCTTCACATATTCACCAACTTTTGCGACTCTAGGCGTATATGGTTCTAATATACAAGGTAAATAACAAAAAATGCCAGTATTATCAAATGGTTTGAAATAAATATTACCATTCTCAATGTTGATAATTTTTCCTGTTTTCCCACACAAATGCTTAAATTTTGCTGAAACCACCAAATCAGGATATGGAATCTTAATATCTCCTTCTTCATCTAACCCAAACTCTTCAACCATATCATTCCATTGACGAATTCTAACCTTATCACCAACTTTAAATTCGTGTTTTGGTTTATTTACTTTTGCGCTTTTTGAATTTCCATCTTTGTTGTCTTTCTCAAACAATCTACCATAAGCAAGTTTTGATCCTATTTTAAAATCAAATTCATCTTCAGGATGACATTTTGCAACTGTACGTTCAATAACTTTATCATTTTCTTTTAAAATAGCATGGACTTCATTATCTTTGCGTGTGATATGAATTTCTTGTTTAGGAAAAATTAAATCTTTACATTTAACCTCAATAAATTCATTAGCTGTACATAAATCATATCTTCTTGAATAATGTCCATTTATAAAACAAGTACTAATACCATTAGAACCAATATTTAAAATTTTAGGATAATTCTCATCCCTTGGGTAATATTTTGTAGCTATTTGTCCATCTACCCATTTGATATTAATATCCTTACAAATTTTTAAAACCTTCTTTACTTCTTCAGCGGTTTCACATTTAACAGAAACGCTTTTTAAAATAACTTTTCCCATTTTTATATCTCTCATTTCTTTATAAAATATCACTTTTATTTTTTACCTTTGCATCCCAATTTATGTAACTTCTGATTACTTCACGGGCGATTACCTTAATATTAGGTGCTGCCTGATACCAACAATCCCATTTTTCGAGTTTTTTAACATCAGTCTCAAAGGCATCACCTACAAATATTTCATATTCTCTACGTGACCATTCTTGATATTGAATGATTCTTGATAACATTAAACAAAAGCCTTTAAATCCATAGATATAAGAATCTTCATTTGAAATGTTATCACTGTAATAATATTCAACTGGATTCTTCCAATATTTTTTAACCTCTTCAAATGTTTCTTCATAAACAATAGAATTATTAAATATGTTGTAATTAATAACTTTTTTAGTATTTGGATCATAATTTAAAACATAAAATTCAAATTTTGGATTATCTTGTTTATTCATATATTACTTTCCCTTTTTATCCTTTCTAATCGAGCTTATTGTAAATTTGTAAAACTGCTAAACTTAAACAGCCAAAAACAAATCCAGTAATATAAAGATTATTAGGTGACATAGTTTCTTTTATAATTGCGCCCGAAATAATAATCATAACGTAAATGCTTAAACATAGTATTTTCTTCATCAAATTCTCCTTTTGCATATTATTAGATATCTTCTAATTACAATAAAATAATAACATTTGTTCTTGTACTAGTCAATAATAATATGAATGAATCTAAATGTTTTTTAATTCTTTCAACCAAGTGTCACGTTCAAAATTCTCTTTTTTTAACACTGCTCTATTTACTGTGTTAATATCACCTATATGAAACACTTTTTCTTGCATACGTGTTAATCCAACATAAATAATATTGCTATTTAACATATATGTATGACTAGATGGTGTAAATAAAATAATAACTTTGTTTTGTGATCCTTGAGATTTATGACAAGTAATTGCATAAGCCAAAGAAACATTTTGCATATCTTCACGAGAATAACCAATTAAAACATCATTAAAATCAATAACAATTAAATCATCTGTTATATCTTTTATTACTCCAGTTTCGCCATTTGCTAGAAAAATATTTGTTTTATATTCTACCCATTCTTTATTACCAAATTGTTCATCTAAAGTTACCGCAACTGCTTCTCTATTATTTACAGTTTGCATTACAATATCACCAATGTAAAACTCTTGATTTTTTACTGTTACATGAATATCATTTACATCATGTGGATTTGCTAATGGTTGTAATAATCCATTTAGTGCAACACTTCCAAAATCACCTTTCCTGTAACATGATAAAACCGTGACTTCATCAGGTTTATAGGATTCTAAAACCCTTTTATAAATAGTAACTAGATAATTTATACCTTCTAATTTATCAGCATTAATAAAGGTATAATCTTTATTATCACCATAAACCATCATTTTCTTTTTGTCATCTTTTTGTTCTTTTAAATATTGAACACTATTTCTTACATCGGTTGCGACCTTCATTAATCCGCCATCATTATAACGGAATACTTCAGTTAATTTAGTACATGGTAGTTCTTTGATTGATAATAAATCATGTAATAAATTACCACAAGCAACTGAAGGTAATTGGGCTGGATCACCGATAATCAACATTTTTGTCCTTCTAAAATCAATAGCTTCAAGTACTCTTTTAAATAAGAAAATATCCGTCATAGATACTTCATCAATGATTAACACATCACAGTTTAATTTGTTTTCTTCGTTATAAGTCCATTTCGGTGGAACATAACCAAGACCTCTATGAATTGTTTGAGCATCAACTCCAGTATAATTACCCAAGACCTTACTTGCCTTACCTGTGGGCGCTAATAAAGTAAAGTTTTTACCTAAATCATTTAACATATTAAGAATACCTTGTACTGAAAATGATTTACCAGTACCTGAATAACCGACTAAAATACTAAATTGATTTTCACATAAATTTTTTAAAGCATTGCTTTGTGTTTCCGTAAGTTGTGCTTCATCAATTTTTGTATAATCTTTATAATTGCAATCATAAACTTCTTTGAATTTATTAGCATTGATAATACGATCATAAATATATTTTTCAGTCTCATATGTACTTTTAATTGAAACATACGGATGATTTTCATTATCCACATGATAGTAAATATCATCTTCCTTAAGACATTCGACAAATTTATTTGAACATTCTGGTGTTAATGTTTTAACTTGCTCATTTAATTCTTCTAATCTAACTCTTGTACTACCATTATTCTCATTTTCTTTTAATGTATAAAGTATGCAAGAACGACATCTTTGTTTTGATGTCATTAAATCATATCCAAAATCAATCGTGTTATTTTTTTGAAAATCTAATAACATCGCATCAGCAGTTTTGAACCCAATACCACTTAAATCACATAAAAATTTATATGGATCATCAAGAACTTTTGCTCTTACTTTTTCAATCGAAGCATATTTATCATACATTTTTCTTATAACATTAATTGATAATAAACCTTTAAATTCATTAATCAAATCCATTAATTTAAAGTTGTCAATAATTTTGTCTCTAATTTTTTTAAATGATTTTTCACCAATTCCTTTTACTATGCTTAGGTCAATTGGTTCATCGTTTAATACCATATCAATAACATTGGGATAGTTTTTATATAATTCATTTGCTTGATTTAATGTTAAAATACTTTTTAAAAATGTATAAGTTTCTTCTGAAGTAGTAGGCTTATCACGTCTACATGAAATTACTTTATACGACATCCCATATTTACCTTTAGTCTCAACCCCTGTAATCTTATAAGGAGTATTAAAATCTAAAGTTGAAATATCACCCATTATTGTTACGTTTCCATAATTATTAAGAGAAACTTGTTTAAATTTTTCACTATCAACATTCATTGCATAAATTCTAAAATCGTCTCTTTGAAAGATACAGCGATTAACTGTACCTTCAAAAGAAACTTCTTTTTGTTTTTCTATAACGCCATCACCTCATAATCGTTTAATATATCTTCATATTCATCTATTTTTACCCATTTGCCATTTTCGTCTGGTCTAACTTTATTCTCCTTATCTAATTTATCTATTCTCAAAATCGAATATTGTTTAAAAGGATCTTCAATAAAATGGTTTCCTCTTTTAATTCTTGTTAAAATTTCCTCACCATCATTCAAACACCTTAAAATCATTCTTGGTTTTCTTGGGTCTTTATTAGTCGTGATTTTTAATACAATGTAATACCTATAATCAATTTCATGATTGAAATATTCAACATATTCTAAATTATCCATTTCAAATTTGACTTGATCTTGTACATTCATAGGTTTATTTGGAATATCTTTTACTAATTCTTTTAATAAACCTATACCATTAATTTCTTTGAATAATTTAGCTGTCTCTTTATCTGAATATTTTTTTACATAATATTCAGAAATACCTAATTCATCTAATTTATCTTTTTTAATTTGTTTAATATTTCCTTGTTTTAATTTGTTAAACATTTCATAAATATCAAACAAATATTGATTTTCACCAAAATCAGAAAAATAATTTAGTCCAATCAAAACATTCATTTGTCTTGAATTGACACTTGTTTTATTTTTTATATCTACCAGCAAATCAACAAAATTGTTATATGTATTATGTTGTGATAATTCATATAGTTCTTCAGCTATAATCTCGTTACAATATTTGACTGAAAGAACACCTTTATAAATTGAATTATTTTCTTTATCTTCCATATAATTTGCTCTTGATTTACCAAATTTAATTGAATGTAATTTAATACCAAAATATTCAAGTTCCTTAGTCAAATATCCAGTTCTCACTTTATCATCTGAATATAAATCAAATACAACTGAAAAATATTCTAATGGATAATGTGTTTTCAAATATGATCCATAAAGAGCATCAATTGCTACTGACAAAGCGTGACTTGCATTGAAACTGTATTTTGCAGCATCATTTACTACTTTCCATGTTTCAGCAAATCCATTCATTTTACCTAATTTGTCGAACCAACCTTTTTCAAGTTTTTGTTCTAACTCTTGTAAAGCTTCAGGTGTAAACTTCTTCTTTGATATTTTCTTAATTATGTCGTAGCTTTGGGACATTTCTATCCCTAACCACCCTAAATAGGTCATAATCGACTCTTGATACATCATATAATGAAATGAATCCTTTAATAATTCATCTAATTCTTCTACTCCAGTTGAATAAGGTTTTCTTTCAATAAAATTATTTAACAAACTTGCAAATCCTGGTCTGATTGCCGCTACATAAGCTGCCATTTCGGCAAGATTTTGTGGTTTATATTTTTTTAGTATTTGTTTATCGTAGTCACTGTCACATTGGTTAATTGTTGTAGTGATACCATTACCAATTAAATCCCATACTTTTTGATCACAATGATTAACAATGAAACTAATGTCATCAATAGGTCTACCTATTTTTTTATAAACTTTATCAATAATATCCCAAACAGTTACAACCAAGAAGTCATCTTTGACATATTTATATACGTCACAGTTATAACCATCAAGACAACAACAAATACGGTCTCCAACTTTAATTAACCCAATTTCTCTAGAAATAGGTTTATCTAGCAATAAGAAACTGCATGGCGAGGGCGATATAGAGTCAATAACTCCTAAAAATACGGATGATTCTTTAATTAACTTACCCCAATAAGGATGTTCTCTGTAATCATCAATATTCTTACCAATTTCATTATAAGCATCAAAATCTAATCCTTTTGCTTTACACCACATCTTAAATGCCTGTGAATCTTTCATAGTTCCGTAGGCAACCATGAAATAAATATTATCATCACCTAAAATATCTTTAGCAGATTGTATAATAGGTTCTTGACTAGCCACGTTCAAATCAATCCATTACTACCCCTAGTTTCCTAGTATTTATGTGTTAATAATTAACACGGGGTGTAGACTATACAATAATCGTTGATATGATCTCGGATTCTCCTTGGTAGTCGTTGCGAACTTCTCGTGTCAACACGATTGATTTAGAGCTGTTTCTCAGGATTATCTCATCATTAATCTTGTTACCATACCATAATGATTAGTTATGCCATGTTTCGATTTCTCTAACACTTGGTAATTAATGCTCTTAAAGACTTCCCCTGATATTCAGAGTTTTTCATTATATATCACTATATAATGCGACAATATTATTTAATAAAAAGTAATTCTAATAAGGCGTATCTTTTATTATCAATTTCAAGAAAACCTTCTTCTTTTATTTTTTTAATTTTTCTACTACTTATATGTTCTTTTTCGTGTAAATTTTTACTATTTAAGTATATTTCACCAGTTTCAAGACAAACTATTGGTGTATTTCTCTTTTTACTTATCAATGATAGATATAATAATTCTTGTTTATCTTGATAATATGGATATGAAACCCAATGTAATCCAGCAGCAGTTCTACATAAATTATCCAGAGCAACCGAAAACGAACTTTCATTTTGTACATGATATTTTTCTCTTGCATCTTCAATGCAATCAAAAATTTCTTCAGTTTCGACACAATATATCTTTTTTGCTTTTGGATTATTGCCTTTTTTATTATGTTGAGATTTTTTCAATTTATTACTTAAAGATTTCTTCATTTCATCAGACCATTTATGATTATAATTTGGATTATTTTCTCCTTGCACTAATGATGAAATCTTTTCTTTAAATTCTTTACTTTGGTAAACACTGTTTGGATCATTTCTTAATTTAACCACTTTTTCTTTAAATTCTTTGTTAGACCATAATTTTTTAGAAGATTTTGATATTTTTTCTTTACTTTCATTGCTTTGTTTTCAGTTTTTACTAATTCTTCCACCATCAGCTAAATTTGTTAAATGATAATCAGTGTTTTCTTTATAATATTTTATCAATTTATATTCTTGTTCATATGCTTCATCTTCCGACAAACCATCCATAACTATTCTTGACGAACATTTATTGTTTTTATATACTTCTTGAAAAAATCTATTCCTTCTTGAGGATTTTTTGTATCTATCATTATGTCCTTTTCCAACATAAAAAACTTCATTGGTTTCAATTATGTACCACTCGTACACGTAGTAATTGTTTATGTTATCACTCCTTTTCTTTTTGATTTACTTTTTATTAAATTTTTCTTATCGGGCATTGATTTCGTAGCTAAAATTCTTTCAGCACTCATAAAACGTGATGGATATAACTTTGTAGGTGCTTTTAATCTATCAACTTCGGTTAATCCTAATAGATTATTAATATAAAAAGAGACTGCCGAGTTATGAACAATCATATTGTTCAATAGATAACTATGCGAATCTTCAACTTCTAAATCATAAACAGAAGTTTTTACATTCTTCAATACTTCAACGTTTTCGACAACAAAGTAAACATATTTTTTATCAGCAAACACTTCTCTATTTTCAAACATACCTAAACCTAGATTATTCATTTGTTGATTGTTTGGAAAACATACATAATCTCCAGGTTTTACATCTTTTGCTTCAATCCATTGTAAAGCTAATTGTTTATTTACTGTAACTGACATACCATCTCTAGTCACATAATCTTTTTTAAGAATGAGAATCTTATGATTCAATGTGCAAATAGATGGATTATCTTCATTAGAAAACTGATGTGTAATTTTAATCATATCTTCTTGAATGTCATATCTGATTGTATTTAATACTTGTTTCCATTCGCCATTAATATCAACTACATAATCACCTTTAATCACTTGATTAATAGGTTTAACCATTTTTCTTGTATGGACTAAAGCGTCTTCTGTAAAACAACCTCTTCCACTTCGAGTAATTACTGCGTTATATTCATTAACTGCACGTTCAACAATTGCATGGTTTAAAATGAAATAATCAGCCATTCCACAATCAACAACTGTCTTATATTCAGACGTGATTGCTTCGTAGTATTCTTTTCTTCTTTTAGGATTAGTTTTACATTTCTTTTTATCCCATTCTTTAAGTAGTAAGTCTTTTAAATATTTATTGCTATCACCTTGAATAATCTTTGGCAATTTAAATTCTTTATCAATATAAATTGGTTCACATTCATCAAAAATATATGTATTTGTAATAGCATCAAATATTTGTTTATCATTTAGAACACCTTGTTGTTTATATCTTCTAACAATCGTAGGAACACTTGGGTAATCTAAAATAAAATTAGATTCATCTTCATAAACAATTCCTTTTGCTTTTAAATACATATCTCTATAAATTGCATCTTGCTCATAAATATAATGACTGTCATTTGCATGAATTAACGGAATATTATATTTTTCGTGCATTAATAAAATCAATTTATTATGTCTACGTTGTACATCATCAGGATGTGCTTGTACTTCTAAAAAGAAATGATCTTTAAAGTGATTTAATACTGGTTTTAAAAATTTTTCTTCCCAATCATTACCTTTAAAGAGTCTTGATGCAACACAACTTGAAGTCACTATTACATTTCCTGGTGTTAATGATAGTAAACACTTTAAATCAATTCTTGGTTTATAATAGAAACCATCAGTATTTGCTTTTGATAAAATTGTATTAATTTCTTGTCGACCTTCTTTATTTAAAGCAACCAACATCAAGTGATAATTACCTCTATCTAGTTCATACATATCGTCAACATAATATGCTTCAACTCCATAGATACATTTCAAATTATTTTGTTGACATAAAGTAAAACATTCAAAAATATTACCTTGCCATCCGTGTTCAGTTGTAAAGTATGAATCATGACCTAACTCTTTTGCTCTTTCGATATAATCAATAGGTTTTGAAACACAGTCTTGTGTTCTAATGTTTGAATAATGTGTATGTTTATGATTGTTGTAGTAGAATCCATTTTTAAAGCGTTCTACTTTAAGCAATTCTACTCTATCCATTTAAAATACCTTCTAATAAGGAATTCATTAAATCCATATCTTCATTACTAGTACCAGCATCATATGATTTTTTAGTATCAGAGAGTAAATCTATTCCACCTTTTTCGGCTTCTAATTTTTCTAAATATTGCTTGTAAGGTAATAATAAATTAGCTGAATAACCACATAAATTTGCGTAATAATATGATTGAGATTTAACTGATTCTTCATTATCCCAAAATAATTTATCATTATTTGTTTCATTAAATTCTTTTGTTTTTGCATTAATTTCATCAATATTAGAGACAATTGTATTTGTCCATAAATTGACTAATTCTTCCGTTAATTCGACATAAACCCAACAATCATTAAATTCAAATTTTTCTTGCACTTCTTTCGGTAAACATTCAGTGGAATTTGAATCAACTAATTTGACAATAAAATCATCAATTTCTTTTTCATCATATTTAAAGTGTTTTAACCAAGTTTTTACATTCGATGTTAATGATGATCCTAGTTTACATCTTTCAATTTCTCTTACCTTTTTCTTACCATTTTTTTGTTCAACAGTAACATTTTGATATTTTAAGAAATTCCATCCAATTTTGATTTTATCAAATGGTACATTATATAATTGATGAACACCAATTGCATAAGTAACTAACTGTCCACATTCATCTAAAGCCTTTTTACCTTTATAAATTGTGCTTGTTTTCCAGTCACCTACAACATAACTACCGTCTTCTAAAATTCTTAAAACATCTATATAGCCTTGCAAGTAAATGTCATCTCTAAATTTAATTAACATAAACTTTTCAAGTTCAAATTTATTATTTTCATCACTTTTTAAGACTTTATGATGTCTATAAAAATGATCTAAATTTTGTTTATATTTATTTTTAATATTGTCATTCTTTGCTTTATCATTTCTGTTAAATTTAAGATCAACAATATCTATATTCAACATCCACCCCGTATCAAATTCATCGTACATTTGATCATAAGTGATTTCATTACCATAAAATTTTTCTAAAGTTTCATGAGCAATACCACCTAATGGAGCGTATGCGCAATTATCATTATCTTCACGAATATGTTTTATATACTTTAAAAAGTATTCATATTTAGAATTCATATAAGAATGAACTCTAGACCAACTCCATAAAGCATCAATATTTAAATCTCTACATAATTGTGAAAGTTCTTCACTTGTTTTTCTCAAAATACTCCTTGAAATCTATACTTCTTTTTCTTCTAAACTTTTTAAATATTTCTTATGTTCCGTTTCATCATATTTAATCTTGTATTTAAAAATAAAATCATAAATTTTCTTTGGCGCATCAGCTATTGAATCTTTAGGATTTAATAAGTCATGTTTGTCATATGTATAGTAGACATTTCTAATACCATAAAATTTCTCACATATATATCTAACTTCATTAATACTCACATCTTTATCCATGCTAATTACAATATCAACATTTAATCCTATCAAAATTCTAGCTTGTTCATTGGACAAACTATGTCCACTGATTGCAACACCTGTTTTATCTAGTCTAGAATGTCTTTTTAAGACGCTTTTTTCTGCTTCATATACCACTACATATCCTTTTCCTTGAATATATTTCTTATTTTCCCATAAACCAAATAAATTCTGATTTTTTGGATATGTTGGTGTTATGAAATATTTTTTTATACCAAATTTGTCATAATTAGGAATAACAGTTCTCATGTTATAACCTAACAATTTACCATCTAACCAATATCTTAATGGAATAATATTTCTTTTATGAATATTACTATACGCTAGACCAAATTCATCTATAGTTGGTTGTGTAATTCCTTCTTTAAATAAATCAATATGAATAAACGGAATATAATCCATTTGTTCAATTTCATTTATATCAGCTAAATCCTCATAATCAGGTGTTGAATTACGAATAACTTTTTTAAATACATCTAAAGGATCAATTTTCTTTTCTTTTTTAATTTCCTTTTTAAAAGTTATAGGTAAATCAAATAATTTATGAAGATATTTAATTGCATCACTGAAATCAAAATTTTTGTTATCTCTTGATAAGTTATACTGTACAAGGGTAAAAATATCGGGTGAAAATGTACTGTTTTTTCTAAAATATTCTTCTCTTGTATAGTTGATAACATTTAAATACTTGTCATTAAAGACAAGAATACATGAAGGATTGTCACCATCGACATTCCCACAAGAATAGTATTCTTTATTTTTATTCAATTTTATATGGTGACATCCTATTTCGTTTAAGACAAAATCTACTTTGTCATTTTCATAAATGTATTCTTTTAAATCTTGTGGTGTCATTACTTCATATCCTTTTTAGAAATCTACTGGAACAGTTGTATATCCTATTTCTTTTAAAATATTTCTTGATAAATCATGTTCTATAACTATTTGATACTGATTTGCCGAACCTTCACGGTTTTTAACAATAAATATTATTTGATAATGTTTTTTAGGATCGAGTTTTACTGGAACTTCAGACCTTTTATTAATCCCTTCTCTACGTAAAACTTTTAACGCCCTTTTACCTCCAGGTTTTTCATCATCAAACATTGTTCTAATCATTAAACAAGTTGAAGCTGGATCGACAATATTTTTAGCCATACCAATATTATCTTGAGTATAATATCTTTGCATTGAACTTCCTTTACTTAATTGAAAAGTAATTAAGATATGTAAATTTTTACTTTCAGGTTTAACTACATCGTTGATCTCAACCATATTTTGTTGCATTTGTAACCATGATTGCTCATTGGTTGAACCAGCATCCATCTTATAAGTATCAAGTGCAAAATATTTAACACCCATAGCCGAATATTTATTAATTACTTTAATAACGTTAGCTGTTTTATATCGTTTGAAAGGTAAAATAATAATTGTTTTATCTTTATCCTTTTCTTTAATCCATTGAGCAGCTTTTCTTAATGAATCTTTAAATTCTTCAGTATAATTACCGTCACGAACTGTTTGTTTTTGCATATCAATATCTAAAATATTATTCGCAACATATACTAAAAATTCTCTTTGCCATTTCTTTAAACCATCTTCATTCAACATAATGACAATTCTTTCATCGTGTTCAATAATGCTTGGTATAACAGTATTTCTTAAAAATGCTGATTTACCAACATTTGAAAGTCCACCTACTAAAGTAATTGAACCCATATATTGACCACCAGTTTCATTCGTTAAAATAGGCATATTATGATATGGTAAACCTACTGCCATTCCTTGATCTAATTCATCTATTAAATCATCAATACCAGTTGAAATACCATAAGTTACAATATCTCCTTCGGCATTAATAAAAGTATCATTCATCAAACAGTTATATTCATCAGCGATTTCATCAATTGTCATATCTGAAAATTCGCTTAATTTTTTATCATCAATAAAAATATTTAATCTATTACATAGATTATAAACTGCATCCCATTTTTTTAATTCTTTAACATAACCATCAAAGTTAGATACATCGACATACTTCTTTGCGGTATCAATAGTTTTATACCCACCATATTCAACGTATTTATTCTTTAATTTTTCGTGCTTTTCTAGATAAAACCCAATTGTAATATCATCCAATTTTGCTTTATCTTCAGTTTTGTATACAGCACTAGCTATTACAAAAAACACCCTCCATATATTTGAAGAAAAGCTATCCATAGTAATATCTGTATTGTTAAATAGTTCAGGTTTTTTATACAAAATTGACACTACATTAGCTTCAGCAGATATTTTTCTATCGACAATTTTCTTTAATATATTTAATTTTTCTTTCTCAACGGGCGTAATCTTTTCTTCAGCTATAAACTTCACCGCCCATCTCTACCAAAGGTCTTTTAATTTATCATTAACTTTTGTAGTCTTTTTAATATAATTAGCATTTTGATTATTTTCTAAATTACTAATATTAATTTGATCTACTTTACTTTTTTCTTCTTCATATCTTTTGTTTAGTAAATAAGCATTGTTGAGTTCATCCTCAACAATTTTCCTAATATAATGGAATTTTTGTTGTTCTCCTTTAAAATCCTTAGTTCGTATTGCATAACTAATTTTGTTTTTACTTAATTTAAAAGCTAATAAAACAACATCATATCCATAATTAGCCTTGTTTTTTTGTCTTTTATTTTCAACAACTTTACCAGTTGCTAAACCTTTTAAACCTAAAACAAAAGAAGAAGGTAGTGATTGTTTGCTATCATAATTCATTACTTCAGTTTTAACATATCGGTATAATTCACCGAATTGTTCTTTTTCTTTTTCAGTCAAACAATTAATCCTCCTTCTTAAATATTATTTAGTTAATTTTAAAATTTCTTTGGCTAACGACATATCTGTAATGTCTTTAGGACTAGTTAATCCGTGTTCTTTTAAAGCTTTTAAGATTGGTAAAATCGCAGTTTTATCATCTTTTTTATCAACAATAAATTGATAAATTTCGTCATTGATTGCTTCTAAATCTTTCTTTTCTTTTTCGGCTTTCAACATTTGAGCAATTTCTTCTTCACGTTGTTCACGTGCTTGATCTTGTTCTTTTTTTGTTTCTTCAAAAGATTTACCAGATTTAGATTGTTCAGCCTTAATAGCATCGGTTAAAGCTTTGATAAACTCATCCGCATCAAAGGAAATTTCAGGTACAATATCGGCAAAACGTGATCCTGAATCAACAACCATCAAATCATCCCTGAATTTAATTTTTCTTTCTTGACCTTTAACTACGCCTTTAACAATTTCTTTGCCTTTAAAATCTTTTTTACCAGTCTTTTCTTTAGCAATCGATCTATCATTGTATGCTAAAGCAAGAAAGTGGCATTTCTTTTTTAATCCATTAAAATAAGTTTTAGCTACATCGTTTGTTAAAGTGTTATATGTCGCTTCACTAATAACATCGGTTACTTCTTTTGTTTTTACGTGACCAATAACAATGAAGTTGACACCAACTTCTTTTAATTCCCAAAGAGAATCTAACATTAAAGATAGTGCGACTTCTTGCCCTCTTTGGTAACCTTTCCATGCAGCGTCGATAGTTTTAACTTTTGCATCTGGATATTCTTTATTACTTAACCTAATTGATTCAGCTTCGGCTAATTTAATAAAGCCATCATATGTATCAATTACCACAACTCTTAAATCTTTATAATCTGTGGTTTTGTTTTCAATGATGTCATCTTTAATTTCTTTAAAAGTCGACCAGTCTTTTACTTGTTCGTAGACAATTCCTTCAATAGCATCAGCACCATCTTCTTTCTCCATTTCTAGGAACATATAACCATCTTCACCAACCAATTTTTCACAAACATCTCTAATCAAAGTTGTTTTACCAATCTTAGGTTCACCTAATAAAATTGTGTTATATGCTAACGGATCAACTTTAACATGATTTTTTTGTCCAAATCTTCTTGCCATGATTATTCAGCCCCCATTTCAGCTAGAATAGCTGCCAAATCCGCATCTTCTTCTTCAGAAATTGGTTCAACTGTTTTCATTTCAACTTCTTCTGTTTCTTCTTCTGTACTTGGTAAAATAAATTCTAAATCTTCTTCTTTGTATTTACCTCTATAGATTTCAAGTACATTTGAAGTTACATCGCCTTTTGTAACTTTTTTAATATTAGGCATTACAAGAACCATGCGTCTTTCTCTAGATGAAGATGCCGAGCATCTTGATAATGCTTCTTCTAATGGAATAATATCTAAATCAACCATATGTTTAATATCTTCTTCTAAATCATCGTAAGTTGCTTGTACTGTAGCACCACCTTCACGGAATTCACCATTAAATACAATTTCATCTACATCTTTTTTTACTTTGAATAAAGCATTACATTTTTTAATGTATTGTTCAGGATTTGCTTTTTTATCAATTTCATATTCAAAGTCGACTTTGTATGGATAATTAGATTTAATTTCTACTCCGTTATAATCTTTTAAATAATCGACACAATAACCTGGAATTAATAAACATCCTTTATCATTGTCATATTCTTTAAGGTCTAAACAATCTTTATCAAATAAAATAGCTTGTTTAAACGTAGCAGTATATTTTGTTGGACTATCAAGATAATCTGCTAAATACACGCCTGTGATATTTTTTTGAACTTGAACGTTTCCATTTCTAATTTGATATTTTAAATTACCAGTTACAGAAACTTTCATACCTTCTTCAAGATTTTCACTTAAGTATTGAATAAAGTCATATGCTGATAAGAAATGTTCTTTAACAATATTCCCTTTGTCATCTTTCTTAATTTCCGCTCTAAAGAAACATAAGTTCCCAACAGATTTTAAAAGTTCTTCATCTTTACGATCTTCCCATGCGATTTCAAATCTATTTTGAAAATCATCATGACCTTCTTCGTCTTTACCATGAACATAGATTTTATTTTCTTTGTCTTTGCCATAACCACCCATAGCATCTACGTAAATAAATCCACATTTTTCACCACAGTTAATGCCTAAATACATTTGATTATAAATCCAGTCAGATTTAGACGATTCCATATCAATTTTAAAAGTATTTTTACCAGGTTTTGCGACCTCACCAGACAATTTAAATGCTGATGCTGATTTCTTAAGATTATTTAATTGTTCTATAATATTTTCTCCTTTTTACTTCTTTAAATTTTAGTTCTTATTTAATTGTTCTTATTTTTTTGTTAAATTCTTTTTACTGATTGTTAATAATTGTTCTTATTACATATTATTAGATACTACCGAGAGTTATAAAAAATATAACCCTCCTACTTATACTCCTTTTTTAACCACATCCTTTCAAAAAAATATAATTAAAATGTTAATTCAAATGTTCCAAAACGTTTACTATTTAATACAATAAATTTTACTTCCTTATCATCATCAAAGACTTTAAATAATAATCCTGATCTAATTTGTTTAATATCAAATACTGGATATGTTTTGCCTACAGTAAACTTTTCATTATTTGATTTAGTGCAAATAATTCTTGCTCTTACTTTATTGTAATTTTTCTTATGTGTTTTTCTTTCTTCATTATTTTCTTCTTTTACTTCTTCAATTACTTTAACTTCTTCTTTATTCATAAAAACTTCTTTACCTCATAATTCTTTCTATTTGTACTAAATTTTGTAATTTTATATATTTTTTGATATTTTTCATTTTCTTTAAATCCTAAAACTAGGTATTTTAGACTGTTAAAATTTTTCTATAAAATGCTGATTTTAGGATTTTGATTAATCTCCTAGCTTAAAACTTGGCATTGGTAATAATTTAAATAAATTCTTTTGATGCATTTCGTCAATTTTTTGTTTTAAATCATCATCTTCAATTTCACCAGTTCTAATATATTTATCTAAAACTGCATAACTGAAACCTAAATTTTCTTCATCTGTTTTACCGCATAGTCCATCAATAGGTGTTTTATAAATTAATTTCTTTGGCAATCCTAATTCTTCACCAATTTGTAACACTTCCGTAACTGTTAAGTTTGATAATGGTGCGAAACTGCCGAATCCGTCTCCTCCAAAAGTTGCATATCCGACAAAATCTTCAGAAAGATTACAATTACAACTTGGGATTCCATTTACGCATTGAGCATAAAAATATAATTCAGTCATTCTAACTCTTGCTGGAACATTAATTAATGCTTGATCAGTAATTGTAATTTTTTCTTTGCTTTTCATTTCTTCAATAATGGAATCTACCGTTTTACCGATATTTACAATTTCATAATCAATATCTAAATGTACTGCACATAAAAGACTACAATCAATATCTTTTTGTTTATGATAAGGCAACATAATGCCCTTAACCCTATCTTTACCTAATGCTTCTACACAAAGGGCTGCTACAATTGAAGAATCTTTACCGCCAGATAAAGCAACACAACAGTTTTTTTCTTTAAAATCATTTTCAAATAAATCTTTGATCCATTTAACTAGTTTATCTTTTGTTTCTTTTGCATTAAATTTATAATCCATATACAACTTCTCCATTTTCAATTTTTTTAATTAAAGTAAGTAATTCATTGTAAACTTGTATTAACCCAGCACGATCATCAATGTAAACATTTGCGTATACTTTTCTTCCACCAAAAGATTTAAAACTATCACAATTAATTCCTTTATATTTGATATTATTTTCTTTCAAATATTCTTCAATCATTGGGTATTTATCTTCATTGTTTCCAGTAAAAATAATTACTTCTGAATAACTTTCCCATCTATGCAATAGTTGAATAACATTATCATATGTTCTACCTTTTTTATGATAATCATAGATAGTATCATCAAAGTCTACACAAAAGATTAACTTACCATATTTCTTAAATTCATCTTCAAGTCTTTGATATGATCTACTTTCTTGTAAGTAATAATCCATTATAACTTTTGACCTCTTAATCTTTCTCTTATACGGTCAAAAGATTCAAATTCCCATACACAACCATTTAAAAATACAGTTTTTAATTCAGTATCTTCATCACTTAAAAATTCATCATAACCATCAATACAAATGAGTTCATCATAATCATCTCTAATTACTTTACAACAACCTTTGTGAGATTTTTTTAATTTAGATGTATCAGTTTTAGGATCTTTATAAATTGGAAATTTAAAATCACCAATTTCACCGTGAGTAGCTTTCATAGCAATTCCCCATGTATCTCTAGTTAAGATAACAAATTTGTTATCATCTTCAAATAAGGCATGGAAACAGAAAGCACCAACACCGAATGCTACGTTGTTAGCTGCAAATCCTAACTTTTCTAAATTCTCATAGATTTCTTCAACTTTATTTACAGTACATCCATCGCCATAAATTAATCCAATATGAGGATCTAATACTTTATAACCTTTAGCATTTACTGTTCCACCAAATTCATCCCATAAGAATTTAATTGTCTTAATTGTAATTTCTACAATATCTCCACTATCAGGACGAATTAACATCTTGCCGTCATGCTCCATAATTTCTTTTTTACATTTTGGCAAAATATTTTTTACTAAATTCCAATAATCATAAGTATCACTTACCATGCTGAATGATGCATGAGGATATAATTCGGTTAACATTCTTTTGACAAAAGTAATTTCATCACCATCAACAGCATAATTGGAAGCCATAACGGAATGTTCGGTTGAAATAGCACATTTTCCAATATCATCCCATGCTTCATAATGATCTCTAATATATTTAATTGCTGGTAATGTGCTTGTTTTATCAAATGATAATAGCCATGATGCCGAAGTTCTAACAGAATCTTCTAAACAACTCATACCTCTCATACCAAAGTCGCACATTGACATATATGGATTGCCATTTTCAACAGTTATATCATAATATTTTGTTGCTAATTCATTATAAATTTTACCTACTGTTGCATACGCACAACTTGACCATAGTTCTGTTTGTAATAAACATTCAATAAATTGTACTAACCATGCAAATTTAGGTTCAGTATTTGTAATTTCAATACAAGGAATACCCATATTTACAATAGTACCTTCAGGTAAAGCTCTAATTTTTAATGGTAAAAATCCTAATTCATGTAAATCAATGATCTTTTCAATGTCATAATTACCCTCACCCAATGAAGTATTTAAAATATCTCTATATTCTGTTAATACTTCATCTAATGATTTTTTAAAGAAATTTTCATTAAAATCATCAATTAAATAATCTTGAATAAATGCTTGTAATCCAAAGAAAACCATTCTATCGTATTTCTTTGACATTGCTTTTCGAGGTGTCCAATAAGATACTAATTTTGTTAGCCCTCTATTATATTGTCGATCATGCACTTGTTTATAAGCATCACTTAATAACATTGATGTAATATCCATATTTATCATCCTTTCTATAAAACTGTAATTTTTCCATGTTCACCAGTAAATAAGCTACTTGTAGTAAACAATCTTTCTACAGTTCCATCTTCTAATAATTTAATTAAAGTACCTTTTTCTTTATCTAAAATACTATTTTCGGTATGACTAGCATAAGCATAAATCTTATCTACACCTAATTCCTTAAGTTTTAATGCACTATGGTACATTGATCCGCCGTATGAAATAATATCATCCCACATCAACACCTAAATTTTCTTGAATTAAGAAGGTATTATCTTTTAATAATTCCTCTAAATCTTCTTGTGTTGGGCTATTTATTTTTTTAATTAATGGGATATAATCAATTCCAAATTCCTCTAATAGTGGTTTATATTCATCATAAGAAAGATATTTAACTTTTTCTTCATCTTCATTATCATCAATACATACATCGAACACATAGAACTTGTTCCAAGCATCATCTTTATAAGTTTTTAATGTATGTGGTTTTAAATACTCACCAAATAATCTATGTGTTGGATGTTTGGCAAAATAATCAACAAATCTTTGATCCTTATGAAATTTGCCATAAAATCCTTGATTATCTTGAAAATCATTTAGTTCTCTTCTTCGGCTGCCACCGTGAACTAATCCATCATCTCCTAAAAATAATGTTCCGTTTGTTCCATCAATTTTACTGAATACATATACTTCACCATCGAGTAGCCCCCCTACATCAGAAGTACCGATACGACAAACGTGTTGATATTTTTTGTATTCCATTTTATTCTCCTTATATCTATTCTTTAAATAAGACAATTTATTTCTTCATTACTAGATACAATTACTTTATTTACATATTCATCAGCTAGTAATCTTGAATTATCTATAATACATTCATTTGAATGAGTGACTAAATATATTTTTTTAAATACATCTTTCTTAATATTTATTTTCAAATATTTTTTAAAATCATTCATTGTTCTTTCAATTAAAGTATCAAAATTTAATATTCCATATCTTAAACTTCCTTGATATTCATTAGGAACATTAGTTTTATCAATAATGGTTGGATTAATTACTTCTTTTGAACACTCGTTTTCTAAATAACCAACGCCATGTCTTGTTAAATAAGTTCTTGTAACATAACAAACTTCTATTTTTCTTGTTTTTGATAAATCTAGATTAGATAAAATTTTAATTGGATTATCAGCACCAGTATTACTAGGTGTTAAATGTGGAAATCCTTTTTTATTATTTTGATCGAGTAATAATCCTTGTGCACCTTCAAAAATTAATGAATCATATCTTTCTAAAAAATACTTTTCATCTTCTGAATTAATAATTTGTATCTTTGAAAGCATAAAATTCAAATCTTCAAAATAAGTGTTTATAATATCTGTTAGCATCGGATCATTCATATAGTCCTTTTTGTATTCAAATAAATTTTCTTCTTTAATACACTTATTAAAATACTTATTAATTTCATACTTAACTTTGAATTTTATCGTACTAATATATAAGTCACCAATAGCAAAATTTACTTCTTTATTTCTTTGAATGGTTTCAAAGATACCTAATCCACATGAACCATGTTTTAATTTATTTCTTTTTCGTTCTTTCATATCATTCAAGAACATTTCATATGGTGTAGTCACTAAACATTTTTCACTTACAAATACTTTGTTATCTAATTCAACACCTTTTTCAAGTAATTCTTCATATTCTTCTCTAAAGATAATTGGATTTAATATAAAATCCTCTGATAAATAAGTATGACAATTCAAGAAAGAACCAGATCCAACGTGTCTAAAAACATGTCTAGTTCCTTTATGAATTACTGTATGCCCACGTTGAGCGCCACCATTGTGACAAATAACCAAAGGATATAATCCTCGGTCAATAAACGATTGACAAAACTTGTATGTTCCTAATCCTTTACCTTCATCGCCATAGTTTGCTCCCGTAATTACAGCTACATTTTTAATCATTAATTATTACCAACGAATACCACTTTCAAAACCAAATACAGTTTCTTGTGTTTGATTTTGATTATCATTTGGAGTAGTAGGTTTAATTACATCATGATTTTTTTCATATTCTTTAGAGATAATTTTAATAATTTTATCTGCGATGTTATCAATATTTGTATTGAATACTTTATCAACACCTAAAACTTTGTTAAATGATGCAACATTTTCAGCAGAATCATTCCATCCACCATGCTCAACATTTAAATGATAAATACTATATTTTTTACTTGCTTCTTTATATAAATCATCAGTTTCTACATCGCCTTGTAATGAATCACCAGTAACTCTACTTAATGGTCTTTGAGGTAAATATGGATTGATCAATTCATCCCCCATTGTAATAATGATTCCTTTTTTATTTCTTTTCCAAGAATCTAATTTACAATGTCTTGAACCCATATACCAAGCAGCTGTGTATGATTCAAATGAATTACCTCCACCACCAGCTTCAAAGTAGATTTTGTCTAATTGTTCGGCAATCCTAATATCCGACTCGAATTGAGAAATTTGGATAGGTGCTCTATCATAAGCTAAATCTCCAATACCCATAATCATGAATTGAACATCTTTAACTCGTTTATAAAGTTCAGTCATTACATAATTTAATTTTTTAGCAACGTCTGTAGCTGTAGAACCCATTGATCCAGTCACATCTAGAGCTAAAATAACTCCGAGCGCATTAGGATGTTCTTCACTTTCACAACACTCTCTTACGACATTTAAAGGATTTAATTCGCTAGATAATTTATGTTGAGTATACATTTCTTGTACAGATAAATTGCCTCTTAAAATCCCAGTATCTGAATCAACGTCTCTACCTCTTGAACTTGAATAACTTCTAAATGAACTATCGCTCCATAAACCACAACCCATTATTCATCATCTCCAATTCCATCAAAGAAATCATCTTCATCTTCTTCGTCATCTTCTGCATCGTCAAATAAACTACCAAACATATTACCGAATCCATTGCCCATACCACCCATCATCATGAATGGTAACATTTGATTCATTCCGCTAGTTCCATTTGATCCATTTAATCCACCTTCGCCCATCATTTTAGACATCATCATATATTGCATGATTTTATTCATACCTTTTTTACCATTAGTTAAATCATTTCCAAACATTGAAACGATTTTCCCATAGAAATAAGTATTTCCCATAAATACATGACGATCAGGTAAAATAGTTTCTACTGTTGAATCTTCATAATTAATAACAGTAATTTGATTCTTTTTGCTTTCTACGACACATCTAGGTTTACTATTAACTAAAATAATGTCTCCTTTTTCTACTTTATTAGTTGGAATTACAAAGAAAAATTCTTCACCGATGTTAAATACAAAACTTGAACAGTTAACTAATCGACCAGTTTTTACGTTATATGACTTATAACCACTAGTAGTTTTAACAGCAATTTTACCGTTCATTGTTAATCGGCACATATCTCCATCTAAACTACCGAAAATTCCTTTAAATGTCTCATTAAAATTCATCATTTTTCATTTCCTACTTTCATTTCTTCTAATTCTTTACTTCTATCTTCAATTCTCTTTTTTGCAATTTCAAAATATTCTCTATCCAATTCAAACCCAATGAATTTACGATTTGTATTTAAACAAGCAACACCCGTGCTACCTGAACCCATACAATTATCTAGTACAAACATATTTTCATTCGTATACGTCTTAATTAAATATTCAAGTATCGAAACTGGTTTTTGTGTGGGATGTAGTTTCTCTTTATCTCGTTTGAATTCAATAATATCAATGGGGAATCTCTTACCATCACTTTCAGTAATATGCCCTTGCTCATAATCGCCATAATTTGATGAATGTGAACCTTGTTTACATTTATATGGTTTAAAGCCTTCTCTCATTTGAGGGTTATAAATTGGTAATTTTTTATAAAAAACCAATATATTTTCATGTATTTTTAAGGGCATTTTCTTTGCATTGAGAAATCCAGTTGCATTTTCTTTTTGCCAAATCCATTCATATTTAAGTAGTTTTAAATTTGAATTACCTAACACTTTATCAAAAGGTGTTTGTGCAAATAGACAAATACATCCGTTATCTTTGATTAATCTTTCGTATTGATTCCATAATTGTTTTAAATCGATCACACTATCCCATTTGTTTTTTGTAGTACCATAAGGTAAATCACATAAAATCATATCCATACTTTTATCAGGTAATTTAGACATTAATTCTATACAATCACCTTGTTTTAAAATATAAGTTTTAAAATTTTAAATCGTAATTTGCCTAATTTTATGAATTTAAATTAAGTAAATATTTTAACCGAAAGGAGAATACATAACATTTTTATTTTGAAAACATCGTATTCATTGGTGTTTTAGTCCAATGAATAAAACTTATATTTTACCTTTGATGCTAACTAGAAATAATTCTTATTACATATTATTACCAACTAGCTAACATCAAAAAAATAAAATATATAAATTTCAGTAATTATCAGTGAAATATAATTAATTACGGACAATTACTTACAAATCACTTAACATACTGTTACATGTTCTAGTTAAGATGTAAAAATAAACTTTTAATTTTTATAATCTCCACATTCTCTTTTTATCTTTTCAATATCAATATTTAATACTTCATATGATTCTTTAAAATAATGACTCAAAAAATTTCTTTGTTGTTTGGTAACTAAATATAATTCTTTTTCAGTATCATGTTTATAGCTACCATAAGGACACCCCATACACCCAGTTCTTTTAATATGATTATAAATCTTCGGAACTTCAATGTTGTATTTTATTTCAATTTTTCTTAATAAATCATCTGTTAAGTCATATATGGGATGAAATTTACCATTTTTTGAAAAACAACTAGTATATTTACTTTTTCTTAAAGCACCCTCACTACCACGTACTGCAATAATAGGATGTTTTTTAGATTGTTTTTCGTAATCATGCGCAGTACGTTTCTTTAAATATTCACAACATTTAGGTGAAACTCTATGTAATGTTCCATTTAACAATTTATCTCTTGCAGTATTATTTAACTTAAATTTTGTCCAACTTCTACCACTTGAATCATAACCATAAATTCTTTCCATTGTTGATTTAGCTCTACTGCCCCTTTGGTATCTATCAATGATCCCATCTTGCATTTTGCTAAAACATGGACTACCAAATTTATCTTTAATTTCAAATGGTTTCATTTTAGGAAACAACATAATATCACTATTACTTTTCATTCTATTTAATATTTCATTATGCTCCATATAAGTATTAATGCTTACTATTTCAATTTCATCATCATGTAAATACTCTTTTATGAACCAATATAAGAAATGACTATCTCTCCCACCAGAATAGCTTAAGTAATAATTTTCTCTATCTTTTGGAAATCTACTTGCCAAATCTTTTAAATAAAATTCAATCTCAACTTCATCTTCTTGAGTTAAATTTAAGTTTTTAATTAATACGTATTAAGTTACCGATTTTTCGAGGTTTAATACAATTAATTAGCATATGAAAGGAGTTGGATGATATTACATCAAAAGATAAAAATACCAAAACATACGAAGATTCCAATGTTTTTAATAAAAACTTAAATTTAATATCAACTTTACTATAAGTATAAGTCGATATTTTCGTAATTTTCCTCACAAATTGTAGCTATGTGATAGCATAAATCATGAGGAATAACACTTCTTAAAACACTTCCTTTAATTCCTTGTGTTCCAGTTCTACTACCTCTAGGTGCTGCTACGTGACATGGATCACCATTTTTACATGGTGGTTTAAATTTTGGATTTGGATGATTTGTAAAAATATCTGTAGGCTTTTTTCTACGTTGATTTGGCGGTAAACTCAATGTATATTGACAATAAGTTACTGTATATCTCGGTAATCCTTGCATAAATGACATCTTTCTTAAACCACCTACGGGATTTTCAATAAACCAATAAGTCCATGTTATAATCTTTAAAATAATTCAAGTACATATTTATTTGCTCTTTATTGCACCAAATGTAAATATTTATTTTTTTCATTACTCTTATTAATTCATCTAAAATTTTAGTATCAAAACCTTTTGTAATATCACTATTTTCAAGTTCATTATGATATTCTCTTTGTTTTGAACCAAATGCACCGCCACCACCGTGAGCAGCAAACTCATAAGGTGGATCAGTTACTACTAAATCTACACTATTATTTGGTAGTTTCTTTAATATCTCAAGGCAATCACCTTGTTGTAATATAGATGAAATTTTACTTTTATTCACAGTAAAATTTAACCCATATAATCTACATATTTTATATTATATAACATCAAATAGTAGTTTCCTTTCATTAATATGTTTTTAAATTTACCTATTTATTGGTACTTTAGATAGCATCAATAAAAGTAAAATTTTAATATAAAATCCCTTTCTTCTAAAATTCTAATTTATTCATGAGAAGCATATTGTTCTCTCAATTTTTCAGTAATATAGATTTGACCTTTACCAGTAACATATGTTGTAGTATAAGTCTTTTCACCATAAGCAGTTGTTGTAACTTTTTCTTTGATTTTAAAATACCCATTATCTACATACTTTTGATATGGTATATTATTTGACATTAAAATTTTCTTGTTTCTTAAATATTCAAATAATTTATTTCTTCCAATAGGTATGTGTTCATCATTTAATAATTTCGCCATTCTTCCCATATCAATTAAGTCCGTGGTATCAGATACCCTATTAGCAAATTCAACCATAGGTTTTTGCTCTTCGATAATTTGTTTGAATTGTTGATTTTGATGGTATAAATCTTTTGTCATTGCTAATTTAGTTTCTTCAGTAAACGAAGGAAAATATTTTTCAATAAATTCTTCTTCTCTACCTTGAACGACCGTTCCACCAGTTAATCTAATTTGTTTTAAAATCTTCTTAACTTCTTTCTTAAACTCTTTAGCAATTGGTTTTCTTGATTGCATTAAGACCTCATACAATCCATCTTCCGTTAAAAAGACTTTTTTACCACCACTATTACCATTCGTAATAGTGTGTTTTTCTTCTTCATCAACAGTCATCAACATTTTAGAAACGTTATAATAGCCTTGTGAAGTTTTACTGTAATCAATTCTTTCAGCTACATCTTTTGCTAGAAATAGTGGATTCTCAGGTGTTCCATATATACTGAAATTCTTATCTAAAATAGTATAATTACCATATACTTGTAATTCTTCCAAATAATTCTCCTATTCTACATCAAGAATACAAAATTCAACATGCTCAATACCTGGTTCTCTTAACTCTCTATTAAAAGCTTTACCACCATCAATATCTCTTATGAAATGTTTAACTTTGCTATTCTTGAATCCATGATTTAATAAATCATGTTTAATTTCATTTTGTGAATGTTCATTTAAAACACTTGGATTTACTGAACAATTTCTAAAATTTTTTAAATTTCTATAAACCCAATCTTGAAACAAACTATCCATAAATTTCTCCTTATAATTCTTTAATTTTTTATTCAATTACTTTTTCTATTCCTACTATTCTTCCATTAAATTTATCGCTATAATTAAGATCACCTTTATGATATGCGATGGGATATGCTTCTTTAAACAAATCCTTATCAACTAAAACCTCAACCATTGATCCATCAGATGCATGATAACAGTTATTTACTGTTCCCTTACCTTTTTCATCCAACATGATCACTCTTGTCTCGTTTCCATTGTCAAATTTAATGATAAATCTATCTCCCGCCTTTCCATAAACCGTACCCATAGCAACACCGATATAATCTTTCCCATCGGTTGTATGTAACAACCCATCACTTCCAATTTCAATTAAATCACTATGGATCAATTGATAATTAGGTGAAGATTTATCGGTTACCAACTGATACGGTTCAAATGATTTAAACCAGGTATGATCTGAAGAACACAATCCTAATTTGATTGTAGGTATTCTTCAATTGGTTTTTTCTGAAATAAGAGTATTAATATCGTTTACTTGATCAGTTAAATCTTTCATTTGAGATAAATACTCCTTATTTTGTTCTTTTGTAGATTTTAAACTCTTTTGTAATTGTTTGTTTTGAGTTTCTAATTGTTCAATCTTGCAATTTTGGTAATAACCAATACTACAAGTCGTACCAATAGAACCTAAAACACCTACAGTAGCCAAACCTACAACAATTTTTCTTTTAAGTCTCATAATAAAACCTTCCTTTTAATTTTTATTTTTTCTTCCTCCTGGTCGTTATTTGATGTTCGCAAATGGAATCGAACCATTTTTATTCAAACCTGAACGAACAGTTCGGTATTGTGATGAAAAGGTGATTACCACAATACCACTTTGACTAAAATGAAATTAAAATTATTAAGTAGTGTCCACAAGCAGAGTTGAACTGCTTTACGTTTCCCACATGGACAGTTTACGATGGACGAGGGAGGATATTTAAAATAGAGTTTACTACCAACATGACATTTACACATAGCTTCTCATCCACCATATTTTGTATAAAAAGTTATCGAAAGGTGTACTCATCAACAGAATCGAACTGTTCTAGAAATTTAGGTTGCCTACAATGAGTAGATTGCAAATAGGCTATGGAAAGACTATAATTCGGTATTGTTTGTAACTATTAATATTTTGAAAGGTTAATTAACAGCCTATTTGCTATAAAATTTTATGAATGATCGCCCTGAATGGATTTGAACCATTCTTTAAGTTACCTACAAGGCGAGATTTGATAAATAAATTTCTAAATTAAGATGAATCGACCTTTTATTCTTTATTTTTTGGTGACGAGCCAAAATAGTGAAAATTAATCCAATTTTTAGTTGTTATAATATACAAATACATCTGATTTTTTATTTTTGACTTCTGATTTCCTTTTGTAAGAGTAATATTTTTGATTTTAAAAAGGAGACTGCCTCCATTCTTTTTAATCTTTAGAAAGGTTTAATCATTTGTCTATTTAGTTGTTAATCAAGTTTTTATCTTGTGTCGTTTCTTAATATCAAAACTTATTTATCTCTTCTGAATAATTATGGTCAATGCAATTAGTGGTTTTTAATTTTGTATAACATGTTCTTTTCGTTTGGGCTTGACCACTTAAACCATAATTATTCGACTTTCTGAATATAGTAATATAGATAATAGTTTGTGTATTTAAGGAATCGAACCTTAATCAATGTTGCCTTTTGATGTAAACCTACAATACACATATTATTAGATACCAGCTAAGGGCAAAAAATATTTTGAGTGTTATAACTCAAATTCATGAGTTATAACATCTCCATTTCTTTTTTCAATAATTAATCGACCTTGACCATTTCGTAAATTAATGAAACTGAAGTCAAAAGCCTCAAATTCTAAATTATACTTTTTAACTAATTTATCAAAGTCATGAAATTTTCTTTGATCATCAAAATACTTTTTTCCATCTGTAAACTTATATACATTTACAAATTTTTTTAATTTATAAACTTCTCTTAAAACTTCAATTAAACTCATAAACTTCCTTTCTAATAAGTATAGAACATATTATTAGATACTAGCTAACACTTTTAGAAGAAGATGAATTATTCTTCATCTTCTATATTAAATACCTTCAAGTAATAACCGTAGAATTCATTATATATATTACCAGTGTTTATGCCAATTTCATGACAATACACATATAAATAATGTCCAAGGTTTTCTTTATTTGGGATTATATTCTTTTCTTTTAAGTAAAATATAAACCTATCTCTTGAACCATATTTCTTTATATTTCTAAGGCTTAAATCAATATTAAGTTCATTTAGCACACTTCTAGCATATTTCATCCAATGTCTAGCAATAAATACTTCAAATTCTTCATCACTTTCAAATTCTTTTAATCTTGGATCATTTTTATATGATAAGATGTAATCTTTATATTTAACCAAATAATCGTTTCTTGTACCATTAGCTTGGATTCTTTTGTCGGTATTATAGAAAATTTCAAACAATCTCTTGAATTCATCATCAATTTTAAATTCCTTATCTTTTAATTTTATTTTTTTATTAGAAAAATCCAAATTTGAAATTTTAATTTTTGCTAAATCATTCAAAGATATACCAGTGTAAAGTGAATAGATTATGAATTGAGCATGTCTATATATAGATAAATTCAACATCAATATTTTAAAATCATCTGCTGTAAACACCTCTGATTCGTTCATTTTAAGTTGATTTATATTTTTCAGTAATAATGTATTATCAACTAAAAATAAATTTTCCTTAATAATTCTCTTTATTACACACCAATCAAAATATTTACTCAATAAAGCCCTTGTTCTTGCCATTGAAGAGTACGACTGGCTTTTTAATAAATTCAACAATTCATTCGCATTGAAATTTTCAATTGGTTTATTTAATTTGATTTCAGCGTTATCAATGTCTTTAATGCTAAGCATAACATACTTGTTAATCTCAACATTTTCTTCGATGTACTTTTTAAAATTTTCCATCTTTCTCACCTCAGTGTCATTCTACAATTTTTACGTTCACTAGTCAATAATAATATGACTATAAATTTAATAAAACTTCTTTTGATTCCTTTGATCCAGCAGCATATGTATCAAGCGTTACTGATGAACCTTGTACATGACCAGCTTGTTCTTGAACGAAAGCCAAATCATTTGTTGCATGATATAAATTTGTTACATATAAGTGTCTTAACATATGTGGTGTTATTGTATTATTAGAATATTTTTTAATAATTCTAATAATATTCTTTTCTTTAATTCTTAAACCTTCTCTTGTTAGAAATACTGCATTTGATGCGGTTTGGATTTTTTTTCGTATTTCTAACCATTCTTTAAGTGCTTCACAAGCATCATTAGAAATATAAACTGTTTCATATTCTAATTCACTATAAGCACCTTTTCTAATAACTTCCACATATGGATAATCAGACTCTAAATGTAAATCATTCATATCAAGACCACATAATTCACTTTCTCTCAATCCTGAACCAAGTAAGAATCTGTAAATAGCTAAATATTTAACTCTGCTATTTACATTTGCTATTTCATTTAAAGATTTTGACAAGACATCTAAATCTTCTTTTTTTGGCAATTTAGTCGTATCTTTTTTCTTCTTTAATTGAAATAACTTTTTATTTCTTTTAAGGATTGGTGATTTTCTTATTAAATCTTCTTCAACTAAATAATTGAAGAAACTTGATAATTGATTTTGAATTGTCACAACGGTCGAATTCTTATAACCATTGTCGATTAATTCTTTCAAATACTTAACAACATGACTTGATTTTACATTTTCAATACTATTGAAATCTTCAAAGATATTTTCTTGTAAACACCAATTTAAGAATTTATTTATTGAACTAAAATAGCCTAACAAGCAAACTTGTGATTTAACTGAAGAATATCTAAAGAAATTGGCTAAATCTTCAGGATAATTATTATCCTTTAATAATACTTCTATTTTAGCTCTTTTGATTTGTTGTAGCTCTTCTTTATAAATCATTTGTTATCACCTCGTCCTTACATATATAAGTATATACTATACATACAGTATAGTCAACACATTTTTATTAAAAAGAGAAATTTCTTTTCACTAAAATTTCTCTTTTAATTTGGCTAATCTATTCCTTTAAATTTCCAATAATTGAACAAAATATAAGATAAAATTACCCTTTGTCCCGTTAAAGTTAAATCTATAATAAACTCTTCCGTTTCCCCTATTAGAATTTTATAGATTAGATCTTCTCCACGTCTCCCCACAGTTAAGAAAATATCATCATCTTCAGATGCTCTTTCTATATTGTATAATATAGTCTCATCCAAGATAACATTACTATTTAACTTATCTTTCCATAATTCTACATGAATCAAACATTGATCATCGCTTATTTCAATATCTTGTACAATAACATCACTAAAAATTTTAAATACATTTCCGTTCATAATTTTTGCTCTCCTTTTTATTTCAAATATTTTTAATACTTACGCCAATGCTGCTAGTATAAATATTCATATTTGAGTACATAATAATCTTGTCAATACTAATGTAACTCCTTTAGCATTGATGCAAGGGTTGACGGATTGAGAGTGTAACAGGTTCGATAGTCAACTCTTTATACACTTCATTAAACAATCCACAACCTCCTTTAAATAATGAAAGTGTATCAAGTATCTACTATAATGATAACACTTTCATGAATAACTTAAAATTACATAATTCATCATAATTGCCTAAATTTTGGTAAAATAAAAGACACGTATAAATACGTGTCTAATGCTACTATTTGATTACAACATTATCAATTTGGCTTTCCCATTCATAATTACAGTCTTGATCAGGGGTAGCTAAATGAATAGTATAACTCATACCAGGTGCTATTTCAGTTTCCGAATAACTATCTTTACTAATAATTGATTTATCATCGGTTGTATATGTTACAAAGTAAGAAATGTCATATGTGTAATTGGTATTATTTTTTACCGTTGCTTCCATATAATAATCCTCATAATCCCAAGGCAAATCCCCATCTTTAAATTGCGCTCCAATATCACTATTAATATCTTCATAAGCTTTTAATAATTTCTTTTCATAATCTAAATCTTTAATATAATTAGCTACGAATTTTTTATTATTCTTTAAAAAACTAAAATCATTATACAAACCATCTAAAGCCTCAAATCTTTGTATCATGCCTTCTTGCCAACCATGTTGATAATCATAAATTCCTTCTTCTTTTAAAGAATCTTTTTGAGTATTTAATCCATCTATATAATCTTCATAATAACTTTCGATTTTAGCGTTTCCAAAATCTTTATTTTCAAATTCTTCTAAATAACTTAATTCAGTATCAACTAAAGTACTATAATCAGCATCATCTGGTTCTTCCATTCTTTCAACTACTGACTTTTCCATAGCTAATAGAAAATCACAATCTGTTATTCTATCTTTTGAGTCTTTATAGCTTTTGATTTCTTTATAGATTTTCTTTGCTTGTTTGTATTTTCCTTCAGTTACTAATTTGTTTGCTTCTTCATATTGTTTATCATCACCATTTGATCCACTACATCCTATTAAAGAAAATGCAAATGTGAATACTAAAATATACTTTATTATCTTTTTTAACATAATCATTTACTCCTTAATTTTGTGTCATAACAAATCCAATTTCGCTTGAACTCATAATTGTTAACGTGCAAGTATATCCATCTAATGGATAAGCTACATTATAAGACATTTTGACCACATTTTCACATTCATCAATATCTTTTCCAGTTACAGCACTTACTAAATGAGCGCCTAATTTATATGATTCATCTGTTAAACCACTTGTGTTTTTTATTTTATTAATTATCATTGCATAGGTTATTTTACCATTGTTATCTTGACTGAATCCATAATACCCATCACAATAAGTACCTTCAAAATTAAAAAATACAGCTTTTTTACCATTATCTTCTGAATATTTTTCGTAAGTTGCGACTATTCCAGTATCATGATAAAGTTCTTGCCATAATTTATGGTATAAATCATAGAAATTTTCAGGACAATTATATTTTAAATAATAATAATTACAAAATTCATCAAAATCATATTTATAACGCCCCATATCATTTTTCATAAATTGTAATATGCTTGTAATTTCTTTATCACTTTTATCTTTTAGAAAATCACTATATTCAGCTTTTTGATCTTTATTTGCTGTCAAGATTTTATCTTTATCTGATAATTTATTAAATTCTTTTTGTTTTTGATTATAGATAAATTTTAAATAATTCTTGACTTCATTTTTTGTTAAATCATATTTATCAAGAAATTCTAAACATTGTTCATCAAGTTTCTTATTTTTCTTTTTTACTTCTTTTGTAAAATCATAATCTTTATAATTCTTTCTAAATGTATAACTCCCATCTTCATTATAAAAAAAGATACCTTTTTTATGATATTCGTCTCCTTTTATACTAATACATGAATATGGTTCACTTGTAAATAATGAGACTTCACTTTGCAATTCTTTGTCGTTTTTTATAACTTCTGCTGTTTCTTTATTAGTTCTTTCCTTAGAACTCCCACATCCTACAACTGTGAAAATAAAACTAAATGCTATAACACATTTAATTATTTTCCTAATACTACTACTCATAAACAACTTCCTCCCTTATATCCCATATTTTACCATATTTTTTCCATATAGACCATAAGATAAGAACTAAACGTCAAATTATTCCACTAAAGCGTAATACTATCTTCAGTTTGTTCAATAACTGGTAATACACCATGTTCTTTTAATTCGTTATAAATCAACTTAACACCATCTTTTGTCCAAGCATTGAATTTAGCTACACTTACAATCTTTTTATTTTCATACATATTCTTTGAAGTAGTAACCATGAACTTCAATCCATCTTTCTTATATTCTTCATTAACTTCCCATACACCATCAACTTTATCTTGTAAACCAATCATGAATAATAATTTGTTAAATTTAACTGCACTCATTCCATAATAATTTGCAATTTCAGTTGTTAACCATCTATCCTTTGATCCTACAAATAGTTCGCTTAAAAAAGTCACATCTTGTTTTTCTTCTTCTAATTGTTCATTCTTACTTTCAAGTGACAAGATTCTACTGTTTGCAAGAATTAATGCTCTTGATAGTAGTTCATCTTCACTCATATCTTCTTGCCCATAAATATATCCACCATTTTTACGGATTGAAGGTAATACTTCACTAGTTATCCAACGTTTAAATCTTTTTGCAGAATCAAGTTTGCTTGATAAAATAAGCGAATATAATCCAGATTCATTAATGACGGTAACATTTCGTTTTTGACCTGCGTACTCAATTTGGGTACTTAGCTTATCCTCTTCATCAACATGTTTCGGAACTGCATTTCTAGAACTTTTATATCCTAAAGCTGTTGCTACATCTTTTCCAACAAACCAAGGTTCTCCATCAATAGCAATTGCTCTTACATCATGTCCTTCAAATTGAAAATCCAATACATTATTTCCTTGCTCTTGTTTTACTACTTCATTTACTACTTTTTTCATAATTTAAATCTCCTTTTCTTTTCCATTCATAAAATTTTATATAAAAAATGGATTCAAGAATTAATCTCAAATCCATTAATTTATCTATATTTAATTTCTATTTCAAAGATAAATAAAAATAGGTAACGTTGGCTAAACGTTACCATAGACTTTCTAAAGAAGATACACGAATAGATAATGTGTTAGTAGAATATGTATCCTCTTCTTTAATATTTTAACATTTAATATAATTAATTTCTACAAAAATTTTAATTATATGGGGTTTATCTCATTTCTATTTAAAACTTATGTTTTAGAAATGATTTTCATAACTTTTTTCCAATTGAACCTTATATTATTTATAAATCATCTTCAAATTCTTCATAATGTAAACCAGGTGAAATAGGAATTTTTCTAATATCTTCTAATTCAACAACAATACTTGCTGCAAATCCATAACTTACAAAGTTATAATCTTTACAATACATTTCTCTAAATTTATCGACAATTTTACTTTGTGGTTCTTCCATATAATCATGATGAATAGCAATTTTATGTGCATCATTTACAATATTATACTCTTCTAAATTAATTGATAAATTTCCATATAAATAATCATCCGTATTGTCACTCTTCACGTATACAATAGAAATACCTGGTGAATTATTTGATGCATATTTAGTAAGCACAAATCCCATTCTATCTCCATTATATTCAAAAATTTGATCTTCATTAAAATGAATCACATCTTCAATCTTATCATTATTTTGTAAATCTTCAGCTACAGCGTTATCTAATAAATACTCAAATAATATTTGAAATTTATAACACTCAATATAATGTCCAAAAAATTTTCCTGGCAATGGGAATTTTTTAAATTTATCATCATTAATTTTAATTTCTAAATCATCTAAATTATTTATAGGTGTTCTAAATTCTACTGTGTCATCCACTTTAAGTTTTAACCATTCTGGAATATCTACTTCCACATAATTATTAAGTGCGTCAATAAAACCATCAAATACTTTAACAACTTTCAATTCTCCTGATTCCATATATAAATTTTCCATATTATTTTTCCTCCTTAATTTAAATGTAATTGGTTGATTGTAATATCAACTAGTTGCGACTTATCATTAATAGGTAAACATAAAGGTACATAACCTTCTTGAATGTCATAATTTTCCCATTTTTCAAAATCACAAAAGAACAAATTAGTTTCTTTATTTTGATTAAGAAAAAAGGCGAGTGTATTCGCCTTGTAAATCTCATCATTATTTCTCATCATTTGTGTACAACGATCAACAATTTCCTCACGTGTATAGAAATTTATTAATTCAGTTCCAACTTTTAAACAATAATCATTAATCTTTTCTAATACCTCAAATAACCCATATTGATTACTTGATGACATTTTCTTTAAATCCATTACAATTTGTTGCATATAATTATTCCTCCTTGATCCAAAAGATTGTATTGTTATAAGGATTAAATTCAATCTTTTTTTCATATAGGTGATAGAAAATATCTGTTACTAAATCAGTTAACTTTTCAGTAGGATTTAATATAGGATTTTTTAAATAACCTACTTCATCAGGAATTAAAAATTGACATTTAGTCTTTTCTGTTTCATCCACATAATAAATTCTTACTGGTACTTCATTTAATCTTAATTGTTGATTGACTCTTGCAATCATGCTGTCTACAAATTTTTCCATATTCTTTATTCTCCTTTTGTGTTTGATGAATGTTCTCTTGCGTATTTCATAAATTGTTTAAAAAATTCGCAATCTTCTTTAATATCATAATAGCAAGTAAAAATGCTATAACTATGGCGTAAGTATTTATTAATTAGCTTATCACTTAATTCTAAATCTACACCTAATTCATGCTGAATAGCTAATCTAGTATCATTAAGTAATTTTTCATAAATTTTTTGTTCATTTTTATAATAATCATAATCAATTTTCTTATTGTGTTTTGAAACTTTTTTATTGTATTTTTCCAACTTTTCTTTATTTTCTTTTACAGTCAAGTCCTCGTTAAATACATAGGTTTCTGGTAACTTTGTTTTCCAATCTAAATCAAGTTTTTCAGGTCTTTTATATTCACCTTTTTCAAATCTCTTATCTATTTCTTCAAATGTCATATTTATTCTCCTTTAAAATTTCTCATCCAAAAAGATGTACCAGTATTGTTAAAATTCAACTCTTTATGATACATTTCTTTAAATAAATCTCTAATAATTTGAATTAATTCCTTTTTAGGATTTAAAATTGGTCGATCCAACCATTTTTCATAATCTTTGCAAGCTAATTTAATCGTACAAAATTCCTTATGTGTTTCCGTTTCATAATCAATTACAATAGGTATTTTTTTTAACGCCAATCTATAATTAATTGCAAATAACATATCATCATTGAATTTATCCATATTTATACCTCAATTTCTTTATATTCTTTATCTAAAACAATTTTTTGCTTTATATCTAGATCAACCAAAGCAACTTTTTTAATATGTTTTTTCTCTCTTGGAATAATAACCCACTTTTATATACATATTTGTTGCATGATCATCAATGTAAATTCTTAATATTTGTACTTCTGGAAACCAATATTCAGCTTTTTTATCAAATAACTTTAAATGAAACTTTCTCATTTTTTCTTTAAATTCAAAAAAACAACCTGTTTTATCCTGAAAAGGAATTTTAATTTCTTTAAATTTTTTAAATAAATATTTTCTATCTTCTATACTTAATTCATCCATAAATTCATCATCTTTCTTACTAAATAAAATATGGAAAATCATTTATATAACAATTTTCCATATAAGCCATTATAAAAAATAAAAGACAAGTTTTAAATTGCTTGTCTTTGTCTTTATAACTCCTGATTTTACACCATTCTAAACATTTCAGGATGTAATTTATTGATATACCATTTTGAAACTCTCCATAATTCACCATCAGGAATACGAATTAGCGTTACAAATAAACGATCTTCTTCTAGTACTTCCCATTCTTCAGTTTCTTTTGTTGGATGTTTATATTCAATTCTATCCTTTATATATATTTTATCAAAAACTTTTTTATTTTCCATAATATTTCCTCATTTCTTTTACTTAAATTTTTCCACCTATCACATTATTTACATATTTATCCAATTCTTCTTTAAGTTTATTGAATTTTTCTATAAACTTTTTCATAAGTGCCAATTGGTTATTATTCGTATTACAATCAAAATTTAATTTCCAATAACCCTCTTCTACTTTATCTAAATTTAAGTCATTTTTACCTATTCCTACTGAAAATCTCCCTTCAGAACTATAAGTAATACCATCCACAATCATTCTCATATGTGCTAATTGTTGATTATTAAAACATTGCCCAGCAACTTTATATAAAGTAAGTACTTGATCCATTTCATCTCTCATTGACATAATGATGTTTTTGTATTTTTCACATTCTTCTTTGTACAGTTTTCTCTCTAATTCTTTTTTCTCTTTTTTATCATCTTTATATGCTACTAATTTCTCAATTGTCTTTGAAATATCCATAAATTTGTCTCCACTCCCTTTAATTTAGTAAAATTTTTCCATTTAAAATTCCCTATTTCTAGGGATTTAAAAGTACTATTTTTAATAATAAAATTCTTGTTTTAATAATTTACTTTTACTTGATATAAGATATAATCTCTTACCCAATTTGTAATTTCACCTTCCTCATAATGGAAGTTTAATTGTTTAAAGAACATATCTTTGTATTCTTCGTTAGGAAATTCAATTTCTTTAATTTCACGACTTTGAATATATTCAAAAATTTCCACCATTGCATCTTCCATATAGGAATTGTGTTTTCTCATTTTTAGATCATTTGTATCAATAATATAAATAAAATCTCCTTCATGTGTATTCATGACAAAGATAGGATTTACATTTTCATTATACATCACAAATTCTTGATTCATTTTTAACATAATTTCCCATCTCCATTCTTATATCATTTATCAACTTCATAGAATACAATTCTAAATTCGCTAGGATTTGAATTATATTCTTTCGCTAAATCTTCAATGAGAACATTCGCATCTTTTAAAGCTTCTTCTTTTGTTTTAAAAGACATTTCTCCATTATCTCCTACTAAACTTCCAGATTCTAATTTATCTAAATAAATATCATATACGTATTCAACATTTTTATCGCCAATAATTTCTTTAATTTTTCCATTTGTAGCCTTATCTAGTAAAATTAAAAAACTTGTATAACATAGATTTTCTGAACACAATTCTTCTCTTGAACAACTTTTAATAAACTCTTCATCCTCATTATTAATTTTCCAACAATAAAATTCATGATTTTTTTCAATTTCACTTCTTAAAAATAGCTTAATCAATCCTTCTTTGCTATAATCATTATGAAGTTCACTCCATAAAATTTCCAAATTCAATACATTAAATTTTTCGTATGGTTCAAAATCATTTATAATTTTTAAAAATTCTTCTTTATTTAAATTTCTCAATATATCATAAATTGAACATTGTTTTCCCATTGATAATTCATTAAAATTTTCCATGTTATTTTCTCCTTTTATTCATACAACTTTTTTCCAATTCAACCAATTTAACAACTACCAGTAAATAATACATCGATTAATTCTTGTTTAGTATCTATAATTGTGCAGCCATTACCCCACATACTATAATCAAATAAATAAATATCGTTTTCGCTATTGCCGTCAAGATCAATAGCAAGTTGATAGAATGTGTCTCCATCTTTAGCATGTTCATACATAATTTCTAACATTCTTTCATGAGTATAAATATTTTCATCTTCATTAATGATGTCATATAACTCATTAATCATATCGTATATTGTACAGTTATCATCGTTTATACATTTTTCCATACGTTGTAATTGATCTAATGTAAAACCTTTGTCATTTTTTTTATTCAATTTTTGAAGTTCTTCAATATCAAAAATATTTTCCAATAGTTCGACCTGATCCTGATCATCACAAGTTAAACCATAATCTTTTTCCACATCGCCAGAATGTGCTTTTTCTCTTGCTTCTCTACTATTGTTTGCTAAAACTTCTACGTTTTTCCAATAACTCATTGTAACGCTATATCTTTTCATAATTATTTTCCTTCTCTTTCATTATTCTTCAATTTCTAATTCATTAATATTTAAAATTTCAAAACCACTACAATAACCAGCTACGACATATTCAATTTCAGCTTCTGGGAATTTTTCCAACACAAGCCTTTTAGCTGTTTGATAAATAACTTCAATCAAGCTACTACTAATATATTCCCAATCCCCATCATTAGATAATTTTTCCAATACATCTTTCATTGAATATTCAATTTCAATTCCTAATTCTTCTAAAGTTTCCTGAAGATCGTATTCAACTTCTTCTACCATTTCAGTTTCAATATTTAAAAATTCCACTAAAGTTTCCATAACTATTTTCCACCTTTACTAATAATATTTTATTATAATTTTTCATAACTATATCTACTACTATCATGACAATCACTACATACATTGCATTTGCCATAATATTTACAAGTTGTGCAATGTCCATATTCTGGATCATCCTCTCCTTCATCTTCATCTTCTAATTCCACATAATCAAAAGTATTGCTATCATAAATTTGTAAAGCTCCTTCAATTGCTTCTTCTTCACTATCTGCATCAATTAAAATACTTGCATATGCTCTATATATTGCCATAATTATTTTCTCTTACTTTCTCTTAAAATTTTTTCCAAACAAAAAAGGATGTAATTTTTATTTTTACATCCTTAATAAAATCTATTTTTTATAAAATTCCCTATATGATATTTAATCATCTTCATCTTCTTTACGTTCTTCTTCAATATCAACAAATTCTTGATAATAAGCATTACTCGTTTGATGAGCGATCATTGATTCAATCTCATTTTGTGTCATTTCATGACAACGTATATTATCAACTTTTTCTTGAATAATATCCCAATCTTCTTTTTCTTCAGCTTCTTCTTTAGTTTTTTCCAAATCATATTCATTTATAATATAATTATTAATATCATCATCATGAATAATATCCTTATCAATTAATATATTAAATAGTTCATTAATATCATCATAATATGCTATCCATGTCCATTGACGATGTGTTGGTTTTCCTTCCCATCTATATTTTTGACCATCATAACTATTTAATTTATTAGTAAAATGTTTCATATTTTCCACCTCATTTTTTATTATATCTTTTTATACAACTTTTTTCCATATGATCAATTATTAAGTAATTCTTTTTCAAAAATTTCTTTAGATTGTTTTGCAATTACCTTACAATCTTCTACCCATCCATCATACTCTTCTAAAAATAGATCATATCCATATTCCACATTACTATCACAACGCCAAATATAAAATCCAACTAATAGCTCTGGATTGATGAAAAATTTATGAAATACATCATTTTCTAAAAATGTTGTTTCTCCATCTTCTCTTTCTAATACAATTTCTTTTTCCATAATTTTCCATCTATTTAAAAACATTTCTTTACACTTCAAACAGTTTTCATATTTTTTCATTGTTCTTTCTCCTTTAATTCATTAGCAGAATTAATCTTTAAATTTTTCTAATTAATTTATATAATTTTTTCCATATAACTAATTATAATTATCACACGCTTTACAAGATATACAATATTTAATATATTTACACGCTTCACATGAATCAAATTTATAACGATAATCTTCACATTGTTTTAAGATTAATGATTTATTAGGATACCCATGTATTGTCAACATACCTTCATCATCATCGTATTTTTCAATATGTTTAATAACAGTTTCTTCTGTTATTGGTTCAAAATATTCTTTTCTATCATTTAGGTATTTTGAGCTTAACTTTTCTATTTCTTTAATATATTCTTTAATCTTTGCTTTCCCATCAACAGTTAGATATACGCCCATTTTTTTACCTCATTTCCACCCATTAGGGGTTATTTAAAATAACTTTAACTGTAATTTTTACCAAAAGTTTTACTAAACTTTTTCCAACTCGACCCTTATATTATTAATATATACGGGTTATATCAAAAGTTATAAAAGTTAAATTTTATCAATTTATTTTCATAACTTTTTTCCATATGTGCCTTAATAATTGTATCTTAATTTAACAATAACTGGTTGTTTTGTGATCTTTTCAATAGAATATTTAATTTTTGGTTTTGTCTTTTGATCTGGAATAATATCACCAACTTCAATTTTAGTCTTATATTCCCAATTATCTTTATTAAATTGTTCTTTCAAACGATTATAAATAGACATTAGTTCATTCAAATCAAATCTATCATTTGTAAACAACGCTCTTGAAAATGCAATAGATCCATTATTCATTTTAAAACCAATGGTATAAACAATATTATCTCTTTTTTGTTGTTTTCTAACAATACGTTTAGCTTCTGGAATAGCTTTATCTAGATTGTGACAAACTAACCATTCTTTTAACATTGAATTGTTTTTATCAATATTTATTTTTTTACCATGATTAAATAATTCAACTGTTTCAGGCGCATATTTATAGCCTCTATATTCAAAATTATATCTTTTGTCTTTCATGTTTGTTTACTCCTTTTCTAGCCATCTTAAATAGTCGATATATAAATTTTCATCAATGTTTTTTAGTTCTTCAATACTAAGATCTCCTTGTACAATTAAATCATTTATAGTTACATTCATATCATCTTGAATGGTTTTTTCATCTAAATAATATAATAAATTACTAATAATTGCTTTTAATCTATCATTTGAAATTTCATTTATTTTCATGATTTCATCCTCCAATATCTATTATTAAAATTCTTGAAACTCTTCAGGCGCTACACGATTTTCCCAGAGTTCTCTTAAAAACGCTTCACCACATTTTTCTTTCATGATCCATCCAATATCTTCTAAACTGTATCTAATTTGTGATGAATCAATGTTGATCAACAAATCAAAATCTTCAGCAACATATCTCAACATATCAATAGGCATGTTTTTTAAGTCGTCAAAAACTTTGCAAGTGTCATTGCTTTTGTTGATCGCTAAAACTTCTTCGCTCGTTTCATCGAATAAAATAACGATGTAATGGGTTTTTGTATTATAATATCTCATGATTTCTAGCATTTTTTATTTCCTCCTTAGTCATCTAGGCTTTCAAATTTTCCATAATTATTGACGTTTCTTTCAACTCCTACGGCGTTCATATAGTTATAGCACGGTTTCCCGTCTTTATCTTTTCCTAATATGCTGTTAGGGTTGATATTCTTATAAAAACAGCTTTTACAGCCATTGTCTTTATTTTTCCATAAGATCATATCTTTGTTAGCTCTTTCGATGAACTCCCATTTATTGACTTTCGGTTGATCCTCTGGAATTTTCAACTCTTTCGGCAGCTCATATTTATGTTCCTTCCATGATCCTATTTCTTTGTACCTTTCTTGTCTCTTTCGTGCTTTCTCTTCTTTTCTTGCTTCGATTGAAGCACGTTTAACATTCTCATAATATGAATGTCTATTTTCAATTCTTTCTTTTAATCTATCAACAACCGCATTAAATTCTTGTTGTTGGCTGTATGTATTTGTTTGTTTTCTTGTTTCCATTTTTTTCTTTTCTCTCTTTCTTTTAGTATTGTTTTATGTTTTTTTGTATTGTTTTTCTTTTTTGTTTGTTAAAATAAAGAAAAGCTATATTTCTATAGCTTTAAAGTTGGTATATGCGATAATAAATATAAAATAAGTTCATTATCATATAAAAGACCATGAATATATCTATATTGCAATTCTCTCCAGTATAGATTAAAAAATCTTTTTTTGATTGCTACGTGTGTTATATTTTTATATGAATTAATTAAACTTATAACGTCTTTTTTTATTTGTAAAAGTTCTTTATTATCTTCTTGAATGTATATAGCATCTTGTGATCGACTTTCATAAACAATATATTTATGCTCGTTAGTTGTAAAGCGATATAATTCTAAAATAACTTGATCCATTTTATAACCCTCCTAAAATTTTACAAACTTCATAGAGTAACTGAAATAATAATTTTGCAAATGCTTCGGCTATTGGTTCAGCAAATATAAACATAACCAAAGCAATAAAAAAGAGGATCGTTAAAAATCCTCTATAGCTTAAATGATATTTATTTGTTTTCATTGTTCTATGCTCCTTAACCTTGATAATATTCTTTTAAATCATATTTTTTTAATGCTTTTGACAACTCTAAAAACATAAATATGTTATTTTCGTTTAAATCTAAAATATTAAAACTCATTTTTTTAATTTCATTAGTAAAAAAATATGAAAATAATGGGCTTGATTCCATTACGCTAAAATCATAGTTAAATAAATATCTATCAACTAATTTATTAAAATTAATTTTATTATTAACGTTTTTTACAATATTATAATTGTATTGAACATAAACCCCATTAAAATTATCAACAATAATATCGTTATTATCATTGATAGAAAAAATTAATGATTTATAATAACTACTTTTATTATATAAAACACTAAAAAGAAAATATTTATTTTCTTCTTTTGGCTCTGGTAAAGCGTTTTTTAAATTCCAGCTCTTTTTTAAATCTTGTAAAATTGTTGTATTTTTCATGGTTTTGTGCTCCTTATAATAATTTTAATAAGTCTTTTTTAGTGATATTGTGATTACTGTTAAAATAAAACTGTTTTAAAAATTCTTTTATATGTCTCAAAGTTGTATTGCTAAATAATAGTGATTGATCTATGTTATTATTTAAGATAACGTTATTGTGTGATAATGTATACACCAATGTATTATAGCTATATAATTTTATATTTTCGTTTTCTTCTTCGATAATTGCTTTATGGTAAAAACTTTTTCTACCGTCATAGATTGGTAATAGTTCATATTTTTTCATGATTTTTATTCTCTCTTTCTTTTTTTTTTTTTTTTTTTTAATAAATAAAAAGACTATAATTTTATAGCCTTATTCAATATTTAAAAGCGTGTTGTTTTCTTTTACATTATTATATTCAATATTTAAAATATCTCTTGTTTCATTATTTAATTCATTGAAATATTTTTGTATCTTGATAAATTCTTGATATTTTTTTGATAACTCTAATAAATTAGACATATCATTTTTAAGCGTTACAATTTGTTTATACTCATTATCAATAATATTTTGTAGTTTATTTTTAAAATATTCTAGGTCGATACGTTTGTGTTCTTCATCTGGTAAAAAATCTTTAGTATTTAATGTGATATATCTCTCATTATTATAATTCAATTTTGAATAAATTTTAAATGTGATAAAATAGTTTTGAGCATAACTATCTTCATAAATATTAAAATTTGTATTTTCTAATACTTCTTTTAAATGATCTTTAAAACGTTTATTATATACCTTGTTATTAAATTTTTGATCAACATTATTTTTTAAAGTTTCCAAAGTTTCAATATAATTTTTATGTTTATTAATAGCTAAATTATACTTATCAGTAATAGCTTTTTTATTTCTTTTTGGTTGTGTTTCCTCTTTAAGAGTGTTTAAAAAATCCATTTCTTTTTTAGCTTCTGGCTTTTTTAAAGCGTTTATAATTGATCCATTTTCTTCTTTAATTTCTTGCTTTCTTTGTTCTATTTTTGATAAATCCACATCATAAGAAGCGCACAAAGTACATTCTTTACAACCTCCGCAAACTTTAATAAATTTACAATACATTTTTTTATTTAATTCTTTCATTTTTTTGTTCTCTCTTTCTTTGATTTTCTTTTTTTAATTTTGATAAATGAAAAAGGCTATAAAGTTATAGCCTTTAAAATGTTTTAAAAAATTGGTAGTATTCTTCAGCGTTTAAAAGTTCTTTATAAATAGCTGTTATTCCTTCCATTACATAATTAGTTTTATCGATTTTAACATCTTGTTCAATTAGAACATCTGCGGCATTTTCAAAAATATATAAAATATCAAAAATTGAAGGCAAACCCAAAACCCATTGAAAAAAGTGATTAGATGTCAAAGCCTCGTCTTTTTTACATCTTTCTTCTTTTGCGGTTTTTAAAATATAATGACAAATAGAAAAATAATTTTCTTTTTTATTTTCTGGTGCATCTTCTGGGCTTTCGTCTTTGTCCCATGTGTAATTGTTTAAAATAAAATCTTTAATAGTTGTATTCATTGTTTTATACCGTCCTTTTTTAAATTTGTTTTTTATTTAATTGTTTAATTTTTTGTAAAATAAAAGGAAAGCTATTTTTTAACTTTCCTTAAATGCTGGAATAATTTTATTATTCAATGAAAATAATTAAACCGTTATCAGTATCACACGCATCCATATAGCTCGTAACTTTTGCTTTTTGTAAATCTTCTGGAATGTTGCTATAATCACAACTAATAATAATTGTATTGTCTTGATCCTTAATAAACAGCTCTTTGTCTTTGTTTTGATTTGCTACAGTTTGAAGGTTTTCATTTTCAAACCAATAAGAATAAGCTTCACCGTCAATATTTAAAAAATAATTGCCTTGTTGATGGTTTTCATCGTAGATAATGCCATCGTTAATGATATGCTCTTTACTTTGTTGTTGTCCTTGATAACTACCAATTAAAAAAGCACTTGCTATAATTGTTGCAAGTGCTGAAGCTTTTAAAATTCTTTTTGTGCTTGTTTTCATTTTGTTATTCCTCCTAAAATTCTATTAAATTTGTATTTTTTGGTTTTGTTTTAGTTTCTTGAATCCAGTTATATGATAAATTTGGTAAGAGTCCATCATCAATAGCGCTTTCAATACGTACATCCAAAATATCATATTTTGTTATTGTTTGATCATCAGTATCAAATTTTGATATTTTTGTAAATGCTGAAACTTTTTTATTACTACTTTCAATAATAAAATAAACTGTATCATTCATATCATTTTACCTCCTGAAATTTTATTTCTTTTCTTCTTTCAAATAACTCTTTTTTGAATTACTTCAAAGAAGAAAAGAAAGACTTATTTTTTTCATAAATAAAAAGAATGTTTTTAAATTTTAACAAGCTGTATAGCTTAACTTTTTCATGTGTAGCAATTAATTTTTGAAGTGTTTACGCTGTAAACTTGTTTCAATAGTTGCATCAATGAAAGAAGATTTTTAACATTCTTTTTTGAGTTTATGAAGTTTATAAGTCTTATTTTTTTAATTTTATCAAGGGTTATTTTTTAAATACATTCTACAAAGTTATATTTTATTATTTAAATACCAGAATAACAAAAAACTGGTTACATTCTACAATTTTTTAATAAATACTATTAATAAGGCGTATTTATTAAAGGATGAGGCTTTGGCATAGATCCAAAGCGGTTCAGGTTCTCCCCTACCCTTTACATCAACCTTTATTTACTTTTCAATGTTCTCAAAGCGTTTTATTTTATAACCCCTGATAAGATAGTCATAATTAATATTTACGCTTTAAGAACATTGAAATTAGTTTGATTTTTATTTAAAAATTTGTTATAATCTCTTTGAGTTAAAGCTCAAATATTTTTGTTTGTTGATGCTGCTGTTTTGGTCGATAGAAGCATCAACATTTTTTATGACTTTTGTAAAGGATCGAGATATTTATTTTTTATATCTCTTTTTCTTTACATCTTTATTATATACCTTTTAGGTTTATTTTTCAACCCTTTTAGTATATATTTTTTATTTTTTTTGTAGAATTTATCAAGGTTTTTTATTTATTACCTTTCCTTTTCTACAATATTATTATAGCATATATTTTACTTTGTGTATAGTATTTTTTATCTTTTGGAGTAGCTTTTTAAATAAAAAAAGACTTATTTATTTTCAAGTCTTTTCATGTCCTTTTTAATTAAATTTTTAATATATCTATTTTTTGAGATTTTTATATCATTCAAAAAGTCATAGATTTTCATGTCATCATCACTTTGAAGATTAAAGCACACTTGTATACGTTTGATATTTTGTTTTTGATATTTTGTATCATATTCTTGTTTATTTGCTTTGGCTTTATCACTCATAAATTTATTCATGATTTTTCATGTCCTTTCTTATTAATTCTTTTATATAGCCATTAAAAGATTGATCCAATTTATTTATATGATCAATAATATCTTTATCAGTATTTTTATTAAACTGTAGTCCCTTTGTAATTGCTTTATTTTGATTATATTCTTTTTTATATGCTTTCTTTTTTGCTGCTGCTTTCTCTTTCTTGATCTCTTCAGCTTTCTCTAAAATTTCTTTTTCTTCTTGTTCTGTCATTTTTACAACATCCTTATTATATTATAGTCTTATATAGTCATATTTTAACATATAAATGTATTGATTTCAAAGTTCTCTTTGACGTGGTAAAAGTTCGAGTTATTAGAGCGTTTAGAGTGGATCAAGTCGCAGCTTATAAGTATTTATTATGATGATAGGTTGTTATTGGTGTGATAGGTGTATTACATGGTGATAATGATGTGGTAAGATGATAAGATAGTGACATGATAAGAGTGTTATGGTATAGTGATATGATAGTGTTAGGATGATAATAACGTGTTAATGTAAGAGTGTTGTGGTATCATGATAAAGACATATTAGTATAATAAAGGTATTGCAAGGTGAATGAATTTGTATATAGCAATAGAGAAGTAGCAGAATAAGAGAAATATAACAAGACGATAAAGAAGTGTTGAGATAATAAAGATTATATCGTGCTTGTGTTGGTTGTAAGATCATGTTGATGTTGATATAATTATAATGGTTTTATTGACTTGTTGGAGTTGCTTGGATGGTTGACGAGGTTAAAAAAGTGGTATGATAATGTGATTGTATTTACAAGATTATGGATGTTTTTGTAAATGGTATTGATTGGTATGTGCTGAAATATGATAATGTAAAGTAGTATTGAATACTATATAGAGTAGTTATTGATGCTTTGATATATCAATTTTGATATGTTGATATATAGTTTTTGATATATCAATAAACGATACATAATGACAATTTTTACATAAAATTTTGACAAAATTTACAAAATTTTTCATTACTAACAATTTCTTCTTAATCTAATAAATATTTATAACCATTCCTTTTTGCCTTTGATCCCCCGTATCCAACTAAAATAAGGGTATATTATTATTAGTAGTATACCCTTTTATCATGTTTATTTTCTTAATCTCTAGGGGGGGTGGTTATGACATTTTTATTCACAACTTGTCTAGACAAGGCGCTATCTCTTACATTTTTTCACTAACCCAAAAATCCCATTCTCGACACCTAATACACATCCACTCCCCATCTCTCAACCCTACCTAACTCCCCTAATATTTCACACTTATAACCACCCTATCTTTGCCCATCATAACAACCCAAAATCACCCAATTCCATCACTTTAACACATTCCAGGTAACTCAAATCTAACTCATATCAAACCTATCATTCTACATCTAATTTATCTCTCTCACAATCCTATGATCATATATTTCATCCCTCATTACTTACTAAAATCGATCACCTCAATCAAACCAATCTCATCCATTACCCATCTTCATCCATACAAAATTCCTCAAAATAACCCATTTTAAAATTTACAAAAAATCGTTAAAAATCCAACAAAATTTAATATTTTATCTCGTAAACTAACATTTCCATAACCAATCAAACCAACCTATCAATCCGTATCTTACATACCCTAAAATTTACCTATTTCCCAACCAAAATTAGTGAATTCAAGTCTCTTTTACCTAAAATTACCTAAACCAATTCACTCCAAACAACCAATATTCTCGTATTTCTCTCGAGACCGATAAAATTTGTCTTAAAATCACCCATAATTCTACTACAAAATGATAAAACTTTATCATATTCATCCCATCAAATACCTTTGACGTACCATTTTGTTCTCCCATTAAATAGATACTTAACATCGTAAATCACAACTTCAGAACATAAATAATCAAACAAAATTTGTCGTTTCTTATCTCGAAACAAAATACCAATTCCAAAAATATCAAACTCATGATCATCAAGGTATTATCAAAATAGCAACACCTCAAAACAAGGATATATCAAATTGGAGATACCTTAACCTAATTTAATGACACCTTAATCTGGGGGCGTCATTTTAACACATCATAATCACATTCCTAAATAGCAGATACCAAAAATGGACACATTGCCAAAATAACAAGGTGTCTACAAAACAAGGACATGGTATTTTACCACCTCAACTAACCTTATCATCTCTATCCTTATTATATATACAATCTCAATACATACAGGTATGAACAAAATAGACATACCCTAATTCATCTAAATAAGATTTAAAGTATCTCAAAATTAATACATACAATAACATTTAAGTAACAAAAAATCATACAAAATCACATGTTATTATTGACTAGTAATGAAGAAAAAGCTATAATTTTTATAGAGTTAATTAGTATCTAATAATATGAATCAATTAAATAAATCATAATTATGCTCTAGAATGTAAAATTTTAGCGTATAACGAATGTTTATATCTATTAGGTATAATTTATAGTCTTGTATAGAATATCTCTTAAAACGCAAATAAATGAGATATTTAAAGATTTATATAAATTCATAACTCTAATTCATCATAAGGAGGTAATAAATGAATTAATAAGAACAATTAAATAATAACTAATTATTTTTTATTCTTTCGTAGTATCTAATAATATGTCTATATAGTGCATAAACATCTTAAGAGGATAAATTATACATCAATATAGAAACATTCGTTAGAAGTCAAAATTTAAGTATATAAAGGATATATAATTATTCATCATAAAAGAATAAAGAATTAATTAGTTTAATAGATCATAAAAAGAATGAATTATTAATTATTTAATTTATTCAATTCAATAAAAGAATAACTAAAAATTTTAAATCGTCTAATCATCTAATCTATAAAGAATAAATAAATTGTAATTAATAAGTTCATAAGAAGAATTAAATGTAAATAAAATAGTTAATCGAATAAGAGATAAAGAATATAAAGTATTTATTAATCCATAAAGAAAGAATAAAGAAAATAAATTATATCATATGGAGAATGATTAGGTATTGCAAGATTTAAAGGTATATCAAGTTAATAAGGTAATTAAATGAATAAGTATTTCAGGATTATAAATTCGTATAATTCATCATTTAATTATTTATTCATTATAGATTGTTTTCGCAGCGAGCGTAAGCGAAGCAAGAACGCAAGCGAACGTAGTGAGTGCGCTAGTACGAACGAAGTGAAGTCGAGTGTAGCGTAAGCGAAACGACCTCTTGTATAAAGGTTATTTATAAACGCAGTGAGTATTGTATAGTATATTATTTTATATATCCGGTTGCTATCTAATATTAATTAATATATATGTAATATATATTGAACAAACCTTTATGAAATACTTTTTTTACATTAATGATTTTAGAGTACCCAAAAATCATATATTTACTAACAATAAAGTCTTACATTTTTGAAATCGCTCATTAATGTAAAATGTAAGACTAATACAACATAATTGAAAGGAGTTAAATTTGGAAAATAGAAAAGAAATAAATTTCAGAATACCTTTTAAGGTCTATGATAAAGGATTAAAAGATAACTATTATTTAACAAATTACTTTTTTGTTTTAATAAAGCGAAATCAACATGACGTTTTAATTTTTACAAAAAAAGAATTATTTACTTTTTATAATGTCATAAGAGATAGTACAAAGAAAAAAGTTGAAAATAAATTTGAAGAATTTTTAAACGAATTTAAAGATGAAGAAAATAATATTAAATTGAGCAATTATTCATTAAATGACATTATTATGGTTTCAATGGATTTTCATGATTTTAATTTAAAAAATCATTTTTTTATGATAACAAATTATGAATGGAAAAAATTTTATAACTATAATGGCGGAACTTCGATAACAAAATTATTTATGATATTTTCTACTCATAAAAAAAACATGATCAAACGTGACAGTAATCATACACATACAGTGGAGAAATATCCAGAATTCAGTTACTTTTATATCTCTAAATTAGCTAAAACATTGGATTATAGTCAAAACACTATAAAAAAATGTTTAGAAATATTAGAGGAAAATAAATTAATTAAAGTTGCAAAAGATAAAGATAGAGTAAATGATGGATGGTTTATTAAAGGTAATACCATTGTAGTTGATTATTATTCTAAAGACGAAGAAACCACTTCTGATATTGAAATAGAATATGCAAAAAAATATTTAGAAAGAAAATTTACTAAAAATAAAGGAGGAATGAACTATTAGTATTTATTTAGACAACGCAGCTAAAACACAAGTAAAAAAAGAAGTTGCAGACGTTATAAAAAAATCATTAGATGAAGATTGGTATAACCCTTCTTCTAATTATCAACCAGGAATTGAAGCAAAAGAAAAAATTAAACAAGTCAGAAAGTTAATTGCAGATAAAATTAATGCAAAACCAAATGAAATTTTCTTTACTAGTGGGGGATGTGAAGGAAATAGTTGGGTGATCGATAATTTTGAAAAGATTATGTATGATCCACTTTCTCATGCTTCAGTAATTAAAACTGTAAGTAAAAGAAAATACAGTGTTAAAAAAATAGATGTTAATGAACTTGGTGAAATCAATATTGCAAGTTTATGTGATAATTTAAAAGAATCATGTAATGGATTTTATAATGATTACGAAGAAGATCATGATCAATATGTGGTTACGATTTGCGGTGGAAATAACGAAATTGGTACAATACAATATATTAATACAATTAGAGATATGATTGAAATTTATAATCAAAATAGTAAAGATGAGTATTGTAAATTTTATGATATATATAATGCAGATTACTATGCTGATTGGCATAAACAATTTATTTTTCATGTAGATGGAACACAAATGTTACCCTATATGAAAATTGATGTTCAAGATTTAGGTGTTGACATGATGACATTCTCTGGTGCAAAAATTGGATGTCCAAGTGGAATAGGATTTGTTTATATTAAAGAAAATAGACAAAAAAGCATTGAACCCTTAATTTATGGTGAGCAAGAAAGAGGTTTAAGAGGTGGTACAGAAAACGTACCTTATATTCTTGGTTTGGGTAGAGCTATTCAATTACTAGATACCGATACAAGTCATTTAGAAAGCCTTAGAGATTACTTTATTAATAAGCTATTAACTTTACCTAATACAAAATTAGTAGGCTCTAGACTCAATAGATTACCAAATAACGTAAATATTTGTTTTGGTAATATTGATGCAACTGCTCTACTTTCATATTTGAACTTAAATGGTATTTATGCATCAAGCGGTAGTGCTTGTAATAGCAATTCATTAGAACCAAGTCATGTATTAAAAGAAATTGGTTTAAGTGATTTTGAAGCAAATTCATGTGTGCGTTTCACATTATCGAATGAAACTACTGTAGAAGAATTAGAAGAAGTGTTTAGTGTAATCGAAAGATTTGTCACTAGACAAAACAAATATCTAGGTAAAGGAGAATAATTTATTTAGTGTCATCATTAAAAGACGGTGTATATATTTTAAGCATTGATGCTAAAGATATATATTTGTCTAACTCTTATAAGAAAGACTACGTGGGGTATAACCCTAGAAACAATGTAGGTTTGATGAACACTGATAAATTTCTTAATAAACTTGATTACTCTTTAGATTTGATTAAACTTATTGAAATCTATAAATCAGTTTATAGAAACAATAGATTTACATTTGAAGAAAATAATAAATCATTTTCACAAAGAGTTATCAATGTAACTTTTAAGTATTCAGTAAAGGAATATAATCGTTACTTTGGAAATGTATGGGTAAAATTGGGATTTGATTACAATGATATTAAAGATAAAATGGTTGATCATGTTTATATGATTAATGGTAAAGTCATTGCAATTGATACTAATGAAGGAGTCGAATCCCCTATTCCTAAAGAATCATTAGGAAATTGTTTTTACTATGATAAGACAACACATAGATATTCAGTTTACGAATACAAAATCAAAACAATTAGAACAACAAGAGAATTAAGAAAAGATTTATACCATAAAGGATTTTATTGTGATGGAATTAAATTCATTAGATTTAAACGTTCTTCAGGAGCAGCCCGTGTCGGGAAATGCTTATTCATTGATGAAAAACTTTACTCAAAAATTCATAAATGGGAATTGTGTAAGTTAAAAATCAATGAAGGAGATGAACTTGATTTAGCTGCTTTTGAAGCTTATATTTCACTCACATCATCATCAATTATAGATACCCTCTATATTGATCCTAAATCTATTTTGGTCGTTAATGACTACGAAAGTACCTTTAAAGAAGATGCTTTAGTTACTCGAATTATTGATGGTGAATTACATACAGATGATGAAATCGTTGAATTATCTAACAGTATTTGGGATGGTCAATCACTGATGGATATTTCTTTATTTGGTGATTATCAGGATAAAGGAATGTTGTTGTTAAGGAATCAATTCTTTAAATCGTGTTGTTTTAACTGTAACATACAAAAATGGTTTAAAGATAATGGCATTGAAAATCTTGAACAATTAAATGGACAAACAATTGCTGATGATATTAGTCAAATCAAATTAATTACAACGCCTAGCTCAATTAAATATTTAAAATTTGGAGAATTAGAACAATGGTTAACAAGCATCACTCCTATCTTTGGTGTTGTTAAATACGAGAAAAAGACACATTATCTTGATGGTAATTTAGTTAGATGTCATTATCAATTAATTAATTCGTTACAAATGACGAAAAAGGAAGTAAAAAAACTAATTGAACCTTCGTTTAGTTATTTAGAAATGATAAAAAATGATCCAGTGATTTTAAGGCATTACATAAAATACACTGGGAATACTGATATGGAGCTTTCTGATCCATTAACATATAAGAGTGATATTACATATAAATTGTTAGGATTAAATGATAAATTTACTCAAACAAAAATGTATGATTTATTTAAAAAAGACATTATTACCTCTTATAAGAAGAATTTAAGAGAAGGACATTTATTCTTGAATGGTAATTATTCAACCATTTGTGGAAATCCAATTGAAATGCTATATCAAGCAATTGGAAAATTTGATGGAACTTCTCAAATTGGAATTGGTAAAGTTCATACTACTAGATTTAAGTACAATAAAACAATTTTAGGTAGTCGTTCACCTCATATTTGTCAATGCAATATTTGGTTGCCTTTAAATTCATCAAATGAAATGATTGATAAATACATGAATCCTACTAATGAAATTCTTTACATTAACAGTATTGGTGAATCGGTATTAGATAGGTTAAGTGGCGCTGACTTCGACTCGGATACAACGATGATTACCGATAATCCAGTACTAATCAAAGCTGGTAGAAAAAATATTAATAATTTTAAAGTTTCAATAAATAAAGTTGAAGCAAAGAAAATAAAAAGATTTTATACTGCTGAACAAAAAGCAGATTTAGATATTAAGACTTCAAATAATCAAATAGGTGTAATTATTAATTTATCACAAGAACTTAATTCAAAAGTATGGGATAAGTTGAATAATGGTGCAAAATTAGAAGATATTCAAGAAATTTATAAAGATGTATGTCAATTAAACGTTATGTCAAATATTGAAATTGATTCAGCAAAAAAAGAATTTGATGTTGTTATGAATCAAGAAATTGAAAATATTCGTAATAAATATCGAACAAAAGACAAAGATGGTAAGACAATTAAACCTTATTTCTTTGGAATTATTGCAAAAGAGAAAGGATATTTCAATGATGACAAGTTTAATTACAAAAAAATGGATACTTCAATGGATTATTTAGAAGAATTAATAGACAGTAAGAGATTTAGTAGAAAAACTCCTAAAGAATTCATTAAATTTTATGAATTATTGAATACCGAAAATTATGATAATAACAAAGTTAATAGACAACAAGCTCAAAGAATTATGAGTGAAATCAAAAAATTTGAAGGAAAGATGAAATATTTATTTTCAACCACCCTTTTTGATCCAAGTTGTCAAATGATTTATTATCAAAATCAAAGAAATGCTCTTATGGAGTATATTGGAAGATTAAATATCAATGATAGTACAATTATTTATTTATTAAAGTCATTAGATAATAGTGAAAATCAGAAATATTATCAAACAATTTTTAAAGCGTTCTTTGGTTATCCTAATGAAAGATTTTATGAGCTAATAAAATCAAGTAATGAAAAAATGCTTGAATTAGCACAATCAGAAGATGGGATTTTGGAAATTTTCGGCTACAGATATTCAAAAATTTACAAAAATTAGCCAAAAATCCAACAAAATTTTTTTTCAGCATGGTGTAACTACCCTATTATTCGGTCGTTACCAAAAGCGGAGATAAATCTGTATATGGAGAGGGTACTATTTTTGCTTAATTAGAAGGAAAACAAGGAAAAAATATGTACGAAAAATTAGAAAATTTAAGAAAATTACCTGAAGAAAAGAAATTTGAATACATTTGGCGCATCGGTAACGATATTGACAATGGGATTTTGCCACATTGGAGAAATATATCAGAAACGATCAATAAAGAATTAGGCGTTCCAGAAGAAGAATATCTATCTGAATCAGCCTATCGCAAAATGTATCAAAGTGCGAAGAAATTTTATGATGAAGGTGTTTTTAATCTTGAGACAAATTCAGAAGAATTGACTCAACTCAAAGAAGCAATTACTGAAAATAAGAAAACACTTGCCAAAATTCGTACAGAAAACCTAGAAATAAATAAGGTGTATAGAGAGATGGGAAGAAGTGAGTTGTTGGCTGATAGAGTTATTGAAGCCGCACAATTGTTAGCCAAAGAACAACCATTCATTTCCCCTTCTCCTTTAAATATTATTCAAGATAATAAAAAAACAGCCTGTTTATGTTTTGGAGACACTCATTATGGTGTCGAATTTACTGTAAAGGGATTATATGGTGAAGTAATTAATAGTTACAGTCCTGAAATTTTTGAGGATCGTATGTGGAAATTACTCGAAAAAATTAAAGAAATCATCGTAAAAGAACAATTAACAACTTTAAATGTCTATAGTTTAGGCGATGAATTAGACGGTATTTTAAGAATGGGTCAGTTAATGAAATTAAGATACGGGATTGTAGAAAGCACAATCAAATATTCTGAATTTATTTGTTTATGGCTCAATGAATTAAGTAAGTTTGTAAATATTAGATACCAAATGACAACTGGAAATCATACTCAATTAAGAATGTTAAATGGTAAAAAAGGAACATTTGAAGATGAGAATATGTCAATCATTATTAAATGGTTTATTAAAGAAAGAATGAAAAATAATCCAAATTTTGTATTGATTGATAATGAGACAAATATGATTTTCGATGAAGTTAGTGGTTATAACCTTTTAGGTATTCATGGAGAAGTTAAAAATATGGAAAGTGCTTTAAAAGATTTTACACAAATTTATAATGTTAAGATCAATTACTTAATTGCTGGTCATATGCATCATCAAAAAGAACAAGAAGTTGGTAAAAACACAAAAGTGATTAATATTGGTAGCATTATTGGACTTGATAATTATTCATTAAGTCTTGGGAAAAGTGCAAATGCAAGTGCTACTGTGTTGATTTTTGAAGAAAATCAGGGAAAATCTATAGAATATTCTATTAATTTGAACTAATAATAAAAGAATTTAAGGAGTTAAAAACAATTGAATAAGGAAGAATTAGTTACCGTTATTTGGAGTAAATTAGACGGTATTACAAAAGATGAAGTAAGAACATTTTTAACAGCAATGTTAGATAGTATTGGACATTGTTTAGCAAATGGAAATAATATTAAATTAAAAGATTTTGGGAAATTTGAAATTTCTGAAAGAAAAGCACACATGGTTATTCATCCAAAAACTAAAGAAAGATGCCCTGTCCCTAAAACAATATCAGTGAAATTTAAGCCATCTGGGTGGATTAAGGAGTCTTTAAATGAAAACCGTAAGTAGTGTAGTTTTTGATTTAAGATTGCCTGAAACAGTACAAGAATCGGCTTTTAAAACATATGATACATTTGCATGGGCATTATATGAAATAGCTAAAGAAATTAGATATTTGGAATTTGTTGCTATTTATCTAAAAAAAGATAAAGCTGTTAAATTATTAGTTGAAATGGCAAAATATTTTAATGATATTACAATTGACAGTGATGCTTTTGATGTGGAAGATGTAATTATTACAGTATCATATGATGGAACTGTAATTGTAGAAATAGCAGAAGTAAATAACAATTACAAAGAATCATGTGCAATAATTACTTTAATTGATGAAGATTGTAAAACAAGTTTATTAAAATTTCATCAAGATAATTTAGAAAATATCTCAATTTTTAGTATGGATGAAGATCAAGAATATGAATAATTAACTAAAATGTAGTCATTTTTGGCTACATTTTTAGTATTTTCATAAATATAATTATGGCAAGAACTAAAACAATTAAAAAAATAACAAAGAAAACAATTATGTGTGTTAAATGTGGAATGATAACAGACAGTTATGAAAAACAATTCCCAAAAACAAATAGTTCTTTATATGCTGGATATGAAGGCTATTTACCGATTTGTAAAACATGTTTAAATAAACTTTATAGTGAATATTTAGACATTTACCAAGACCATTTTATGGTTTTACGAAGAATTTGTCAGCTATTTGACATTTATTATAATGAAAGTCTTGCAAAATCGTTAATGAATTCAGATATGAGAACAATCCCTACTCGTTATATCAGTAAATTGAATCTTAATCCTCATATAGGAAAAACGTATCATGACACTATTTTAGAAGAAGAAAAAGCAAAAAAAGTACAAGAAATTACCGAACAGTCTCTCCGACAACAAGAAAATAGAGAAGATGCGGAAATTAATACTGAAGAAATTGATGAAACTGTAGAAAAACAATTGGCTGATGCAAGAAAAATATTTGGTTCTATTACTAATGAAAATGATGCCCTTTTCTTAAAAAATGAGTATGATGATTGGAAATTTAGAACTGGTGCTAAATCAAAAGCTGAAGAAGAAATCATTAAAAACATTTGTTATAACTCATTAAGTTTGAAGAAAGCAAGAGAAAGTGGATCATCTACAAAAGCAATAGAAGAAACATTGTTGAACAATATCAAAGCTGGTGGATGGCAACCTAAAACTGAAGAAAATGGTGATGAAATGTCTGTTGGGCAATGGATTCAAACTATTGAAATGGAAAGACCAATCAGTGAAGTACAAGATAGATATAAAGATGTTGATAATTTAAAGAAAATGATAGATGTATTCTACCTTGGTCATCTTGGGAAAGCCACGGGAATAAGAAATATCTATATTCCTGAATATGAAGAAACAATGAAAAAGTATTCAGTTATTAAAAATGAATCAGGTGAAGATGAACAAGATGATGTTATTACAAGATTGTTTGGTGATTAATTATGGCTGAATTAATTAATAATGTGCCAGAGATGGTAAAAACAGATGCACAAATTAAAGAGGAACGTAGACAAGAATTTTTAGATAAAGTTGATTTTATTGCTGGATATTTTAGAGAAAACCCACATAGATTTGCAACTTGGTTTTTAAATTTAAATCTTAAACCGTTTCAAGAAATTTTAATTTGTGAAATGATGAGGAATAATTTCTTTAATTACAATGCGTCAAGGTCTCAGGGTAAAACCTATTTGACGTCAATTTATTGTGTAATTAGATGTATTTTATATCCCGGTACTCGTATTTGCGTTGCGAGTGCAACTTTAAAACAAGCATTAGCGGTATTAAAGAAAATTACTGAAGATTTATGTATTCAACATGGATATGGTTCAACTTTATTAAAAAATGAAATTGAAAAAATCCAAATGAATGGTAGTGATCCAAGTATTTTATTTAAAAATGGTTCTATTATTTATGCTGTTGCTGCTAATAAAAACGCAAGATCAAAACGTGCAAACATCTTAATTTGTGACGAATTTGTTCAAATGAATAAAGACATTATTGATGACGTATTAGTACCTTTCTTAAATACACCTAGACAACCTGGTTATTTAAATAAGGTTGAATATGCTGATTTACAAGAAGATAGTAAACAATTTTATTTAACTTCAGCATGGTATAAATCGTCTTGGGGCTATATTTTAGTAAAAGATTACATAGGGAATATGGCAAAAGGTAAGAAATATTTTTCAGTATCTCTTCCCTATCAACTTTCTATTAAGGAAAATTTACTTAAAAGAAGCACGGTTGAAGGTGTAATGGATAAAAGTGATTTCAACCCAGTTTCTTTTGCTATGGAATATGAATGTATTTGGTTTGGAACTAATGGAGAAGAATTCTTTTCTTTTGATGACATTAACAAGCGAAGAAATTTATATAAAGCTTTACCACCTATTGAAGAAGTTTTAAATAACAAGAATATCGAGGTACAACCACCTAAATATAATGAAAAACGTATTTTATCAGTCGATGTTGCGTTGATGATTAGTACGAAAAGAAAGAAAAATGATGCTACGTCATTAATTATTAATGACTGTATTCCTACTAATGGAAATAGATATGTTGCAAATATTGTTTATGCAAGAAATATTGAAGGTTGGACAACGGATCGTGTCGCAGTTGAGATTATGAGATATTATTACAAATATAAGTGTACTGATATAGTCATCGATACTAATGGATCGGGAATTGGAGTGTTTGACACCCTAATTAAACCGCAAGTTGACCCTGATACTGGCGAAATTTACGATGCTTTGTCATGTATAAATGATAAAGATATGGAACTACGTTGTGCTATTCCTGAAGCTGAAAAAGTAATTTGGTCAATTAAAGCTAATTCAAAATTTAACGATATAATTGCAACTTCTTTACGTGAAGGATTCAAACAAGGTCAAATCAACTTATTGGTAAGTGAATATGATTGTGATGAATATTTACGTGATAATATTAAGGGTTATAAAGGCAAATCAGAACTACAACAATTAGAATACAAACATCAATACATGGAAACCACTTTACTTGTAAATGAATTAATTAATTTACAACATAAAATCGAAGGCAGAAGTGTAAAAATTAAAGAACGTCCTGGTATGCGTAAAGATAGATATTCTAGTTTAGCTTATAATTTTTGGGTAATGAAGCAATATGAGTTGAAACTATCCAATGATTATAGAGAAGAACAAGATGAAATTTTGTTCAGATTTAGAAAACCTAGTTATGGACTGTCTTATATTTAACTAAGGAAGGAGGAATTTAATGGATAATGAAAATTCTATGGATAATGGAATTCCTTTAGATTTAAGTATAGATTTATCTAATGAAGATAAAATCAAATTAGATCAATACATAGATTCAAAATTAAATAATCAGTTTAATGATCAAGCATTATTTGATGCAACATTAAAAAGTACAAGACACAATGCTAAAATCATTTTGAAAGAACTTAATGAAAAAGGATTAAGTAATTACTTCTTTAGAAAATATAAGAAAGAAGATGTTTCAAAATGGTTATCTGATCCAAAAAGATTTGAGGTGCAATTAAGAGGTGTTTCAAGGTATTTATATAACGTTTCAAGTCATTATAAACGATTAATTAAATATTTTTCAGGAATGGCTATGTTTTGCATGGTTATGAAACCTAGAAATCTAGATATTAGAAAAGCTAATAGAAATATTGTTATGAATGATTACTATGTTACTAGTAATTATTTGATCAATATGAATCTTAAACATGAATTTAATAAAATTTTAGATACAGTTTTTAGAGAAGAAATTTTCTATGGCTACGTTTATGAAACTGATAAGTCTTTTTATATAAGAAAATTACCACCAAGATGGTGCAAAACAATAAGCGTCGAAGATGGCGTCAGAGTAGTTACTTTTAATTTTTCATATTTTAATGGTAGAGAAAGAAAATTAAATAGCTTTGGTAAATTCTTTAAGGATGCTTATACATTATATAAAAAGAATCCAAAAATGATGTGGCAAGATATTCCTACTGATAGAGGAATATGTATTAAATATGATGAATCTTTAAGTTATAGTGTACCTCCATTTGCTGGAGTTTTTGGTGCATTATATGATCTTGAAGATTATAAAAATTTAAAGAAGAATAAGGAAAAGTTAAATAACTATAAATTATTATCTTTAAAAATACCAGTTGATGATACTGGGAGATTTAAAATTCAAGAATCCAAGGTTGTTAAATATTATGAAATGATCGGGGCAAATTTACCTGATAATATTGGTTTAGCATTAACACCTATGGATATGGATGAACATAGCTTTGAAAAAGCTGGACAATCGAATACTGATGCTGTCTCTGAAGCATTGGAACAATATTGGGGAGCTAGTGGTGTTAGTTCTCTTTTATTTTCTAGTGATAAATCAGGAAGCACAGCATTGAAAGCTTCTATTTTGGTTGATTCTACTATGCTCTACCCTATTTATCGTCAATTTGAAAGATGGATTAATTATCGTCTTAAATTGATTAATACAACAACTACTTTTAGAGTTGAAATTATTAATGTTACTGAACAAACATATACCGATGTTTTAGATAGATATATGAAAGTTTTCAATTCAGGTGTTGGTAAAAGTTATGTAGCAGCATTAATGGGATATGATTTTTATGATGTTAAATCATTATCTTATTTAGAAGATGATGTTTTAGGATTAGATACAGCATTTAGACCATTACAAACTGCTTATACATTAAGTTCAAAAAACAATCAAAATCAAACACAAATTGAAACAACAAATGTAGACGATAAAGGTGGTAGACCACAAAAAAATGATAGTGAAATAGAAATTGAAACGGATAAATCAAGAGAAAAAGGAAAATAGATTGATGGAAAATAAATTTATTTATAGTCAAGATAAAAAGACAATTGAATTTTTAAAACAAAAATTTGAAGTACTCTTTGAAGATAATGATGGATGTTATTTCTTGAATGATATTTCAAATGTTGATTTTGATTTATCTAATATGAATGAATCCATTATTTATACAAATTCTATAGATGTGGAGTTGGATTAATGGAAAATGAAACAAAAGTAACTGTTGAAATTGTTGATTTTGAAGTAGATAACAGTTATGACTCTTCAAGTTTTTTAAAACTTAAACTTAAATTAGCTCATGATGGGAAAGTCCGTAAAGGATTTAATTTTAGTAAAGAGTCACTAGAAAATGCAGCCCCTACTATTATTAATAAACCAATTCTTGCGAGGGTTGTGTTTGATTCAGACAATAAACCACAGTTTGGTAGCCATGATAAACATTTAGAAAAAGACTATCAAAATAATGTGAGAATAATTTATGATGAAGTACCTATCGGTATCATTCCTGAAGATAATGAATATGCAATTGAATATGATGAAGATGCAAAAAAATCATATGCTTATTGTTATGGATATGTATGGAAAAAATATTCAAACTATGCTTTAGACATCATTGAAAGAGATAAAAATATTAAGTTATCAATTGAAATCAATATTAGTAAATTTATCATTGATGCTAAAACAAAAGAAAAAATTATTTCAGAATTTAGATATGATGGAGTTACTTTATTAGGTAATGATAGAACACCAGGTATTAATAATGCTGGTGCTACAACAGAATTTGATTTAGATTCAGAAAATAAACAAAGTGATTTAAATGAAAAATTACCAAAATTTATTGATGAATTTAAAAAAATATTAGCTGAATTTGATAATAGTAAGGAAGGAGGAGAAAAAGAGTTGAATAAAGAAAAAAATGTAGAGCCTGAACAAACTGAAAAAACAGTTGTTGAAGGTGAAAATCAAGATTTTGAAAACAAAGAAGCTGAACAAAAAGAAGAATCAGTAACTGGTGAGTTTGAAAATACTGAAAACAAAGTTACCGACTCCGAAGATAAAGGTAAAAGTGAAATTAAAGATCAGCCTAAAGAACAAGAATTTGAATTAACTGCTAATGAAACAAGAGACAAACTTCGAAAAGCTTTAAGAGCATTATATTACAATGTAACTAGAACAGATGCTTGGGTAAATGACTATGACTCAAAATATGTTTATTACGCTAAAGAAGTTTATTCAGAAGAAAAAGGTTGGGAAACTACAACTTATAGACGTTCATATGCTTTAGTAGATGGTGAAATTACTTTACAAGATGATGAAGTTGAAACTGTAGTTAAAGTCTTAACTAAAGATGAATGGAACAAAGTAGAATCGGAAAGAAATGCTCAATCAATTGAATTTGAAGATTTGAAAAAATTCAAAAAAGAAACTTTAGAAAAAGAAAGAAAAGTCAATCTTGATAAAGTGTTTGATAAATTTGATGAAAAATTATTAGGCGTTGAAGATTATCAAACTTTAAAAGATAACAATGTTGATTTTTCTATTGAAGATGTGGAAAACAAATGCTACGCAATGTTAGGTCGTATGGATTTTGATAAAGAACCATCTACAAAAAATGATAATTCTGTAGGTGTAATTAAAGTTGATACAGAAGAAACTTTTGAAGATGACAATGCTGACAATGAATATTGTGGTGGGATTTTAAGAAAATATTATAAAAAATAAAACTGAATAGAAGTTATTAAGGAGCGAGAAATCGCCCCTTTTTTTATTTACAAAAAATGGAGGGAAATTGAATGGCAGATAAACACGCTATTGTAGAAAGACAATTAGTAGATGGCGAATTCGTTGGAACTAAACGTGTGGCAATTTTAATTGACGAACAAATGGATAACGGATGCGTTGTTAAATTAAAAGGTTTAAAAAATGGTGAAATGAATCTTTATGAAGTTGAACCAGTAGCTAAAGATACACCTTTAAACCAAGTATTTTTAGTAGCTTCTCCTGAAGTTATGAAAGATGAAAGATTATCAAAATCATTAGATGAATTTTACAACATTAAAGGAACTGTAGGAAATGCAGACAGATTAATTGAAGGAAATATTTTTGGATTAACTGCTGAAGCATTTAGTGGTACTCCGCAAGTTGGGAAAATTGTCGAATTAGAAGCTGGGAAAAGACAATTAAAAGTTGTTGATACACCAACAGCTTCAACAACTACTGTAGGTAAAATCGTTGACTTTGTTAGAGGTTACTACGGAGTTCAAATTGGGTAATTAGGAGGATAGATGGTCAATGGATAGAAATGAAATTTTAACATTAGCAAAAGACATGATTCGTGGAACTTGTCCTGCTGAATTTGATAACGAAAAAACTAACTCACAAGCATTACGTGATATGTTTATTGAAGCAAATGGTGGTTCAAAAGAATTATCAATTAAAAACTTCTATAGAGGAAATGCTTGTTTTGATATTATTGAAGAATTAATTCCTTTAATTGTATATGAAGGATTTACTGGAAATGAACTCTGGATGAATTTAGTTGAATATAGAAACACTGCTTTAGGTGATGAATTAACTTTCTTTACTCCAGATAAAGCTGATTTTATCGTATCTGATTTATCTTACGGTACTGCTGGTATTCGTAGACAAAGATTGGGTAAAGGTCAAAGATATACAATTGATACTTCATTAAAAGGTATTAAAGTATATGATGAATTTAAACGTTTCTTGGCTGGTAGAGTTGATTTCAACTCATTCGTAGATGCTGTAGCACAAGCTATGTTACAACGTTTATATGAAGATATTTACAATGCTTTAAAAGGTGTTACTGAATCAACAAGAGGATTAAGTTCTACATATGTTGTTAATGGTACTCATACTGAAGAAGAATTATTAGATTTATGTGAACATGTTTCTGCTGCTAATAATGGTGCTAAAGTAATTATTTTAGGTACAAAGAAAGCTTTAAGAAAATTAAATATGGCTACTATTTCCGATAGTGCTAAAGAAGATAAATACAATATGGGATTCTTTGGTAAATTCAACGGAATTGATACTGTATTTATGCCACAAAGACATAAAGCTGGTACTGATACATTCTTATATGATGATAACAAATTATATGTAATTGCTGTTGGTGCTGATAAACCTATTAAAGTAGTTGATGCTGGTGAAGGTTACATCTTTGATCAAAGAGATGCTGGTACTCCAGTAACTGGTGATTTAACTATTAACTATACTTATGCCCAAGAATACGGTGTTGCATTAGTATTCGCATCTAAAATGGGATTCTACACAACTGCGTAATTATAGGATAAATAGAACAAAATTGGGGAGAAATTTAACTCCCCTTTTATTTTTAATTTAGAGATAAAAGGAGAATTTTAATGGCAGAAGAAGTAAAAGTTGATGAAGTAAAACAAACTGCAAAAAAAACAAGTGGAACAAAAACTAAAACCACTACAAAAAAAGCTACAACAAAAGAAACTAAAACTAATGAACCTAAACAAAGAGAGAGATTAGTTTTAGATAATAATGTTATTTTAAATGTTCAATCAACAACATTTGGTAAATTAGTTTATGTTAATACACAAACTGGAGACAAAGTTGTATGGGAACATGAAAATGAAATCCAACAAGTAACTGCTGGAAACTTAAGAGAAATGAAATCTCGACAACCAGGTTTCTTTAAAAATTATTGGATTAGAATTATCGGTATTGAAGATATTGATGAAACATATCAAGATCGTACTATCGAAGAAATTTACAAAGCATTAACATTACAACAATATTATGAAAATAGCATGATGGATATTGAAGATTTAATTTTAAATCATACAGATGAAGTACCTACTTATTTAAAAAAAATGGGTAAATCATTTAAAACATCTTTAATCATTAGATGTAATGATATGATTGAATCTGGTAAATTAGATGCTTTTTCAAAAATTAAAAAAATGGAAGAAATTCTTGGTACTGAATTAGGCGGTGAAGATTAATTCAATGACACAATTTGAAACTTTATATAAAAGATTTTTGCTACGTGTAGAACAATATTCTTTTTATGATAAAGAAATTGATGTTAGAGAATTAATTTTAAGATCGTATTTAGACCAAGCTTGTTATAGATTTGCACCTTATTGTAAGAATGTAAATTTATTTGATATTGATGAAGAAAATCAACGGTTTAATTCAGAATTATCACCACAAGTAATTTATATATTAGTAGAAAATATGGCTGTTGTTTGGTTAAAAACACAAAGAGACAGTGAAGAAAATACTAAAAATATGTTAAGTGAAAAAGATTATAGTGTTTTTAGTCCAGCTAATCTTTTAACTTCTTTAAGAATAGCTTATACAGAAGCCGATAAAGAAATTGTTGGAATAATGAACGATTATAGTCTTGATGATTTAGATACAAAAAAACTTATGAATGAGGTGTTATATAATGAATAAAGCTCAAATTGAACATCTTATAAATAAAATTTTTAAAATCTTACCACTAGCTGAAGAAGGTAATGAAAATATTAAGGATTATATCGGTAGTGTCATGGTTCAAGTAAATGGAGCTGCTGAAACTTCTAAAGATTTTTTCTCATTACCTAAAAATAGAGAAAAATTAATCGATATTTCAAATTCAATTAATTATTTAAAAACAAATGAATTTACATTAAATGAATGTAGACGTGAAGTTTTTAAATGTACTGGAATTCTAGCAAGAATGAAAGAGGATTAATATGGATTGGAGTCCTTTTGAAAAAAATGTTAAAGCAAGTGGGAATTCAAGACGAGAAAGAGAGTTAAATAAAGCTAGACATTATTTAAATAAATATGGAGAAAATAATCCTTCATATAAAAAGGTTAAAATTAATGGTGTTGATGATGTATTAGCGATTAACACAGGAACGCAACCTTATTATAAAAAGTTTCATACCCTTCCTGATCATCATATTCAAACTGGTGATTATGTGGAATGGGCAGATACAGTTTGGTTGGTTAAAACAGCTGATTTTGATGATGAACTCATCATTGATGGAGCTTTGCAGCAATGCAATTATGTATTGAAATGGCAAGATGAAAATTTAAATATCATTGAACGTTATGCTGTTACTCAAGGTGCAACTGCTTATAACACTGGGTTAAATGAAACACAGTTGATTACCGTTGGATATAACCAATTATTAGTTTTAATACCATTTGATGAAGATACTAAAAACCTTACAAGAGGTCATAGATTTTTTGTAAGTAACACACTTAAAGATATTAGACCGTATAAGATAACAAGCTTTGATACAACTACTAATATTTATAATGGTCATGGATATATTTCTATGATGTTAAGTGAAGATCAATTACAAAAAGATGATAATGTTGAATTACAAATTTGTAACTATCACGAAAAAGAAAATATAGATATTACTGAAAATCCAAGAAGCGAAATCAGTTATAAATCAACTAAAATAAAGTCAGGATATAAAAAAGGAACAACATTTACTGCTAATTTTTATAATGGTAAAAATTTAGTAAATGATATTAGTCCTAGATGGGAATTAAAATGTAATTTTAGAGATGAATTAAAAATTGTAGAAGATGGAAATAAAATTACTATTTCGGTAGATAATGATGAACTAATTAATCAACGTTTATCACTTATTCTATCTGATACAGAAGGAAACTATACAGCAGATGAATTACTGCTTGAGGTTATAGGATTATTTTAATTATGGCAAATAGCAGAATCATAAGTGAACTAAAGACTAAAGTAACTAAAATGATAATTAATGATGAAGAATTAGTTAAGGCAATTGATCCACCTAATTATCAAGATGAAAATTGGGAAGAAATTTATATGATTAATTCCGCTGAAACTGAAGAAGCTGGATATACTCCAGTTATTTATAGAGAGCATCAAAATCCTAACATGATTACAAAAGCTATAACTTTTCTAACAATAGAAGTAAATATTCCTGAAAATTACAATACCCCAGAGATTTTTAAATATCCTCAATTAGAAATTTGGATTATTTCTCATAATAAACATAACAGAATTGATAACATCAAAGGTGTCAGAGATAATCGCAATGATTATATATCTATTTTGCTTGATGAAAAGTTCAATGGTGAATCGGCTGGTATAGGTTCTTTGAAATTGATTTCTAACACTGCTGGAATTTATGATGATAAATTTGTTTATAGAAGATTGGCATTTACTGGTATAGATTTAAGTGACACAATATGTGACTAATGTAAGTAAATCTGCTTTATATTTAGGGAAAGATTTACAGCTTACTGAACATATATTTATTCATCAACCTACAGTTGGTGATGTATTTGAAAATGATAGTGAATATTTATCTATTGTCTACAATTTATGTGCTACTCCTAGTGATTTAGCATACCAACTCGAAACATATTTTCATGTTGATTTTGTAACTGCGGATGAATATGAAGTCTTTGTTAAATACATTTGCCCTTCTTTTGATAACAGTAAGACAAAATTGATTTTTGGGAATGACCTTGACTTTTCAAAAATGCAATTAATTCACGATAGTAACACAAATGAATTAATTCTAAAACAACACATAATCAAACAAAAAGAAATCGTTTTACAAGAGGATAAACATATGAGGTTTAAAAATAAACCCATACCCACAAAATTGTTAACAGAAGAATACGATATAGTATTTGATAAGTTTACATATAGGAGAATGACTGATTATCTTCGGCTTTTATTTAATATAGAAAAGAATGAAAGAAAACCTAAAAATAAAGGTGCTAGAAAACTTTTAATAGAAGAATCAAGACAACGTATGACTGGTGAAAATAATGAAGGTAGTGATGATCAACTACTAAATATGATTTCATATGCGGTTAATATGCCAGGTTTCAAACATGATGAAAAAAGCGTTTTTGATATGAAATATTATTGTTTTCTAGATAGTGTAAAACGTTTAAATAAAATAACAAATTCCCATATTCTTTATCAAAGTGGATATAGTGGATTTGGAATAGACTTATCAAAGATAAGTGACAAAAATGAAATAAATGCAATGGGTGACTTAAAATAAGTCACTTTTTTATTTGCAAAAATTTAGGAGGAAAATTAATGAATATTAATGAATTAGTATTAGAAAAAATTAACAATATTTCATTAAGAGATATTGCTAATCATTCATTAGCAGTTCGTTTAACTAACGTCAAAGATGGTTCTTTAACTACTACTGCTGAAAATACTGCTGTTACTGATGCTGTAGGTGCAACAATTATGACATTATGGAACGCAGTTGCTGCTAATTTATCAGGTACTAATGCTTTATTTAGTACAGATTTATATGCTGCACAAAGTGGTTCTGAAAAAGAAGTAGCTTCTTCAAGTACAAAAATTACAACTTCAACATATGAAGTTTTAGAAGCAACCGCTAACGAACTAGTTTTAGCTAAAACACCAGTTAAGGATAGTATTAAAGAAATCTGTTTATTACAAAATGGTGGAATTGCTAAAAAATTAACTTTAGCATCTGGCACTGCGGATGCTAATACATTTACTATTGCTGATAAAACAATTACATTAGCTGCTGACACAACTGGAACATTCTATGTTGAATATGATTATGAATCAGAAAAAGCAGTTAAAGTAACTAAATCCGCTGATAAATTCCCTGGAGTATATGAAGCGAGAATTTACGTTACTATGCATGATGCTTGTAATAAAAACGACATCTATACTGGTGTTATTATCGCAAAACGTGCTGAAATTGATCCAAGTTCAATTGAAATTGGTTTAAATGCTGAAGGTGGACATCCTTTCCAATTAAACTTCAACAAAGAATATTGCGATCCAAAAGGTGACTTATTCTCAATTATCGTAGATGAATAATATAGAGGGTTAACCACCCTCTTCTCTATTTATTATATGGTAGAAAAGAAAATAAATCATTGGTGCATCGTTTGTGGTAAAGGTTATCATGCTTGTGACTCATGTGATGAAACAAAATTTATGACATGGAGAAGATTAACAGATTCATCAAACCATTACGAAATCAGATTAGTAATAGATGATTATACATCAAATGTAATTAATAAAAAACAAGCGAGAAAAATGTTAAATAAATGTGATATTGATGATTATAAAACATTTTTACCTCATATTGTTAAAATTATTGATGAAATTTTAGATGACGCCGATGAAGTAAAAAAGGTTTCTAAAGAAAAAGAAACTAAAAAAGAAATTGTTGAAATTGAGAATAAAAAACAACGAATAGAAGTTATTTAAAGAAAAATTTAGGAGATACACTATTCGTTTAGTTTAATGTATCTCCTATTTTTTTGTGTAAATAAATTTTATAGAATAAAAGGAATTAAAGGAAATAAATGAAAAGATATAGTCAATTATTTGGCAAATATTATGATGGTAGCAAAGAAAAAGTTTTATACCTTACCGATATTAACCAAAACCATAAATATTGGCAAACCGAATCCATCTATGGTGACTTACTAGATATATTTGCTGGTGAAGAAAGAATGGTGTTTGTCTATAGAAAAAGCAAAAATATGCAAGAATTATATGAGAAGTGGAAAAACCACGAGTTTGATAAAAAAGAAAATAATGATGGGAGTATGAATGAGTAGTAAAGTTTTAAAATTAATCTCCCCTATTCCACCAAGCGTTAACCATTATCTTGGTTATAGAACTGTTAAAAAAGGTGGTAAGTATTTAGCGGTAAGTTATAAGAAACCTGAAGCTGTTAAATACCAAAAGAATTTTAAAGAATATATTATCAGAGAAAGCCTAATTCAACATTGGGATAAAGTAGAAGATAAATTTAGACACGTCTATTATGATTGTGTTTTTTATTTTCCTCGAATTGATATGGATGCTAATAACTATTTTAAATGTATGTTAGACGCTGTTACCGATGCTGAAACTGTTTGGAGTGATGATACTCAATGTCGTGAGCGTGTACAAGGATTATATTATGATAGCAAAAATCCTAGAGTAGAAATTACAATTACGGTTGCAGATAATGTGGGCATTTTTGATAATGAAGAACAAAGTGATAATTTTGAAGATAGATGCAAACATTGTTCAAGATATAAAAGAAATTGTAAATTATTACGTCAAGCAAAAGAAGGACGTATACAAGAAGAAATAACAGATTTTATCTGTTCAAAATATAAGGAAAGCAAGGAGTAAACAAAATGGCGAAAGAATTTAATGAAGAATATTTAATGGACTTTTATAAAGTAAAAAAACAATCACTTACTTTACAAGAATTTTTGGAATTTAGAAATTGGGTATGTTCTAGATTAATTGATGAAGATGAAATGGAAATCAAATATGATATGGCTGGAATTTTCATGCAATTTGCGTTTGCTAAATTCTATTTACAAGTAGAATTACCTAATATTGATACTGAAAATGAATTAGATGATTATGAATTAATTTGTATGATTGATCCTGGAGATTATGCTGAATATATTAACTGGAATCAATATACTCAATTAGATTTAAGCATTGAAAGATATTTGGCAAAAATTAATAAAATATACCAAAATGCTAAAGAATATAAAGTTAATGATTTTTTAAAAGATATTATTTTAGCACTTAACAGTTTTAGTTTAGGATTTTTAGATAAGATCAATTTTGATGCTTTAGATTTTAATGAATTAATTTCTTCAATGGAAAAATTCACATCACTAACTAATGGTCAAGTTGATGCTAAAGATTTAGCTAAAAACGTTTTAGATCAAACAAAGACAAATAAGACTAACAAAAGATCAATAGCTAAAACAACAAAACCAAAAGAAGATAAAAAAGATGTTAATTAAAAATGATACACAATTAAAACGTGTCATGCAACAAGCGGCTAAACAAGCTTTGAGTGAAGTCGAAGAGCAAATAAAGATTTGTATTGAAAATTATGTGAGGCAATATTATACAGAATATACGCCTCACCAGTATAAACGTACCTACCAATTTTTAAGAAGTATTACAAAAACCGATGTATCAATTAGAGGAAACACGATTTCATGTGATATTCATATTGATATGAATTTAAACTATTCAGAACCAGCAAGTGATGTAATAGATATTATCAATCAAGGTTATCATGGTAATAAATCTATTAAAGGTACACCAGTATGGTCAGTTGCAATGGATAAAATTAATTCAACAAATATGTTTATTAATGGTTTTAAAGAAGCCTTAATTAAACAAGGTTTTACAGTTGTATAAATACTTGAATAAAATTGTGATTTTATTTTTCAAAAATGCAAATAAAGTGTTGACTATACTGTATGTATAGTATACAATATAAGTGTAGTTAGGGAGGAATACTTACTTAATTACAAACTCATTTCAAGTTTTATTGCATACTTCCTCTAATGTGTGATAATAAAATTTTTTTAATTGATATTAGCAAGGAATTTGGAGCTTCTTTGCTAATAAAATGGAGAGATAGTCAAGCGGCAACGACAGCAGACTGTAAATCTGTTCTCATTTGAGTTCGGTGGTTCGAGTCCATCTCTCTCCACCATGTTTAGTAAACTAGCAAGGCACTAGTCCTCCCTGCTAAGGAGTGGGATGATATTTTATCATTGAGTTTCGAGTACTCTGCTAAACGCCATATGAGTGTATAGTTCAGACGGTAGAACAAGTAATACGTGGAGTTTGCTATGTCGTTGGTTCGATTCCTTCTACACTCACATTAATATAAGGTAGTAAGTGGTGCGCTGAATGATTAAATATCAGATGGAGCGAATAAAACCGATAAATTCACAAAAATACAACCACAAAGTGATACCTTATTGAACACAGGCTCACTTGCTGAGGTTTTGAGATAGCCACTACGGTCAATGCCCCTGTATAAAAAACAACAGTTAGAACGATTAGCTATCAAAAATTCTTTATTGGTAAGAAGTTATTTAAGATATTCAACTACCCTACTGTTTATTATATCTAACATTAGGAGAACGAATAGACTTAATTTTACGGTGACGATCGTATACTGAGACTTCATTTTTATTAGCGTGTTGGGGCTAATAATTAAAATAACAAGCTACTGGTTTATAGTGAAAGGTGTCCTGATGTCAATATAATTGATATAAAACTTGTTGCTAGACGTGATGTGCTAGTGAATCCCATGTGTAGAGCTTGGCTACATAAATTTAGAACAAAACTTAAAAAACACTCATACAGCAAAACATTATTTTTACAAGCGTTTAATTGGGGATTAAAAAAGCATAAAATTTCGAGTGTTGAACATTTAAACACCATAACAGCAAATTAAAAGATGAAATTTATAAAACAAGACATATATGACTACAAATTATATTTTGGAGAACAATTTTGTAATTGTTCATACCATTAGCTATTACTATTACATGGTGTTGTTATCTAAAATAAACAGACATACAGCAAATTTAATAAAGCAAGTATAAGATTAATTATTGGAATAAAAATGGATACATATATAAACGTCTGTTGATTATTTTATAGAAAGGAAAATAAGGATTATGATTACTGATTTAAAAAATGAATTAAGTAATACAAAACAGCTAACTGAAAATGGCGCTGTTGGATATATGACCACTGGCAAAGAATTACTAGACTTAAATTTTAAAACTAGTTCATTAAGAAATAAGAGTGAAGATGAAATTTTCAAATTATTCTTAAAAGCATTTCATGAAGATAAATTATTAGCAATTAAATGGTTGTTCTTTATGCGTGACGCACGTGAAGGTATGGGTGAACGTAGATCATTTAGAATTATTTTAAACGGTTTAGGACATCAACATCCTACTATTGCTAAAGAATTGATTTCATTAGTACCAGAATATGGTAGATGGGATGATTTATATTCTTTGATGGATGGAGATTTAACAGAATATATTGTTGATTTTATTTATCAACAATTGCAAGAAGATTGTGGAAATTACTTAAATAAAAAACCAATTTCTTTATTAGCAAAATGGTTACCTAAAGAAAGTACGAAAAAGTATAAAAAAGTTTATAACATTTTACTTAAAAAGTTTGGCATGACACCTAAAAAATATCGACGAATTGTAAGTGATTTAAGAAAATATTTAGACGTAGTAGAAGTTAAAATGTCGGCTAATGAATGGAACAAAGTTAATTATAACTCTGTACCTGGTAAAGCCAATTTATTATATAAAGATGCTTTCTTGAAACATGATGAAGAAAGAAGAAATGAATATTTAGAAAACTTAAAAAACGGGAATGAAAATACCAAAATTAATGCCAAGGTATTAATGCCTCATGAAATTGTTCATAATTATACGAGTCCTTTATATGATGGATGGCATTTAAGAATAAAATCTTATGATGAAACATTAGAACAGTTATGGAAATCATTACCTGATTATGTGGATGGCGAAGGTTTTTCTATGTTTGTTAGAGATGGTTCAGGAAGTATGACGGATAGAATTGGTAATACAAACACTACTTGTTTAGATGTTTCTACTGCTTTAGCAATTTATTTTTCTGAGTATTGTAAAGGAGAATATAAAGATAATTTTATTACTTTTAGTAATAGACCAAAAGTAATTGATCTATCAAATTGTTCTTCTTTACGTGAAAAAATAGAAAAATGTTACACAGAAGATGATTGGACAAATACTGATATTTATAAGGTTTTTAAATTGGTTTTAGATGTTGCGGTTAAAAATCAATATGTACAAGAACAATTACCTAAAAATATTGTGATTCTGTCGGACATGGAGTTTGATGATGCGACAACGACTAGAGATTACAAAACATTATTTGAAACAATTCAAGCAGAATATCTTTTACATGGATATGATTTGCCAAGATTGGTGTTCTGGAACGTTTGTTCTAGAACTGGAACTATTCCATTAAAGACAAACAAAAACGGTGTGTGTTTAGTATCAGGTTTCAACCCTACTATTATGGATATGGTATTAAGTGGTGAACTTGATCCATATAAATGTTTAGTAAATAAATTAAATTCAAGTAGATATGATGCTGTTGAAAAAGCAGTTAAGAATCTATTAAATTAATCATTTTTAAGTAATTCATAATTTCATAAATAAAATTTTGATAAACCCTATTTATAGTTTCGGCTATAGATAGGGTTTTTATTTTACATTTTTTAGAAAGGAGTTGATGATATGGCTGTTGGTAAAAAGAGATCAAAACCAGTAAAGCTATATGATGAAACAAAAATAGAATTGATAAATGGTGATACTAAAAAATATTGGAAGAAATATCAACAATATATGAGCATTAAAGAATTATCAGAAAAAACTATTTATAACTATAATTCTGATTTATCACAATGGTTTATTTTTATTTTAGATAATCAATACAATCAATCAGTAATTGATTTAGACGAAGATGATATTTTAGAATTTATTACTTTCGCCAAAGAACAAGGTAATAATACTGAACGTATTAAACGTAGATTATCAACTATTTCAGCGTTTTATAAATTTTTAAAGAGAAAGAAAATTTTAAAAGGTGACTCCCCTACTGAATATATTGATAGACCTAAAAAGGGTTTACCAGTTGTAGAACAAGTTTTCTTATCTCAAAAACAAGTTGATGATATTAGAATTGCCCTAAATGCTTATGGTGATTTACAATTAGAGGTTTATTTTGAGTTATCATTATCTACTATGGCAAGAGTAAATGCTATTGCTCATTTAAGATGGGAACAAATAGATTTAGAAAATAGACAATGTAATGATGTGCTTGAAAAAGAACAAAGATATGTAACACTTTATTTTTCAGAAAAAGTTAAAAGATTATTAATTAAACTAAGAAAGCAACGTGAAGAAAATAATATTGAAGATTATGGTTGGGTATGGAGAACACCATATACTAATGAAGAAAATTGTGTAACTAATGGTACGTTAGGTCAATGGTCAAGAAAAATTGGTGACATGATTGGTGTGCCATGTCATTGTCATACATGGAGAAAAAGTGGAAGCAACTTATTAAAAAAAATGGGTATGCCTTTAGAAGATATTGCTACCCTGCTTAATCATTTAGACCCTTCTACTACAAAAAAACATTATATTGATAATCAAAATACACAAGTTGCTGCTTTAAAGGATCAATTTAAAATTTAGGGATGGTTATTACCATTCTTTTTTTATTTTAACGGAGAAAAAATATGGCAGATTACAAGATACAATTAGGCGTTCAACTTGATAGTAAAGCGCAAGAGAATATAAATAACCAGCTTAGGAAGATTGAAACAAAAATTGAAACTGCTACTTTAAGTAAAAAAGCAATAAGTAGTATTCAAGATCAATTAAAGAGTGCAAATTTAGGTATCACAATTGATACAACTTCAATCAAAAAAGCGCAAAATGAAGTCAATAAATTAGTTGATAGTGTTAGAAAAGCAAGTGGTTTGTCTTTAGGTAATCAGTTAAAAAATAATTCATCATCTAAAAGTGATGCAAATTTTCTTGCTGATCAACAAAGAATATTAGCTCAAAACGAAAAATATTGGAAACAAAATACTGCTGCTGTAAAAGAGTATGAACAGCAATGGACACAAGCTTTCTCTAATGTTGAAAACGCTCAAAGCAAAGCACAACTTACCACAGCAACTAAACAAATTAACGCTTTAAAAGCAGAAATTGATAACGCTGGAAGTAAGATGAATCAAACTAATTTTTTAGCTGATCAACAAAAAGAATTAGCAAATATTAAAACATATATTAATGCTAATACAAAAGCTGCTAATCAATATGGTGAAGCTTTAAAACAAGCACAAACCAATGTTAGAGGGGCAACAAATACACAAGAATTAACTACCGCTAGAAAACAATTTCAAGCATTAAAAGCAGAGATTAGTGCTGCTGGAATGAGTGGTTTGTCTTTTGGTGATAAGTTAAAAAGTGAAATTAGCAATTTAACAAGTTTCTTTAGTGCTACTTCAATTATTCTTTCAAGTGTTAGTCATTTGAAGAATGGATTCAACGAACTTGTTGCATTAGATGATGCAATGGTTGAATTGAAGAAAGTAACTGATGAAACTAATGAATCATATAAGAATTTTTATTATCAAGCTAATGATATGGCAAAACAGCTTGGTGCAACAACTGAAGAAATAATTAATCAGACTAGCTCCTGGGCTCAACTTGGATGACTTCCGTCCCCTTTTATAGTGATATAAAAGTGAGAATCAACTCAAATCAGTGAAACTCCTGAAGAGGACAATACTGAGGGGAATTGCTAAAATATTCAAAATTAACATAAGGAGTATATGGCGAAAGCAAAAAACTATGATCATTTAATTGGTCAAAAATTTAGTAAATTAACAATAATTAAAATATTATATTCATATAAGGTAAATAATAAAAGTGGGACATATTGTGAATGTAAATGTGATTGTGGTAACACAAAAATAATCAGTGTTTACTCTATTTTACGTGGTGCAGCCAAATCATGTGGATGTGGTGAAAAAGCGTCACGCTATACAAGACAACACGGTTTAAAATTAGAAGGACAAAAGTTCGGACATTTAACTGTAATAAAACGTTTGAGAACAAATAAAGAAGGTCGTGTTGTTTGGCAATGTGAATGTGATTGTGGTAACTTAATGGAAACAGTTTCATCACGTTTAAAATGTGGCAAAACAAGAAGTTGTGGTTGCAATAATCGTAGTAAATACGAAGAATGGTCAGAAGAAATTTTAAAAGAGCATAATATAGAATTTTATTCTGAATATAGATTTACAGATTGTCGTAACCATTATCCATTACCATTTGATTTTTATTTACCAAAATATAATATATGTATAGAATGTCAAGGTCAACAACACTATGAACCATATGATAGATTTGGTGGTTTAGAAGGTTTTGAAAGACGAAAACAAAACGATAAAATCAAAAGAGAATACTGTGAAAATCACGGTATTTTTTTATTAGAAATTAGTTATAAATTAAGAAGTAAACAAAAAATAGAAAAAGAGATAATGAATATTTTAGACTCCGCAACGATCACAGTTTAATAAGTAATTATTAGACGTATGTTGACATCTTATTAATTTAAGATGATGGTATGATCTGTTCTGCAACAATAACTTAATAATGAAATTGCAGAGGTAGGCAGAAATGACCTATCCCTTTTTATTTAAAATAAAAAGAGTAACAAAAAGACTCAATGAAAGATGCCATAAATTTAGCTAAAGAGTCATCTATTTTAAGTACAATATCTCCTGAAATGGATATTGAAGATGCTCAAAAAACTTTAGTATCAACAATGAAAGCGTACAAAATCGATGCCGATAATGTACGTGATGGAATCAGCAGTAAAATCAACGAAATTGGGAACAATTTTGCGATTGATAATAATGGAATTGCTGAAATTTTAAAACGTTCAAGTGCTGCTATGGCAGCCGCAAACAACACCCTAGAGCAAAATATCGCTTTAGGTGTAGCTGGTAAACTTGTTGCCAGAATATGTAGTAATACATATATAGTTTATATTTAATTGTCAGGTAAAGGCTAAAGCTTCGCACCACAATAATAGAGAAATCATATTATGAAGGTTTGAAAACGTGAAGATGTAACAATGCCAAATCATGCAGCCAAGTACCCTAACATTATTATGGAACACATAACAGTTAAGTTGAGGGTAAAGGTTCAACGATCATTCCCCGATAATAAGGGATATTATCAATAGAATAAAGGTGGAAATCCTGAATAGATAATATTACAGAAGTACGGTACAAGCTAATGGTATGGGTGAGAACCCCTTAAATGGAAAAGGTATGCCCCTACTCTATCATAGAGAGGGTGGAGAAATGATCTGCTCTTTGATGATGAATCAAAGAAAATTTAAATATTTTGATGAGTACTTGCGAGACTCACTTAACACAAAGGAACGAAATTGTTCAAGATCCTGCTAGTATAGGAACAGCATTAAAGACAATTTCAATGCGTATCAGGGCAAACGTATTCATTGCCCTAGCCTTATAGAAATATGAGGTGGAAATATATTTAATTGCAAGTAAATAACTAAAGTCTTACAAACCACAACGTAATTAGAAATAATAAGCGTGACGGTTACGAAAGTAGAAAAAATTGTAAGGATGACATATGGACAAAACCCTAAGTGTTTATATAATGTAAGTTTTTGCAGCGAAGTACCCTAACGTTATTCATAGAGCATATGATAGTTGAGTCGAGGGTAAACGTTCATCGACTATTCCCCGTGAGGGGCTTCAATAATAAGAATAAGTGCGGAAATCACGAATAATTGAAGCAATAGAAGTACGGTGTAAGTAGGTATTTTAGAATACCAATGACATAGGTGAAAACCCTTTAAATGGAAAAGGTATACTCCTACCCTATTTTTAGGAAGGATGAAGAAATAGTCAGAACATCACATTAACAATGTGAGATGTAATTTATGATAAAAATAAAAATATGAAAAATAATAAATTAACAGAAAAAGAGATTGTAGACAAACTACAAAACTTAGATTTAAAATTATTTAATCAAAAATATACTATTATAAAAAATAAATATGTTTTAATTGATAGTAATGGCTATAAATTCTACAAACAACTTGATAATTTATTATATAGAGGTAATAAACCAAAAATCATAGCAAAAGATAATCCTTTTTGCATAGAGAATTTACAACATTTTTATGATTTGAATAATTCAAACACACAAGTATTATCGAAGTTTTATAATGGTTCGCCTATAGAAATTAAATGCGGAAAGTGTGGCAATGTTTTTCAAGAGAAACAAATACATCGAATTATAAAAAATAATAAAATATATTGTCAAAATTGCCTTAAAAAATTAAGCAAATTAGGTTCACTTGAATATGGAAAGAAGATTAAATATAAAGATGTTGAATCTGAATTTCAAAATAAAGGTTATCAATTAGTTGATAGAATATATAAAAATTGTGATACCAAGATGATATGTAAAGATGAAGAAAATTATTTATATGTATCATCTTATAGAAATATTAAATCAAATTTATCATTGCCAAAATTTAGCGTTAGTAATCCTTTTACTATTAAAAATATTAAAAATTATATTACAAGAAATGATTTATCTTGTAAAATTTTAACAAAAGATTATATCGATTCGGAACATAAAATGAGTTTTAAGTGCAATTGTGGTAATGATTTTCAAACAAGCTTGATTGGATTTCTAGCTGGAAAAAACACTTGTGATAAATGCGGAAAATCAATTTCACGAAATGAAGAAAAAATTGAAAATCTTTTAAATAATAAAAATATCAAATACATTAAAGAATATACATTTAATGATTGTTTGTACAAGCATAAGTTACGATTTGATTTTGCGTTATTTAAAAAGGATAAATTATTCTTATTAGTTGAAGTAGATGGAGAGCAACATTTTAAACCTTGCACTTTTGGGGGCATATCAGAAGAGCAAGCAAATAAAAATTATGAAGAACTAATTATTAGAGATACTATAAAAGATGAATATGCTAAAAATAATAATATAAAATTATTAAGATTACCATATTATTCATTTAAAAATGGAGATTATAAGGAAATATTAGAAAAGGAATTAAAATTATCATAAATTAAACATATTATGAATTTACGATTCATAATGAACATAATTGAATGGACGAAGAAACTCAAACCTATGATGCAACTCTTGAGTCAGTTAAAGGAAATATCCATGAATTAACTGGGGTTAGTATCATGCAAGACGCTGATACATATAAATCAACTTATGATGTATTAAAAGATATTGCAAAAGTTTGGGATAAATTAACAGACAAACAAAGAGCTGGAACGCTTGAAAATTTATTTGGTAAAAGACAAGCGAACATTGGTTCGGCAATTATTCAAAATTTCAGCCAAGCAGAAAAAGCCGTAGATATGATGGGTGATTCTGCTGGTTCAGCCGAACAAGAATTTGCGAAAGCACAAGAAGGTATTTCATATAAACTAAATGCCTTAAAAGAAACATCAGTAGGTATTTGGCAAAACTTAATTGATAGCGATGCTATTAAAACTGGTGTTGATACCCTAACTGGATTGTTAGGTATTTTAGATAAATTAACTAGTGCATTAGGTACTATTGGTACTATAAGTGTTGCTGGTGGAATTTTTGCTTCATCAAGAGGGTTTAATATCTTTGATGAAATAAAAAAATACCAAGAAGAACAAAGTTTACTTAAAAAAGGATCTAGTCGTTTAGATATGGCTAAATCATTTAGCAATAGTATTGATTTATTCAATAATGGAGAAGATATTGATAATATTGCTAATATGACTGATGCGCTAAAAAAATATTTAAGCAATTGTGAAGTCGGAGAAGCTAATGTTCAAGGATTTGCAAACAGTCAATCTTCATTAATTGGTAAAGTAAAAAATTCAATTAGTGAATTTGGTGGCGCTGGAAATGCAATAAAAAGTTTTGCTAGTAGTTTAGCAAGCGCAGCAATTACTGCTGGTGCTTTTGCATTAGTTGGAGTAGCTATTTCTGCAACGTTGGATGCTATTGATAAACAAATCAATAAGCAAAAATATTTAGAGGAAGATGCTAATAACGCTGTTAATAAATATCAAGAAACAGCAAGTAAATTAGAAGAAGTTAATACACAATTAAAAGAAAATAAAGCTAGAATTAAAGAAATTAAATCACAAGGTAAATTAACTTATACCGATAAAGCAGAAATTAACAAATTAGAAAAAGCTAACACTCTATTAGAAGAACAAAAAAAACTATTAAAGAAACAAAAAAATAAAGATCAAGAAGATGCAGCCTTAAAAACAGCCAAAGCCTTAAATAATAAATTTTCAATTAATGGAAGATATGATGGATATGCTAGTATTCTTTCTAAAGAAGGAAAAGAGAAAAGCAAGAAAGAAGTTAACTTATCCAATACTGGTAATAAACCATTAGCTAGTGATTATAATTGGGTTCAAGATGATATTGGCAACAATTTGCAAATTTATAAAACTGAAAAATCAAAAATGAATTCTAAAAACATTAAAAAGAATTCTAAAGTTTATAAAAAAGCAAAAGAAAATGTCGATAAAGCAGAAGAAAATTTAAACCAAAATTTATCAGATATTAATAATGCGTTACTTACTATGAATGACTCTTATAGTAATATTTCAAAGAAAGAGAAGAAAGGTCAATCACTTACTTCTAATGAAAAGCAAATAAAATCTGATTATGAAAATTTAAGAGATTTATACAAAGAAGTTAGTTTAACAGTTGATCCTGATAACTACAAATCTTTAAAGATGTCTGAAATTTTAGATACAAAAGATATTGAGTTTACAAAAGAAGAATTAATGTCTCTTGCAAAAAATGGTGGATTAGATGCTTTAGATTTAACAAAATTCGATAATTTAAATCAAGCATTAAAAGATTCTGGTATATCGGCTAAAGAATTCAAAGAAGATATGAAAGCTTTAGTCGACGATGATTCGTCAGTTATCTCCGACCATACAACTAGAATTAATGAATTATCAGGTGCATTAGATAATGCTGATGACGTATTGAAAGATTTTAATACCGCATTAGAAGAATCAGCTAGTGTTACTGGTATGTCAGGTGATGCAATTCAAAATGTTAAATCGATGTTTGCTAGTTTAGATGGATACGATCAATCTACTTTATTTGAAAATACAGCAAACGGAGTACGTTTAAATAAAGATGCGTTAAGAGAATTAACCGCAGAATATGAATCAAATCAAAAACTAGCTTACGCAAATGAATTGCAAAGATTAACTGATGATTATAATAAGACAACAGTTGCAATTGATAATTGTACGGATGCTAAAAAGAAATCAAAGTTAATAGATCAACAAAGTAGTCTTGCATCGCAAATCGAACAAGTATCGCAGTTAGCATCTCAATATGATGGACTTACATCGGCTTATTCTAAATGGGAAAGTGCAATGTCAGGTTCTGAAGAGGGTGACACATATGATAGTGTTCGTGATAAGCTTGATGATATTAAAAAGTTATATGAAGATGGCGATGTAGGTACTAATAAATTTAGAACTTCTGCCCAATTAATGACAAATAAAGATTTAACAACCGCAAGCATTGATGAAGTTGTAGATGCCTATGAAAAAGGCATTGTCAAAATGGAACGTTATTTCAAAGAAGGAACTGATGGAACAGAAAACTTCTTAAAAGATGTTCAAAAAGTCAATAAAGAATGGGCACATATGAATGATGATGGCACATGGGAATTAAACTTCCAAAGTGACAAAGATGTGGCTGATGCTTTAGGAATTAATGTTGAAAGTGTTCAACAAATTTTAAGAAAACTTTCAGATCAAGGTTTTGAAGTTAATATTGAAACTGATAGTGCTACTGAAAATATTCTTTCTTTAAAAGAAAAAGCTGAAGAAGCTTCTCAATCATTAAAGGAAAGCTTAGGTAAAAAATTTGATATTGATATTGAAGCTGGCTCACTTGATGATATTAATAAACAAATTGACAAGTTAGATGAACAAATAAAAATTACTTCAGATTCTTCTGATTTAGAAGATATGAAATCAGTAATGAGTTATTTGATTGAGCAAAAACAGTCATTAGAAGCCCCTACTTTTATGTCTATTGATACTTCTACTTTAACTGGTGATGTTCAAGCCGCTGTTACATTATTACAACAATATCAACAAGCGGTTAATGAAGTTGAAAAGAATAAAAAGTTAGATATAGATACAGCCGATGCTCAAAAGAAAGCTGATAAATTATTAGGTCAAATTGCTGGTTTAAGTGATAATACTAAAAAAGCCATTGGTATTGATGTTAAATTAGATGAAAAAGGCATTGCTAAAGGATTGAAAGATAAATCTATTAATGTCAAAGAAAAAGTCGAAGGTGGAGATAAGGTAAAACAAGCAGGTAAAGACCTTAATAAGATTAAAGATAAAAGTGCAAAAGTAACAATAAAAACCAGTGGTAAAAAGACACTTGAAAGTATTAAAAAAACCTTAAAATCTCTTACAGACAAAACAATTACTGTTACTACAAAGCAAGTTAATGAAAAGTCTGATAGTAAAAGTAGTAAAAAAGGTAAATCTAAATTACGTGGTTCTGCATATTCAGGCGGTTCTACTGGTAATTGGACTATAGGGTTTAACGGTCGCTCTTTAGGGGGTGAGGTTGGTAGAGAACTCCTTGTTGATTCAAAGACTGGTAGATGGAGAACTATTGGAGATAATGGAGCAGAGTTCTTTACTCATAATAGTACTGATATTATATTTGACCATGAACAAACTGAAGATTTATTAAATGATGGTTATACTAATTCTTATGGACATTCTTTCTTAAATGGTACAGCTTTTAAAAAAGGAACAAAAAAAAATAAGAAAAAGAAGAAAACTAAAACAAGTAAAGCTTCTAGCAAACTAAAAAAAGTAGTTTCTTCCGTTTCTAAAGCTGGCTCAAAAGCAAGAGGTAAATTACACAAAACTTCAAGCAGTAGTAAAAAATCTAAAAAGTCTAAATCTTCTAGTTCATCAAGTTCTAGAGGTAGTGGTAGTGATTCTTCAAGTTCAGATGATTCATCTAGTGAAAATTCATCGGAAACTTTTGATTGGGTAGAACGTGCTTTAAACGCTGTTGATAGAGTTGTTAAACGATTAGAAACTGCTATTAATAATGTTTATAGAGATTGGTCTGATCGAAATTCTAAAATCGGAGAAGAATTAAGTCAATTAACCGCCCAAATGAATTATTATCAAAGTGGTTATAATACTTATATGGCAAAAGCCAATGCTGTACCATTAGCTGAAAATTATAAACAAATGGTTAGAGATGGTAATTGGAGTATTCAAGATATTACTGATGAAAACCTTAAGTCTCAAATCAATGAGTACAAGCAATGGTATGATGCTGCAATGGAATGTAATGATAAACTCGAAGAAATTCGAGAAAATATCGGTGCAACATATAAGAAAGCATTTGATAATATTGCTAAAGAATATGAAAATCGTATTAAACAATTAGAAGCAAGTATCACAAATTTAGAAAATAAATTTGACTTATCTAAATACCAAAGTAATGGTATGAATGATAATTACTTAACTTCTCAAATTGATTTATACGATGCCAAAGCTAATCAATTAGTTAATGAAATTGCAAATCTTGAACAAAAGATGAGAGAAGCTTTAAATTCAGGATATGTTGGCAGATATTCTGAAGGTTATCAAGAAATGGAATCTACTGTTGCTGATTTAAAGAACCAATTAGTAGAAGCCGAAAAATCAATTTCTGAAACTTATGAAAAGATTTTTGATAATGTAACAACTAAATATGAACAACAAACTAAATATTATCAATCTTATATTGATATTTTAGATAAAAGTCAAACTTTAGCAGCAACTAAAGGAATTATGGCTAGTGAATCATATTATGAAAATATGATTAAATATCAACAACAAAATATCGATAATATGAAAGCTCAGGAAGAAGCATTAATTAATTCATTAGAAAAAGCTATGGCTGATGGTTCAGTAAAACAAGGTAGTGAAAAATGGTTCGAATTTCAAGATGCTATTCATGGTGTTCAAGAAGATTTAGTTGAAGCCAATAATACATTAGAAGAATTTAAAAATAATATTAGAGATATTAAATGGGATAGATTTGACTATCTACAAGATGAAATATCTAAAATAACTGAAGAAGCTAAATTCTTTGAAGATCTATTTGATAATGAAACTTTATATGATAAAGATACTGGTAAAAACACTCAATATGGCGATGCTATGATGGGATTACATGCAGTATCTTATGAAACATATAAAACACAAGCTAAAGATTACGCTAAAGCTATTAAAGAATTAGATGAAGCTTACAAAGATGATAGTTTAAATCAAGATTATCTTAATAGACGTGATGAATTAGTTAAATCACAACGAGAATTCATTTTAAATGCTCAAGATGAAAAGAAAGCAATTAAAGATTTAATTGAAAATGGTTATAACGCTCAACTTGATGCTTTAAAAGAATTAATTTCTAAACGCAAAGATTTATTATCGCAAGAAAAAGATTTATACAATTATGAAACTGAAATTGCCAAAAAGACACAAAATATTTCTGAATTACAAAAGAGATATGATGCAGTCCGTGGTGATACTAGTGAAGAATCACAAAAGAATATTCAATCATTACAGAAAGATTTACAAAATGCTAAAGATGAATTACAACAAACTGAATATGAAAAATATATCAGTGATCAACAAGCAATGCTTGATAATTTAGCAACTGATTTTGAAGATTGGATAAATAATAGAATGGACACTATTGATGGTGAATTTGAACAAGTAATTGCCGATATTAATTCAAACGGAAGTTCAATTAGTGAAACTATTAATAGTGCCGCAACTGCTAATGGTTATACATTAAGCACTGCGTTTAATGATATTTTCAATAGTAAAGATGGAACATTAATTACTGAATTTGGTAATAGAATGGGAACATTACAAACTGCTATTGATAGTATTCGTGCTGGTGTTGAATATATGTATAAACAAGCTAAAGCTGAAGCGGACAGAAAAGCTGCTGAACAAAAAGCTAAAGAAGAAGCAGAAAGACAAGCACGTGAAGCTGCTGAAAGAAAAAGACAAGCAGAATTAGCTGCCCAACAAGCTGCCGCAGCGGCTGCTGCTCAACAACAACAGCAACAACAAAGTAGAAGAAATATATTTACATACAAAAGAGATGGCTATAATAAAGCGAAGCTTAATAAATATGGCTCTGTCGTAGATGCCCTAATTATTGGGGAAATTCATTATAAATATACGTAAATAATGAAGAAAATTTACTCTAATATACGACAAAACCCTAGAGATAGGCAATGTCTTGGAAGTATTTAAAATTATATATTATATTATTTAATCAATATTTTTTTAATATTGATTTTTTATTGCTCAAAATACACCAACAACGACTAAACGAGTAAACGTTATATATAAACATATGACGATGCAATAGTCTGAACACACACTATAATCTAATAATGAAATGTGTGAAGAGAGGTCAAGTGTAAAGACACTTTGAAGAAGAACCTCTCTCGCCTACTTTATTGTAGGTCATAAAAGTAACAGAATGAAAATATGTAGATATGGATTCAAGTTTTGGTAAACGTGCGCAATATTATTCAGCACTAGGTGGTAGTGGAACTTATACTGGTTCAGCTTCACAAAACAATTGGTTATTATCACAAGTACGGTCTATTTTCGGATTCGCACAAGGTGGTGAAATCGGAGCATTAAAAAATGTAATTAAAGGTAATGGTGATGATTCATTGGCTATTAACACATTCAAACAAGGTGAAAAGATTATCCCTTTAAATCGTGTTCCTGAATGGGATAAATTAATTGCTACACTCCCTACTCTTAATACTGCACTTGATAATTCATTCGGTCAATCAAGCGTTGAAGTTGGTCAAATTCAAATTACCTTGCCTAATGTTAAAAACTATCAAGACTTTAAAAATGCACTTATTAAAGACGATAAATTTAATAATGCGGTTGCTACAATGCTTGATAGTAAATTAAATAATAAAAATAGTTTTAATAAACTAAAATTCAAATAAAATGTAGATTTTAGGACTTGAAAATGAAGGCAATAATTCCCTATTTTTAGGATTTTAATTCGCCTTCATTTTTTACATTTTTGGAGAAATAAATGAGAAAAACCAAGGAAGAAATTTTAAAAGACAAACTCGCCAAAAAAGACGAGGAAATTAGAAAATTAAAGGAAGAATTATCTAAAACTCAAAATGAATTGGATTTAGCCAGATTATCTAACGAATTGGTTAAAGCTAAAACAGATGAAATGATGAATACTTGTGAGAAAACTATGATCACATTCAACGATTCATTAAAAGAATTAGATGGTTTAAAAAAAGAATATAAAAAGATGATTGAAGAAATGAAAGAAACCCAATCAAATCAAAAAAAAGATTATAAGAGTCTTATAAAAAAAATAAGAAAACGTAAATAAAACAGTAAAGGATGTGATAGATATGAATGAACGTAGTTTTATTTTTAATAATAGAAGTTTAAGTGATTTAGGAATGATGATTTGTTATTTTGACTCTGTAGATAATATTGAAACTGTAGAATCCCCTACTATCACATTCAATGTTGTTCAAAATAATAGCGATGATTCTTTTAGACCAACTTATACATCTTATGATGGTACTTTAGAAAGTAATGAGATTGGTATTTGTAAAATTGATTGTACTGGCAATAATAGATTCTTTACTAGAGATGAGGTAAGAGAAGTCTATAGATGGCTAGATACTAAAAGCTTTAGAAAATTTACTATTCAAAATGATGATATGTTTGAAGATATTTATTTTATAGGTGGTTTTACTCAAATCAATCAAGTTAAACATTTTGGAAATGTTTTAGGATTCAAAATAAAATTTACTTCACAATATCCTTATGGATTATCTGAAGATATTAGATATGCTAAAACAATTACTGAAAATGATAATACGTTTAATGTTGTTAATAATAGCGATGATGTTAAACCAGTTTATCCTTCAAATTTGAAAATTACAATCATGAAAAATGGTAATTTAACAATCAAGAATTCATTAGATAATGAAATGTTTGGAATAAAGAATTGTCTTAATGGAGAAACAATTACTGTTGATTGTATCAGTAAAATTATTGAAACCGATAAAAGAGATCATGATATTTTTAATGATTTTAATTATAATTATTTTAGACTTTTACGAAACGATGATACTGATAATAATAAATTAACTGTAAGTTTACCTTGTAAAATTGAATTTGTAGTTAATGAACCTAGAAAGGTAGGATTTATTTAATGAAATTACCTTTTAAAGATGGAAATTTGTTGGATAAATTCCAATTAAAATTATCTAATAAAGAATTAAAAAAACTAGATGAAATTAGCAATGTCTATGAGTTATCATTTAGTGAAAATTATAATTCACAACAAGAAGTCAGTTGTGTAGTATATAAAACATTAGACAATAAAGAATGTAATGTTTGGGATAAATTATTAGACTTTGCAATAGTTTACCTTAAAGAAACTGATACATATTATGAAATTAGAGTATCTGTTGAAGAAACTGATACTTTAAAGAAAACATTAACTTTAACTTCTCTATGTGAAGCTGAATTAAGTACAATCATGTTATATGACATTGAAATCAATACGGATGATGATATTGATAGAGAAGATTACACTATACCTTCTGTTTTATATAGAGAAAATAATCCAAAAGCTTCTATATTAAATAGACTTTTAGACAAAGCACCACATTATCATATTGGTCATGTAGATACTTCTTTGAAGAATATTCAAAGAAGTTTTTCTTTTGATAACAAAAGTATTTATGATGCTTTAATGGAAATTGCTGAAGAAATTAAATGTTTATTTATATTTGATACTACAACAAGAACTATTAATTGTTATGATTTATTATCGTATTGTTTAGATTGTGGTAATCGTGAAGATATGGATGATATTTGTCCTAAATGTGAAAGCAACAATATTGTTAAGCCATACGGAACTGACACTGGAATCTATATAGATGTTAATAATTTAGCTGAGCAGATTACTGTTGATGAAGATAGTGATAATGTTTTTAATACATTGAAATTAAAGGCTGGAGATGAGTTAATGACAGCCACTATTAGATCATTAAATCCTAATGGTACTGATTATTTATATTATTTCAATCAACAAACTTTGGATAGCATGCCAAAATCATTATCTGAAAAATTATTATCTTATAATGAATTAGTAGATGATTATTCTAAAAACTATGTTTTAAACATTACAGATGATAGCTTGATTTCAAACTATAATGCACTTGTTTCTAAATATAATGGTTCGGCTTATGCTCAATATCGATACAATGAAGATAATGAAAAGGTATTAACAAATAATACTTTCTTACCTATTGAGAAAACTAAAAAGGGTTATAGTAATTTAACTTCATTATATTTCGATGTTGTTGATTTTAATTTATATCTTGAAAGTTCTTTAATGCCAACAACGATTAAAGAAGCTCAATCTGCTAAGGAAGATATTATTAATTTAACAGTTGACAATTTAAGTCCATTAGCATTGTCTGAACTTAAATTTTCTACAAATCAAACAACTGTAGAAAATGCAATTAAAGCTTTTAGTAGAATTTTTACTTATGCTACTTATAAAATTACAGTTACTACTTCATCATGGGATTATATTGGTGATGATGGTGATACTGGATTTCATTATGGCGAATGGATTGGTACTATTACATTACAAAGTTACTCTAATGAAACCGATAATGCTACTACGGATGTTTTAAGAATAACAGTAACAGATAATTATGAAAAATTCTTATCTCAAAAGATTAGAAAACAAATTATTTCGTCTAATGAATCTTTGGGTGGTATTTACGATTTAGTAAGTATTGATATTTCTGAAGATTTAACAAAATTTAAAAATGCAATTAAATATTATTCATTAGAAAGATTAAACTCATTTCATGATGCTTATAGATCAGCTTTAGATAGCTTAATTGAAGTCGATCAAGCAAGCGAAGAAGCGGATTTTTATAATGCTTTATATGTTCCCTACTATAATAGATGGACAGCTATTGATGAAGAATTAGGAACTAGAAAAGCTGAAATTGATTTGATTACTAATATCAGTGATATTATTGATGGATTAAAAGTAGAAATTCAAGAAGCATTGGATTTTAAAAAATATCTTGGTGATGATAATTGGACTGTATTTTGTTCTTATAGACGTGAAAGTGTCTATGAAAACTCAAATTATATTAGTACTGGTTTAAGTAATGCCGAATTAATTGATAATGCTAATAAATTCATGGATGTTGCAAAAAAAGAATCAATTGAAGCTGGTACACCTCAAATAACACTTTCAATTTCAATGAGTAATATTTTTGCTAGAAAAGAATTTGAAAAACTTATTGACAATTTTATCGTTGGGAATTGGATAAGATGTAAATGTAATGGTTATTTATACAAATTACGATTAACAAAAATCCAAATTGACACTGAAAGTTTAGATAATTGCGGTGTTGAATTTTCTTCTTTAAGAAAAAGATATAATTGTTTAAGTGATACTCAATCAATTCTTGATAATGCAAAAAGTATTTCAAATTCATATTCATATGTATCTTCACAGGTAGATAAGTCTAAAAAAGCTACAACTATTGTAGAAAATTGGTTTGAACGTGGTCTAGATGCGACAATGAAAATTTATAACGATGCTAATAATCAAAAAGTATCATTTGATATGAATGGTTTATTAGTGAGAAGTTATGATGATATTGATAATGTGTTTGATGATCACCAATTAAAAATGATTAACGCTGGAATTGCTATTACCAATGATAATTGGAAAACAGTAAAAACTGCATTAGGTAAATATTATTTTACTGATCCTGAAACTGGTGAAAATAAAATTGCTTATGGGTTAAATGCTGAAACATTAATAGGTAATTTAATTGTCAGTAAGACATTAAAATTATATAGTAAAAACGGATATAATAGCTCTATTTTTGATGATAATGGTTGGGATATTGTTACTAGACCAGTTGATGGTAAATATAGTGATAAGATTTTTAGTATCAGTAAACTAGAAACTGATGGAAATAAGAAAAAATTATTTTATTTAGATAATGATGGTGAGCTAATAATTAATACTAGCCAGATTAATATGATTGCAGAAAAGGCTAATAAAGTACAAGATGCGATTGATTTAGCTGGTGAAGGTGTAATTAAAACTGAATTAGAATATTATTTATCTACTTCAGAAACCCAATTATTAGGCGGTTCTTGGTCGATTACTTCTCCTACATGGAAAGAAGGATATTATGTTTGGGTACGAACAAAAATGTACTATAAAAATGGTACTGAACCAAGTTATTCTAATCCTTCATGTATTTCAGGTGCACAAGGTAAAAATGGTATCGGAATTAAAAGTATTACAGCACAATATGCTAAATCTACTTCTAATGTGACTGCGCCAACAACTGGTTGGCAAGATACTTGCCCTACTGTTGAGGAAAAAACTTATATTTGGACAAGAAGTCATATTGAATGGGATGATGGTACTTCTTCAAATACTGTGCCTACTTTAAGTACATTAGCAAAAGGTTTGTCAGATGCAATTGCAAGTATTAAAATCAATACTAATAATATCGAATCTAAAGTATCTAAAACTGATTATACAGGTACTACAATCTCTTCATTAATCAATCAAGATGCTAATACGATTTTAATTAAAGCTAGTAAAATTGATTTAGTTGGACAAGTAACATTCAAATCTTTTGATAAAGATGTTCAAAACAAACTATCTAACGCAACTGAAAACTCATCTAATGCTTTGAATAAAGCTAATGAAGCTAATAATAATTCAAATTCCGCCCTTGATAAAGTAACTGAATTAGAAAATAAAGCTAATAATGGTGACTTTGATGGGCGTGGTGTCGAATCTACAAAAATAGAATACAAAGTTACAGATGACGGAATTACAACACCTTCAAACGAAGGATGGTCAACCACTTTTCCTGTTGTGAGTGAAGATGATTACTTATGGACTAGAACTACTATTACTTATACAAGTGGTGATCCTAGTGTAATTTATTCAGTTTCACATATGGCAGTTAATGGTGATTCAATTATTGTAAAATCTATAGTTGTTACTTATGGTACATCAAAGAATCCTAATATTAAACCAACAAATTTCTCAACCGACATACCAGTAGCTAATCCTGGAGAATACTTATGGTGTAAAACTGTCACCACTTACTCAGATGGAAAATCCGTAGAAACTTACTCTTATGCTTTGCAAGGCAACGATGGTGACTCCCCTACTGTTTCTATTTCTAAAAAAGATAATATTACTACTATTACTATTGAAAATCCTGATGGTACAGTTACAACAAAAGAAATTTATGATGGTAATGCTGGAACTCCAGGTAAAAATGGAGATACAAGTTATTTTCATGTTAAATATAGTAATGATGCTGGTAAAACATTTACATCGCAAGATGGTGAAGTTATTGGTGAATATATTGGTACTTATGTTGATTTTAAATCAGAAGATAGTTTAGAGGTTACTAATTATACATGGGCAAAAATTAAAGGTGAAAATGGCGATAAAGGAGAAGATGGAACAAGCGTTTTTGTTAGATTAACTAAAACAACTTATGGAACATCTACTTCGGCTTCTATCAAACCTGCTTCATGGAGTACCACTATCCCTACTTCATTAGAACAAGGTACTTATTTATGGACTAAAATGTATATAGAATATACAGATGGTAAAACAATTGAATCATATAGTTATACTGTTCAAGGTAGAGATGGTAAAACTGGGAAAGGTGTAAAAAGTATTACAGGTCATTATTTAATTTCGGATCAAAATACTGGAATTAAAATCTCTACAAGTGGTTGGCAAGATACACCTCAAATTCCAACTACAACACAAAAATATCATTGGTACTATCAAACTATTACTTACACTACGGACGAAGTAGAAAATACTGATCCTTGTATTATAGGTGTATATGGAGATACTGGACTTAAAGGTGATACTGGTAAAGGTATTAAATCAACCGTTACTAAATATTATTTATCTAACTCTAATACTGAATTGAAAGGAAGTTATTGGAGTAATATACCCCTTACTTGGTCATATGGAAAGTATTATTGGACAAAAGAATATATTACATGGACTGATAACACATCAACTTCTACTGATGCCGTATTGGCTAATGGGTTAAATGATTCTTTAATTGCATCATATAACGCTGAAAAAGCCGCAAATGATGCTGCTCAAAAAGCGTATGAAAGTGAACAAAAAATTGCTGCCTGGTGTGATGAAAATGACACTACTAAAATTGATGGTTCAAAAATATACACTGGAACAGTTTCTACTATTCAATTAAATGCAAATTCAGTTACTGCTGAAAAGTTAGCTGTAGATGCTATTAAATCTAGAAATTATATTAAAAATAACTCAGGTAGTTATTTAAGTCTTAAAGATGGTACATTTGATAGTAAATATTTTAAATGGGATGAAACTGGTAAGATAAACGCCACTAGTGGTGAAATTGGTGGATGGCTATTAGATTCAAAAAAAATATATAAGATTTCAAGCGAAGTAATTGATGAATCACAAAATGCAGTAACAACTTATTCCATTGAACTATCTACGATACCAAACGAAAGCGGTAGCGATACTGGTGGATCAATGTATTTAGCTTCAAAACAAGTTACTACAGCAGATACATATATTACTAATAGTAACCCAATGGGTTATCGTATTGTGAGCGGAGCTGAATTATCAAACGGTAGTATTTCAAATCAATATAAAATTTATGATAAAACTGCTGGATTACAAACAACATTCACTACTAGCATCAATACTGGCAGTCTTTTGTTTGATACAATGTACAACTCTACACAACATTTAGCTGATATAAGTTTATCACCATATCAAGGTGGTTATTTTCGTATTGAAACTTCAACTGCTGCAATGATGATTAGTTCAAAAAAAGATTTAACAATCCAAACTACAGATGGAAACTTATTTCTTACTGGTGGAGGAAAAGATCATTTGGTTTATGCTTCTAAACCTGATACTGGATCATATGAAGTAGTAACAAGCTGGAATTATGGACATCATATGTATTTAGATTGGACTGGTAGTTCAGTTTTTTGTCGTGTTGATGCTACAAACTTCACATTATCTCATAGTTCAGATAGAAGATTAAAAGATGATATTAATGAATTAGATGAAAAATTAATTAATACTTATATGTCTTTAAAACCATCAAGTTACGTATTTAAAGATGATGGTGCTTACCATAAAGACGGACATGAATTTGGTCTTATTGCTCAAGATATTATTCAAGCGTTTACTGATAATAATTTGGATTTCAATGATTATACATTGGTTAATGTTGAAAACACATTAGATAATAAGCAAAAAGAAATTCTTGGTGGTGATGATCATTATTACAGTGTTGATTATGATAATCTTCATGCTTTGCATATTTTAGTTAATAAGAACCAAGAAAAGAGAATTCAAATTCTTGAAAATGAAATTGAAAATTTAAAAAAGGAATTAAGGGAAATAAATGGAAAATAAAGGATTTAATACTTATATAAGAGATTTAGAAAATACAATTATCAAGTTAACTGACGATGCTCTTAAACAAGGCATCCAACCTTCTATTTTGTGTTTGGTTTTAAAAAGTGCTTTATATCAATTAGAAAGAGCAACTGATAATGTAGTTCTTTTAGAAAAAGAAGAAATTAAAAAACAACAAGAAGAACAAGAAGCACAAAATGAAGAAAGTAAAAATAATTAAATAATAGTCGTATAAAATTACGATTTTAGGGTTAGAAATAATACTTACAAATCCCCTATTTTTTGGGGATTTCTTATAATAAAAAAATACGATAAAAAGGAGAAAACAATGATAATTTCAAGAATTATACAAAATGGTTTAGATTTATCTATTGAAACGAATGACATCCCCTATCAACGTAGTGCGAATCATAAAATACAATTTGTAAAAGATCCAAACTATTCTAACTATTCATTACAAGCCTACGGTAAATTACCTAAAACTGGTTATCAAGAAAGTGAAGAATTCAAACTTGAATTAGAAGATGAAAATTATATCAAATTGCCAAGTGCTGTTTTTGCTACAAAAGGTATTTTTCAAATTGCAATTTCATTAACTGGTGTAAACGGAGACATTATCAATTTAGGTATCGTATCGTATAAAATTAGAAAATCATTTGGTGATTCAACAAACATCTTGCCAGACAATGAAAAAGCTTGGAATAGTTTTGTGCATTTAGAAGTCGATAATTATTTTAATAATACTTATCAATCTAAGCTAAATGATTTCAATACAAAATATGATGATACTATAACTAAATATACTGAAATTGTAGAAACTTCAACTGAAGTAAAAAAAGAATATGATGAAGTAGTTTCAATGAAGAAAAGTGTTGATTCTTCAAAACAATCAATTGATAATACAAAGAAACAAATTGATAGCACTTATGATGAATATAAAAAATTCGCCAATGATACAAAGACTGAAATTAATAATGCAAAACAAGCTATTATTAATGGTAAAAATGAAATCAATACTTTAGCAAAAGAAAAAGTTGATGAATACACCCAAAAAGTAACCGACTTCAACAATAATTACGATACTAAAACCGCATCACTTGACACAAAAATCAATGAAATTCAAACTAAAGCAGATGAAATTGTAGAAACTTCAACTGAACAATTAAAAGAAAATATCGCTGAATCCAAAAATGATGCAATCAAACAAATTCAAAGCGAAGGTCAATCATATCAAGATCAAATCAATGAACTTCAAAAATCTGAAGCGTTACAAGATGAAGTTCTTGATAAGTTGAATGAAGAAGTTGATTTGAAACTTACACAACCATATTTAAATAATAACGATTCTACTCGCATCACTTCGAGCGACAACGGTTCATTAAAGAATATCGTAGTTAAAGGAAATACCGTACAAAACAGTACGAAAGGATTGAATTTGATTAATTGCACTACAAAAACAACTACTATAAATGGCATTACTATGGTTAATAATGAGGATGGTACTTATACTGTAAATGGTACAGCTACTAATGATTTTGATATTGCTATTGCAAAATATGCCATGAAACAAAATATTTATTATACTTTAAGTGGTTGTCCTTCTGGTGGGTCAGAAACTACATATTATTTAGACACACGTGGATATGGTTATGATACTGGAAGTGGACTTACTATTAGAAACCCAGAACGAGATTTTATTAATTATATTAGAATTGTAATTAAGAAAGATGTAACTGTAAATAACTTGTTATTTAAACCAATGTTCAATGAAGGGCAAACAGCTCAACCATTTGAACCATACACAGGCGGTCAACCATCACCAAGTCCTGAATATCCTCAAGAAGTTAAAGGTGTTAATAAATTGAGTGGAGTTATATGTGGAAAGAATCTAATAAATCCAGCAACTGTTGCCAATAATTATTTTATAAATGATATGAATGGTGTATTATCGCCAGATTCCAGAAGCGATGCTACAGATTATATTAAAATCCAACCCAATACAAACTATTACATTAGCAAAAATCCATCGAATAGAGGTCGTTGGGGTGCATGGTATGATAAAGATAAAAAATACGTCAAAGGAGTTACATCAGAAAAATACGGTATGGTTGTAACTTCTCCGTCAAACGCACATTATATAAGATTAACATTAAACTATGATGAAACTAATCCTAATTTTGTAAACAATATGTACTTATATCGAAGTAATACGGATGATTTACTTTTTGAAACGTTTTTTGGTAGTAATTTGAATTATACCTTACAAAATCCACTTTATAAGTTAGGTGACGTATATGATTACATTGATTTAAATAGAGGTAAGATTGTAAGAAACATTGGAGTAATAACTTTTGATGGAAGTGATGATGAAGATATAAGATTAAGCCCTCCTGATGGTTCTCGTCGTGTTTATTTGTACTCATTTCGCAATTCTATTCTATCGATAGAAAATATAAACGCCTATTGTAAAAGCAATATGTTTAAATTTACAAATCTATGGAATGACGGTATAATGTCACATAACCATTTTTTTTATGTTTCAAGTACTAACATATACGTTTCGTATAATGAGATTACGTCTTTAAATGATTTTAAAACATGGCTCAATAAAAATCCAATCACCGTAGTTTATCAACTTGCAACACCTACAGAAGAACCTTTACCACCCGACTTACAAACATTACTTCAATCATTAAAGTCATACTATCCCCAAACCAATATTATGTTTGATACCGAAGTAGAACCATATATCAATTTTGATTATAAATTGAACTTAAAATCATGGATTGAAGATAAAGATAATAAAGAAATTATTTATGATAAACAAAACAAAGAAAAAGATAAATACTCATCAACTTTCTTTGAAAATATGTTTGCTCTTCAAAGAACAGGTAAAGTATATACAGTCAAGTTTCCTAAATGGGAAACATCTCATATTTCAACTGGTGAAAAGTTAGATGCTAATGCTGGTCTTGTTTGTGAACCATCTACTAAAAGTATCAAAGGTCAAAATGATTATGCAAATATTCCATTATTTAAAACATATGATGTCAATGCTTACGTAGATGATGAAGGTGTACGTCACGTTACTGCTATTAAAGGTGATAAAAATTTTAAAGACGAAGGTAAAGTTGATGTATTTGTATTAGGCATGTCTTATTATGAAAAAGTTTGGGAAGATGATCAATACTGGTATTATTCTAGAACTGATTCACCTAGAGACGGATATACGATTGCAAGAGAATGTATCAATCGTGACGGATCTATTCAGCCATTTGCTTTGTACGCTAAATACGTGAGCGGGTTCATTGATAAAGTTCCTTATTCAAGCAAAGGATTGATTCCTGGTAGAATATATTCAAGTACACCTTTACCATCAGAAGATAGTTTCAGTGCAAATAACTCATACAATAATATGATTACTAATTATCACAAGAAAGGTAATTTCTATTGCGGTGGAATGACATGTGATTATAAATACATTCTATCTACTTTCTATTTGAAATATGCAACCTTGAACACACAATCTATCATGTATGGATGCGTCAGCAACAACTTTCAGTACAAGGCATCGATTCAAAGCGAAGATAAAAATACTTATTTTCCTGTTACAAAATCGCAGGCTACACAAATTGAAATTGGTTCATCAGTTTCAGTCGGTTATCAATCAAAATTTTCATCAACAATCACAGTCGACAGAGCGTATTCGAATACGCATCGATACGCTGATGATGTGAAGGTGTTAAAAAAAGAAGATCTTGATGATAGCAACGTAGCTATCTATTTAGATATTGATGAACCATTTAATACTATGCCAATCACTATTGCGGACGGTGTAGAAAGTGAAATTTACATTTCATCGATGCACTGGCAAAGTGGATTCAGCGATGATGTATTAGACAGAGATGGATGTCCTTGTGAAACCAAAACTCAATTAACCAATGGCAAATTTCCCATGGTGATTCAAGGCATTGAGATTATGGTTGGTGGTTATGAAACATATGCTAATGCATTTATGGATATTGTAGATGCTACAGGTAAAAGAGAAATCTATATCCAAAATGATGCAAGTCAATTGACTACTAATATGACTACTGCAAAAACTACTTATAAGAAATCACCATATGCAATTCAACCTACAAAGTTAAATAGCTGGAATTATATCACAAGAATTGACTTTGATTTGGAAAATGGTACTTTTGTTCAAACTAATATTGGACAAGATGGATCATCAACTACTACTGGATTTGCTGATGGTGTTTATGTAGATAATGCAAGTTCAGGGCAAAGAGAGTTCCTTGGCTTTGGTGTTCTCGGGTATGGTTCTATTGCTGGTCTTTCTTGCTTGCATGCGTACATTGGGGTCGGTAATGCGCACTGGAGCATCCTCGCCCGCCTCTCAATCAACGGTGTCGGGGGTGAATTAACTGCGTAGCAGTTAAGAGGGGTTCTCCCCTTATATCACACCGTTATAACCATTTAAACTTATAATAAACAAATATAAGTAAATTAACTTACAACAAGATATTGTGATAGTAAGAATCTTGTTTATATATAATAATTAGGATAAAATTCCTGTTTTACATTTTTGTAATATGTTCTAATTATAAAACTTCATTAAATAAAATAATAAAAAATAAATTAAGTCGTGTGTAGCAATTCTAATAAATATGCTGAATAAGCGATTGCAAAAAATACAATATAGCACACGCAAAGGGCTTCTAAATAGCGTCGTTGTTCCTTGGCTTTGGTAATCTCAGGAATGGTTCTAATGCTGGTCTTTCTTACTTGAATGCGAACAATGGGGTCGGTAATGCGAACTGGAGCATCCTCGCCCGCCAATCTGTTATTAGATACTTTCACATACAAAATTATCTAAAATTAAATCAATATATATATATAAAGTTTAGAAGTCGTACCTAAGCAGGACATTCAATGATTCATTTCATTGAATCTTTAGCCTTTATAGCTAACAATAGTATGTGACACACTCTATATTCAAACTTGTGCACAAGTTTTAGTATGGCGGTTATGTGAATGGCGTAACTGAGGTTTAGTAGAAAAATCTTATGATTATAACCGAAAGACCTAGATATACATGAGAGTAATCTCAAGCGTCTCATTTTACTGAGGCGCTTTTTATATAAATAAATTCAAATATTGTAGAATGAAAGGAGTTTAGATGAGAAGATATTTGAGCAAATTTGAATTTACACCCCAATTGATTGAGTCTGCAATTTATGACTGTTTAAACGGTGTTGGAAATTCAAATTCTAGATGGAAACGTATGGATTCAGCATATTTTCTAGCTGAATATTTAATATACTTTTCTAGAGATAAGGATAAAAACAAACATGATCTTGCAAGGGAAATTCATGACTACATAATGAAATATGAAAATTACAGAATGAAGTTTAATCCTTTGATTAAGGTTATTTCAAGAAATATTCATCATGAGATAGTTAACCATGAAATTAATCTACCGCCTATTCGTTATCAAATGAGACGTGATAATTGCAGCGGTAAATTAAGAAAGATTGGATTAGCTAGTATTAAACAACAAGTTTATGATCATATCGCAGTAAAAGCTTGTATGGGAATGTTCATGAATAAAATTGGGCAATATCAATGTGCTTCAATTAGAGGTCGTGGTCAAGTTTATGGTAAAGAAACTATTGAAAAATGGATAAGAAAGAATCCAAAGAAATGCAAATACGTTTGGAAAGGTGATGTAAAGAAATTCTACCCTTCCATACCTCATGATAAACTCAAGAAATTATTACGTAGAGATATTAAAAATAATGATGTTCTCTATGTCGTTTTTTCGTTTGATTGATACGTATGGAGAAGATATTGGACTTTGTATAGGTTCATACTTATCTCAATTTCTAGCAAACTATTACTTATCTTATGCCTATCATTTTTTAAGTGAAAAATGTTTTACAACTAGAAAGAAAAGAAGGACAAAAGAAATTATACAAGTCCGTCTTATCTCCCATCAATTATTCTACATGGACGATATTATATTATTCAGTCAAAACAAGAAATATTTGAAGAAATGTGTAAACATGTTATCTAAATATCTCAATGATGAATTAGGTTTAAGTATTAAGGACGGACACCAATCATTCCCTCTTGATTCAAGACCTATTGATATGATGGGATATAAAATTTATACATATAAGACAACTATTAGAAAGAGAATATTTAAAAGAACGAATATTATCCTTGCCACTTATAAAGACCCTAAAAAGGTTATGAATGTTGAAACTGCAAGAGCATTTATGAGTTATAAAGGATATTTGGATCATTCTGATAGTGTGAAATATAGGAAGAAAATGAAGTTTAAAAGAACATTCAAAAATGCGAAGGAGGTTATCCGAAATTATGCAAAGTATAGCGGAGTTCATGGACAAACAACCTGATTATAGGTATTTTAAAGTGAATGATGAACGTGCTGACATTTTCATTTACAAGTTCATTGAAGAAATTGATTCTAAAGAAATGAACATGAATGTTTCTTTTGATGAAGAAGGAAACAGAATTGAAACTGAAGTAGATGAAGATAATCACGTTTATTCATATAAGGTTAATTGTTTTACAGTTGATCCAAGTGAGATTACTGAAGAAACGATTAAAGAAAATCCTTTAGATTATATTGATTATGTTAAGCCTACTGAAGAAGTTGAACAAGACGAATATTTATTAGATTTAGATTATAGAATCACTTGTTTAGAATTAGGTTTATAAGATTGACTTAAAGGTTATTAAAATTAAATAGGTATTAAATCTCATGAATTATTCGTGGGATTTTTTATTTTACAATTGAATATTTAAAAATTTTAGTGTTTATAGGAGGAAAAAATTATGGAACACACAACTACTTACAAAATGTTATTAAAAACTATTACTAAAAAGAAACAAACTGGTTTAACACAAAAATATATTGCTGATATGCAAGAAAAATTAGATGTATTCTACGCTGGTGATAGATTAACTACTGAAGAATACGAAGAATTAATGAAATTATTAGATGAATAAAATCATAGTTTTAGTTCAACAAATTAATATTTTTTAAATTCAAAGGAGGATTTATTTATGGACTTTCAAACAATTTATAATGTTTTAGTAACTGTGGCTGCTATTACGATTGGTGGTTTATCATTATACTTAAAAACTTCAGCAAAAGCACAAACTAAAGCTAAAGAAATTCAAGAAACTATGGCTTTAATTATGGGAGAAGCAGTAGTTTATATTAGAAAAGCTGAAGAAGATTATAAAGATACAACTAAAAAAGGTGGAGAAAAATTCAATGAAGTAGTTGATAAACTATATTCATTAGTTCCTGATGCTTTAAAACCCATTATTACTGAAGATAGAATTAAAGATATTGTTCAATCAACTTTTGATGAAGTTGAAAATTATGTTAAATTACAACTAGATAATACAGTTGATAAGGTCGATGTAAAACCTAAAACAATTAAAACCAGATCAAAGAAAAAATAATTGTTTATATAAACCATTGAGTAGAGGTTAATTCCCCTACTCTTTTTTATTTTATAAGGAGGAAATAAATAATGTTAGAAATTAATCAAAGTTACTGGAGAGAATATGAATAGTGGTATTGATTATAGAACAGAAACACCATATAAACTCTATATTCATATAGTTCCAAAAAAAATAACTGGATATGATCATGATAAATATTATGTAGGAATAACTCGACAAAAATCTGTTAAATTACGTTGGAATAATGGTAATGGTTATAGAAAAAATATTCATTTTTGGAGAGCGATACAAAAATATGGATGGAATAATATTGAACACGAAGTTATTGCTTCAAATATAACAAAAGATGAGGCAATAAATTTTGAAAAATTGATGATAAAAAAATTGAATTCTAATGATTATCATTTTGGATATAACATAACCGCTGGTGGCGAAGGTTGTGCGTTAAAAGGTGAGAAAAACCCAAATTTTGGTCATCATTGGACGGATGAACAAAAAAAGAAAATGAGTGAATATAGAAAACAACATCCTATAACAGTAAGTGAAGAAGGACGAAAACGAAAATCTGATTTTATGAAGAAGAAATGGCAAGATGAAGAATATAGAAAAAATAAAACTGGAGAAAATGCGCCTTGTTATGGCAGAATTGGTGAGAAACATCCTTTATATGGTAAACCTGGATATAATTCAAAAAAAGTAATATGCTTAAATACAAAAGAATTATTTTCTTCAGTAACAGTTGCTTCAAAAAATAAAAATGCTAATCACTCTAAAATTTGTATGGTTTGTAGAGGCGAAAGGATTTCATGTGGTAAAGATAAAAAAGGTAATCCTTTGCATTGGATTTATTTTGAAGATTATATAAAAGAAAAAAATATTTCAGAAAAAGAGGCTATGGATGGTCTCTTTTTTATTGCTTAAAAGGAGGAATAATTAT